CAAAGTGTTATATGTTACCAATTACACCACGAGTCAATAAAAAATAAGGGTGAACAAGGAGCAATGATCTCCCACCTCCTAGAATCACAATCTAGAGCTCTGCCAATTAAGCTATGTACACCATGTAATTACTTGTTTAAATATTTAAACATTTCTTCTTTAAATGATTCACCAAATTTTTGTTCAAATTCTTTAGTTAACTGCTCCTCATAGAATGGTGATTTCGGATTAGTAACAGCATCTATATCTTGTCTGAGATCTATATTCCATACTGCTTTTAATTTTTTCATAATAAAGTCATTTGTTTAATTAAAAAAGCCCTTCCGTCACTACTATTGGGAGGGATTGTCACAACAACCTTCATTTCTTAAGTAAGTAGGAGATTTAAAAATCTCTGTTGTGTTCAATTGTCCGGGTGATTGTCACGACACAACATCTTCTATGTCCCAAACATAGTGCTTTGCTTTAAGCTACACCCAGTTGGTCCAGGTTCCTAAACTTACTCCGCATGGAGTATAAAATCTTCGCTGGAATGATTTTTCTTTATAAAGGCGAGAATAGAAAGCCACGATCTCTCAACCTTCGGGTTTGGAAGCCGACGCTCTGCCAGTTGAGCTATATTCCCATTAATTTATTTTTTTATAATTCCTAATTCAGATAATTCCTTACCAGTTAAAATTAGTAATTGATGTGGAAAATATTTCCATTTTGCTTTATCTTTTTCAGTTACATAACCTTTTGTTTCTATATAACAATCTTCTTTAATTAGATAAAAATCTGGAATATATTGCCTTATTTTATTATCCCAAAGATATGGAAATAATTTTGTATTTCTAATCCATGCAATTTCACATTTATCTAGATATTTGGCATATTCTAATTCATATGAACTATCAAGGAACACTTTACCGGCACTGGGACTAATATACCAGGATTTCTTCCCTCGTCCGGAACCTTGTCTATATCCTCCTGAATTAGGATTTTTTTTCATTGAATTAGATATTTTAATGCGCCTATCAATTTCTTTAATATTAGTTTTATTCCATTCATTGGAATTCTTTCTATTTTGTATTGATAATGATATTTTACTTCTCATTTCGGATGCATTTTGACCATAAATTTCTTCGTATGACTTTCCCTTTCTAGAATTAGAATGTGGATTTTTTATACAATTATTTACATGTCCTCCGATTTTAAATCGTTCAAATTCAGCATTACAAAATTTACATTTATACATTTATTCTATTTAAAAATAAATATAATTTAAATGTAAAAATCAAGAGTGTGTATCTAACATTTCATATAAAATAAAAAGGAGGAAGAAGGAAGTGTCGATCTCCTACCCTTTCAGGCACATCCCGGCTTTCAAAGCCAGTTGCTAGGCCGCTAGCGCTTCTTCCAATTATGGATATTCAACATTTCAAAGAACATTTATTTGATAGTGGAGATATCGGAGTACGATCCCGAATTATAAGTGTGCAAAACTTATGTGTTATCCATTTATCACTATATCCCCAAATAAATTATTGTGGAGAAGGAGATAATCGAAATCTCATGCAAATGTTTTACAGACATGGCCTACTACCCTGGTATCTTCTCCGAAATTATTAACAATAAAAAAGCCTTAAAAAAACTTCTTCTTTAAGGCTTGATATATTTGAATTTTGTTTAAATTAAATTACAACAACATATCAAGCCTGTTTCTTCCCGCAAATAACACACAAATCGGAAGATTATTCCAATACTGGTTATAAAGTGGGGACGATATTTGCTTACTATGTTTCATTTTAATAATACAATATTTCAATTTCTTATCATAAAGGTAAGAAAAGATTTTCAATTGACCAAATTTATTTTAAGTTTTTTAATAAAAATATTTATTATATAATTATTATCGGGATTATATTTATAATAAAAATAAATGAAAGAATTTCTTAAATGGTCTGATATTCGTATAGGAACATGGAATTCTAATCCATTTACATGGGATGATGTTGCACTAATTGAAGAAATTGAAGTAGTTGGTGGAGGTAATTTAGATAGCTCTTTGGCTTATGTTAATAAATTACCCAAGAAAAGAAAACTACAATTAATAAAAATTATATTAACATTACAAAATAAGGAATTTATTGAGACAAAATATAAAAATAGTAAACATATTAAGATCAATATTGACGATATTAAGCTGCTTTTAGAAAATAAACCCAAGGTAACTGCCATCGTTAAACTTAAACCCAAAGACTAGTTGTGCCGAATCAATATGATTTAACTAATGAATATGTATCATCAACATACGGGCGAGTTCTACAAATTGTAAGTTCTAGTTTATATGATGGATTTGGTAATCCTGTATTTATACATTCTGGTAGCAGTTTGCATATTCGGGAAGAAGTTACTATTACACAGCAGACATCTAGTTATAACTATTCTTTATTACAAGGAGCCCAATCTGGATCATCTGTTGAAATATACTATAACGGTCAATTATTAAATTTAACATCCTATTCTAATATAGGACCAGTATATACACTAGATTCAAATTTTGAAGTATATGTTGGTGATGTTTTAACATTTATATATTATGTAAATAATACCTCTGGATCTGGAGGAGGATCAAGCGCATCATCCAGCTATGCAGATTACGCCGCTACAGCTTCATATTTATTAGGATCAATTTCAAGTGCATCATATTCTACTTATGCAGAAACTGCTAGCTATGTAATTAGTAGCTCACATTCAAATAACTCAGATCAAAGTATTAGTTCTAGTTATGCACCAGCTCAGCCAACTAGTAGTTATTCATTAATGTCTTTATCTGCATCTTGGGCACCTGGTGGAAGTTCAATAAGCAGTAGCTATTCAAATAATAGTTCAACTAGTGATAATTCAATATCATCATCACACTCAATAATCTCCGATACAGCTAGTTATTTTAATGGGAATGTAATAACTTCAAGTTATAGTGTCAGTTCTAGTTATTCAAATAGAACTTTATCAGCATCATATGCACCAATGCCAGACACATCAAGTTATTCAATTAATTCTTTAAGTTCATCTTGGGCTCCTATACAAATTAGTAGTAGTTATTCAGTGTCTTCTTCATATACTGTTTCTTCAAGTTATGCACCGGCACAACCAACTAGTAGTTATTCAATAAATTCATTGACTGCAAGTTATGCAAAAACAGTTGATGTACAATCAACGGCTAGTTATTCTATTAGTTCAAGTCAAACTGATTATGCAAATACTGCGTCATATTATAATGGTAGTGTTGTTAGTTCTAGTTATTCAAGTACTTCAAGTTATTCAGATAGAACCATTTCAGCTAGTTATGCTCCATCCCAACCAACTAGTAGTTATTCAATAAATTCAAGTACATCAAGTTATAATATCAGCTCTAGCCATGCGCTTCTAGCTGATTCCGCATCATCTGTAATTAGTTCCAGTTATAGTACAACATCATCATATTCAGTGTTTAATCCATATATTGTAACTATTGGATCAAGAATAAGCACTGAAGACACATATATAACTGCAGGATCAAAGGGATATAAACACATTGGATATCCATGTACTATAGTTAAAGCAAGGACTATAACAGGTGGAACTGGCAGTATTGATATTAATATAAAGAGGAATGGAAGTTTATTAGGAAATATTAATATAACAAGCAATACAGGATCGTATGATACTGCACTAGTTGGGTGGACTACTCAATTAGATACAGATGATTTAATAGAATTTTATGTTAGTGGTTCATCAGTGTATATAACTGATGTCACTATATTTATAGATATAAAGGCAAGGTAATTTATGAAAGTAGCTGTAGAGCACACATTTACAGGAGCAACAGGATCTCTAAGCGGATCATATGATGCAACAAAAACAATGTTGGGTACATTAATAAAACAATTTAGTGGATCATTATCTACTGATAAGTATGTTAGTGTTAATCCACCAGTTTTAATGAACATGACTGAAATTGCGGGATTTTCTTTCGTTTCACCACACGTTTATAAATGGTCGTCAAATATTTATTGGATATTTGTGTCAGCGAATGCCGCCGCCGCAGTAACACGAAATATAGGATTATTTGAGTATAATTATTCAGCAAATACTATTACTTGGAAAGGATATATAACTTTATCGGGTACTACAATTGCGGGTGTAAAAATTATTAGAGGATTTCGATCATATGTATACAAACATACAACAGGTTATGTATCAACTGGTGGATCAACATCTACGGTTGTGACAGGATCTGGTACACAATTTGTAACAGAACGAATTGCCACTGGCGCAAGAATTGGGTTTGGGTCAGCTGATCCAAATAGCATCTCTACTTGGTATGATATATCTAGTATTGCTAGCGACACAGAATTAACACTAAGTGGTGCTGTTTCGGTACCAGTTAGTAGTTCATATGTTATAGAAGAAATTCGTTTGGCAATTAATTGTACCAATGCGACATTATACAATGGTGGGGTGCATCTTATCAAAGGATTAAATTATGGAACATTCGCGCTTGGTGGCACTGTAATTTCGGAAGCAACAACCGTTGATAATGTTAGAGCATCATATCTATTACGGGATATTGCACCCGCAACTTGTACTATACCAGTTGCAACGCCAGCAGTTGTTACTAAAGTAGGGCATGGATATGTTGCAGGAGATTTAGTATCATTTTCAACCACTGGTACATTAACAGGTCCAACAGTGAATACAACATTTTATGTAAGTGCAACGGGGTTAACGGCTGACACATTTCAATTCTCAGCAACATTAGGTGGTGCATCTGTAGCATGCACTGTATCGTCTGGAACTCATACACTATATTCCGGGTTATTAAACAATGGAATGGGTATTACGGCTGATGATTTTATTAGTAATACTCAGCAGTATGCGTATGTATTGAATAGTGATAATGCTACAACAACTCGTATTCATAAATTTAATTTGAGGGAGGCGTTGACTGTAGCCGGGGGAATATCTTATAGTGCTTGGACGCTTAAAACTCTTGGGCTGACGACAGTTGGAACCGTCCAACAACAAGGTAATGGGCGAGTATTTAGCGTCTCCCACGGAGCAGCATCAGGAATTAAGAGCTTATATTTTGTCACAGCAACTAGAGTATATCGATGTGCTATTTCAGATATTACTGCGGGTAGTTCAAATTGGCTGTCGGATTCTATGATAGAAAACCCGCCCGGATCTGTTACCACTAATTTGGGTACCAATGCATTTTTACAAGTAGATTATAGTGCAATGCTGGATAGACTGTTAATATCATGTACATTGGCTGGTAGACACGGCACGTATATCGCGCAATATGATCCATCTAATCCACAATTTGAAAAACTCTTCGGGCAGATTACTAATAGAACTAAACTTACCACATCAGCCGTCGGAAGTGTTGATGCGATATTTTCACCAGCTGCATTAACTATGTGGACGGAAGACGGGATATTATTTGCTGCTCCGAATATTTTAACTTCTGGATTAAATTGGTTAGCAGTATTACCAATTGGTGCAGATGCATATTATGCCGCTAGTACTAACCAAAAGATAATTACCCCTAAATTACCAACTACAAATGCGACTAAATTATATCGGGCATATGTGCATACAAATCATTATACTGGTGATTTCAATCTAGGATATACTCCAGAACCAATTAGGTTGTTTTATAGAACATCTGGGATTGATGATAATTCAGGAGCATGGACTGAGACAATATCTGGAGATTTAACTGCAATTACACCAAGCACATACATACAATTCATGGTGTATTTAGATATATTGGGAGAATTTTGCGTTCCTAGGAGAGTATATTCAATTTGCTGTGTATATGAAGATGGATCGCAGGATTCTCACTATGAACCATCGTTGACATATTCATCCGCTCAAAATAGGCAATTTACGTGGAGACAAATTACTGCTTGGGGATCTAGTATTCCAAATCTTAGATTACAATTATTTAATGTAGCAAATGGCTTTTCAGTACTGGATGATGATATAACTTCATCTTCTAGTGGTACATGGGAATATTCAACAGATGCAGTAACTTGGTTATCGTGGAATAGTGCCCAGGATGTAATTGGGAATTATATTAGATACACTGCGACAACTTTACCTAATAATATCACCGTTAGAGCATTAATCACACAGGCATAATATGGCATTAACTGATATATTATTTGCAATAACTGGATCAGCTGTTGGTCCAACATATACTATTGAATTGCCATTTTCTGGATCAGCAGGCAGTCCTATATTAATTGAAGCTCAAACGGTATTATTTGAAAAAAAATTATTTGGATCAGAAAATAAATCAGTATTTTAATATTACCATATATTTATTAATAAATAAAGGAATCATCAAATGTCATTAAGTAAAATCAGGGCATATAATCAAATATTATCACAGTCCATTACACCTGCTGAATTGAGTTCATCAATAGCTGGTAATGGATTAACAGGCGGTGCTGGCTCTGCACTGAGTGTAATATATGGATCTGGAGCGAACCAAGCGGCACAAGGTAATACTAGTTTATCTTCAAGAGGAACAGCTCGCCAAATTACTGTGGCATCATCATCTGCAATTACGGCAGGTTCTGGTGGTGAGATAACCTATTCCATTCCAGCAGATTTTGCAAATACTTCAGGTTCATTCCAATATATTTCAGGATCACAAGCTGTAATAGGATCTGGGTCATTTCAATTTTTATCTGGTTCATATATTGCTGCACCAACAGCATCATTTGGAGTACTAAATGCGACAGTATTTAATCCAGCTAATATTAGTACAACTAATGTTACAACCACTTCAGCTTCTATAACTTCTGGATCAATTACGGAATTAAGAGTAACACACATCAATAGAGCAGATTTATTTGCTCAATATGTATTTAATTCCACATTAATTTTCAGTAGTTCAGCAACATCATTATCTCGTTGGTACATTAACAACACCCCAGTATTTGGTGGAAGTGAAATGATATTTGTTAATGGAATGCTACAAGATAGTGGATCTACAAATGATTATACTATTGATTTACAAACTGTGTCTGGATCTTTAAGAACTGTATTTATATTCAATTATGAAGTTCCAGGTGATTCTAAAGTTAAATGTTCATATATTCCTATATCATAATAAATTAAATGTCTCAAACTACAATTAAGGGCACTCAAGTTTATGATCAAACAATTGATCCTTTATACGATCTAAAATTACCTACTGGATCCAACAGTGCATCAATAGCATTACTTGGTGATGGAACTTGGGGAACACCTCCCAGTGCAAGTTATGCAGTAAGCGCTTCATGGGCGCCTGGCGGAAGTTCGGTTTCTTCATCATATGCTAATTCAAGTAGCTGGGCAAATAATGTTATATCTGCCAGCTATGCACAGACTGCTAGTTATGCGGACCAATTAAATAGATCTGCTTCTATATCGGTGATGAATTATCAATTAACCGATCAAGCTACAAATAATCTGGTACCCAATTACTATTCATCATTTGGTGTATTATCATTAAATAATATAGTAAAACTTAATGCTGAATCATTTATGCGCGGTATCACTGGTATAATGTCTCAATCTATAAATACTAAATTAATACTTATAAATACAGGATCAAATTCAATATACATAACTGGAGAACATCCCAGTTCATCGGCTGCCAATAGAATTTTATATCATGAAGATATTATAATATCACAATATCAATCAGTTGAGCTTTTTTATGATGTAACATTAGCTAGATGGTTGGTCACAAATTATTCACCCAAATCTACATTTAGGATATTATCAAATATTGCCAATCCTGGAACAGTTACAGCAGGTGATGCAGGGCACTATGGATTTTTGGCAGTTAGTGGTGGCGCAGTTGCTAATAGCGAGGCAGAAATTTCAAATATAGGTACAGCCTGGCGATTGGCAACTGGTACCACTAGTGCTAAAGGTGCACAAATTATATATTTAAATAAAGCATTTGGATCCGCAGGTACAGTTGGAGCACACCATTTGTCTGCAGAGGCAACTGTTGCTGTAGATACATTATCAACTGGGGCACAGGGATATATGATTGAAGTAGGATTATGTGCGGCCGCCGCTGCAGCAGTTGGTATATGTCCATCATCATCTTGTGGAATTAGATATACTGATATATCATCATCTGGAAATTTTGAGGGATGGTCGCATGGTAATGCATCAGCCATTAACTATCCTATTAGAATTGATCTAGGTGTTCCAGTTGTTGTTAACACTGTATATAATTTAAGAACTGAAATCAGTAGAAATAGAGAAGTAAGATTTTATATTAATGGCGACCTGAAGGGAGTTATAGCTGCAGATATATCAGACTCTAAATACATGCTAACAGGCGGAGCTGCAGCCAGGGCATCAATTACTAAAACTGTAGGGACATCTAATAGATTTTTATATGTATCTCAGTTACATGGAAGAGTATTATTAAAATAAACAAAGGATTATTATGGCAACTAGGAAAGAACAAACATCATATGCCACTTCATTGGCGTTAAAAAATGCTTTGAATTCAAAGGGTATGAATACTGATGTGATGGTAGATCAAGTGTTTTATGAATCAAATGCTAACACATAACATTTAGCTATTTCACAACAAGGTGATGATACATATAGGGTAGTAACAATTGTATCTGGGGTATCTTCCTTCGATTTCGTTTCTAAAACAGATCCATTACTAGTTAGAATGTTAACACGCAGGGAACTAGAAATTGAAATAAATAATCTTAATAATATACAAGAATCATCATGGGTTCTAAATGGTAGTATATATACTTATACCATTATTAAAGATAATGTCACATACACTGCAACTGATACTAAACTTGTTGACGCAATGTGTAAATGTTATAAGAAAGTGGTAGATTCTTTATAATCTAATTTCTAATTTTACTAAGATGTACAAGGTGTAATTTGACTGGTATATATTTATATACCTTTATAAAGATCTCTTGTTAGAGCTAAGGATATTAAGTAATATCGATATTCTTTAAGGCTGTGGTAACACCATTTAAAACATTAGGTGAATCTGAATCAATATTGAATTTTTTAACGCCTTCTGAAGTTATTTTCTTTATCAATTTAATATTTTCTTTAACATTAATGAAACTAATATTATTTTTCTTAAATTGTTCTGTTAAATAATTGACAAATGTAGATGGTGTAGTTTGGCTGTTTTTAACTTGAGTAACTTCAACTATAGGTTTATTTGATTTTAATGTTGGTTGGACAACTTCTGCGGTAACTTTTTTACTTAACTTAGCTTCATATTCTTGTTCCCATGGGGTAAAGAATGTATCTTCAGCGATTACTTCTAATTTTATTTTACCAGTATCACCTTCTTTGAGAATTGATTTTAAAGGCGAGATTGGTACTCTAACATTACCATTTTCTATTTTACCTTCGAAAAGAAAAGAATAGTTTTTACTTTCAATAACCAACCTACAAATTGAATTGGTTGAATCTGCACCTTCGATTTGGATCGATGCCTCAAATATTTCTGGGTTGTCTATATAAATTTTATACAAAAAAATCTCCTAATTTATAATAAATATAAACTAGATCTAGAAAAAATTAATTCAACTCAGGTTCAATACTGAATTTAGATTCATGTGCTTTAAAACTATCAACCAATACATAATGCGCAGTTGTCATCATGCCCGATGGAAGATGTTTTTCAAGTTCAATGTATTCTGGGACTCCCATTGATCCAATTGGGCCAATATCTGTTATTGATAAAATTTGAATTATATCTTCAGATTCTTGATCTTTTCGAAAATATATTGGAAAGGGAATAGAATCTTGACTTTTTTCTTCTAACTGTTCTTCAGTAAAAATATCCATCTGAGCCATTTTATATATAAATATAACTCAGTTAGAAATTATCCATAAATTAAAGCAGTTATATATCCTCCTGTTAAACAACCTGCTGTTCCACCCAACCCATAAATTATTCTATGTTTCATATCACTGAATACAATAGATGTGACATTTAATGTCCACATAAAGCTAATCATGAATCCAAAAATAGCCATTCCTGTCCAATGATGGGTATTGATTTGGTAAACATTAATTGTCACTAAATTTACTTGGAAGAAACAAACTAAAAATGTACCAACATATGTCGACGTAAATCTTTTCCATTTTTCATTATGAACCATAAAACTTTTTGTTTAGCTCGACATCATCAATCCATTCAACAATATTGGTCGGAATGTCTTTAATTTTAATTTTTTTAAGATCACGCATTATAAATGATAATACATATTTTCTAGCTGAAACAATATATGCATCCATTGATCTTTTCTTGATAAATCCTAAAGATTTACCAATATTAATAGCATATTGTTCAGCATCGTATTCAGATAAATAATCAAATTTGTATTTCTTTGATGAATACTTAATATGTCCTATTTCATGTACCGCAACAAGAAATTTTTTAGGAGAATCAATTTTTTGTGGAATTCTAATTACACGTTCTGCTGCAATTGCTTCTCCTATAGCGGTCTTATATTGCCTATCATCTTCTTCAATATCAAAACATCTCATGAGACCATGTACAATTGATTCGGCACCTTCAGTATCCCATGGTAGAAATTCTCCCAAATCTATCTTCTCATCAGGTAATTTTCCACGAATTGTAGGTAGAGTTGGTGTTAACATGAATCTCCTTTTGTTTTTAATATCCGTATGAACTCAACAGATCATCATGATCATCAATATCATCATTAACATCTTCAAACAGTTTTGTTTGTTTTAATAATTTTTTATTGATTTTCATTGTTTCACCGGAATCTTCTTTGATGTCATTGATTGCTTCAATTGACTCATCGGGGGTTATATACATAAATATAGATTTTAATTACAAAATTCCAAATTTTGATAATATTTCTCTCTCAGTTTCTGATAAATTATTAAAGTCAACTTCTTTATCATTTATTGAAATTGAAATAGAGGTTTGTACTGTAATTTCCGGAGGCTGTACAGATTCAGGAATTGGTGACACATCATTTGTTACAGGCTTAGGAGTAGGCTGTGCATCCCATAGCGGAGTTCTTGTCTTCATGACGGCATCTAATTCAAGATATTCCGCCAATGTGTCAACTATCCATAATTTTTGAATGTCTAAGTCATCACTAGTTGAATTCTTAAGAGTTTTTTCATCCCATTCTGGATATGCCTTAATTAATGGTCCGCCATTTTCAAATGACAGGTAATGTCCTCCCAAATTTTTATTATAATGAGTGGTAAAAACTCGACCATTCTTAGTAATCCCTACTAGACCAGAGGTCATGATATACTTTTTCTTTGTCATAAAATATTAATTTAAAATTTGATTTGCAATGTCTATTATTGTTTTCGCAACAATTCGTTTGTTTTTATAAGGTATCTCGAATTTCTGCGCCAATTCTTTTACTTCCCAATTATTGGTTTTCATGATACTGTTATAACAATCAACTGGGTGATAGTTTTTAAATATTGGCAATGTTTTCACCAACTCCTCTTGTTCTTTTGTAAACATTTTCTAAAATTTATGTACTAAAATAATATTGATTTTGATTTTGGGTTTGTTGTGTCTATTATAGTTATCATCATATTCACTGTCACGTCGCGGATATGAATTTGGAACTTCATCATATTCATAATCATCATTTCTATCTCTTAAAGGAGGCTCATATCCCCGATTTGTATCCAAATATACTCTTAATGTTCTTCTTCCTGGGTGGATTGAATTGACCACTCTTACTACAAGATCCGCGTCCCATATATCTTGGACGAAGAACCAATTATCACAACCATTTCTAGTTCTAGACCTGCCGGCTTGGTGTCTATAGGAAACATAATGGACACATATATCAGCTTGCCAAGCGTTCTGGGTATATATAATGTCATACTCTGCTTTGCACTGTTCACCTGTAACAAATATTCTTTGGCTGAATATTGGGCCTGATAATATTAAGAATAACAATATTTTTTTCATATACTTTTGTTTTTAATTATACATAAAGATAAAATGTATAATTCATATAACCAAATTTTAAACATAAAAAAAGGGAAGATAAACTAATATCTCCCCCCTCGTAATTAAAAATCAAAGTATGTAGTTATAATCTTAATCCAATACCAATTCTCACACCAAGTGAATTTGTTCTGTTTCCGCCTCCAAAATCTGAGTGGGCAAATCCTACAGATGGTTCTATATATAAAACGCCATCTTGCCTTAAAAATTTAGTAACCCCAACATTAACATTAGTGACATTATAAGAATCTGATAGACTGATTCCAATACCCAATTGGGCAAATGGTTTCACGGTTTTAAAAACATTTTTTGTCGGATAATACTTACCATATACTTGGTACCAATCATACGTTGGGCCAGTGGTAGTGGAGTTTACTGAAATGCTAGCTCCTAATTGAACATTGTCAGTTACTTGATATCCAATAGATGGATTAAAAGAAAAGTCAACTACTCGTCCTTGGAGTTGTGAATATGTTCCAACTACTAAATCGCCCTTTGTTTGGGCATCAATAGTTGTCAATGTCAATAAACATAATAAAAAAAAGAATTTTTTCATATTTTTAAAAAATTTTAGTTTCAAAATTAATATCACCATCCCCAATCTGGGTGGTTTGGATCACAATGATCATGTACTGCATTTACTGCATTTGAAATATTTGAATGAATCTTATCACAAACCAAATCGACAAATCTTTTACTTACAACTTCCATCAAATCATGGTGCATAGCCTCTCCTTGATTATCTCCATCCGATGGATAAAACTGATTACATGCAGAATTGAACTTCTCTTTATCTGATATTAGTTCGGCTAATTCTGCATTGGAACAATGATTTAATACATCTAAATACATAATATTGTAATTTAATTAAAAATAAAAAGAGCCCATCAGGATTAAACAAATTATATATAATTGAATTTTGGGATGGCCTGATGGGCTAAGGGGTTAGTCCTTAGAAACACTAGCGTCAATTTTCTTGACACCTTTTGCTGTTTCTAAAACTTTTTGGACCGCTTTAGTAGCTAATCCAGGTTTTGAGTATTCATTGCTAGCGGCAATGACGAAATTGTTCTTATTAACAACAGCTACGATATTGCTACCATAGTTAGTGTCATTAGAAACTCCTCTGTTTTTAATAATGTTCCTAGCTGCAGCTCTTGCTCCACGATATGTGTTAGAGCTTGAAGCATACTGTCTAGAGCCCAATACTGTGGCGCCAGCTAACAATTGAAAATCTCGGTCTTTAGGATATATTACTATACCCAATTTTTTTGCACTACTCATAAGTAAATTTATAAATTAAATAATATAACACAATAAAGGTAAGTTATATTTTTCAATTAACCAAATTTCTAATTCGAAAATTTTAATTGAGTAGTTATGTTCACCTTAATTGCTGGCTTACCATTAATAAATTGGGTTGGAAATGGAACATCTTCCATGTCATCACCAATTACAATGTGTGTACCATCAGACAAGGTAGCAGCGGTATAAGTGCTAGGTAGTAATCCTGCAGATGCTGCTTTAGCTCTCTTAATTCTACCAGGTTCTAATTGAAGCGCCATCTTTTTAGCTGCTTCAAAATTGCTAATTCTTTGCCCCTTGGACAAAAAATTAATGTCCTTTGTATTTCGTTTATGCATTCTGATCTTAGTTTTGACTGAATCCTGGCATACCACATGATTCCATTAATGGATTATGTCCCTCAATAGGCTCCGCCATACATTGAATTGCCAATAATTTTTTCCCATCCTTTTCGAAGGCTTGGCGCAATCTTTCTAATGCTTCTTGAATTTCTTGTTGATTTGACATACACTTGATTTTTAAAAGTTATTTAATATTGATTCCTAAATTGATTCCTAAAGTGACATTATATTGGATGTTATTCATATTATGCACAATAAATCCCAAATTTGGCTCAATGTAAAATTGCATTACTTTGCCAAATGTTCCAGTTACGCCTAAATTCATTCCTATTACACCATATGGATTGATAGAATCTTCAGGATTATCTATCATATATGGAGTAGCTTTATGTTTTCTATTTAAAGAATATCCAATATTGTTTTGAATATATGGTTTACACCCATACTTAAACCAATCCTCTCTGGGATAATACTTCAAATATACATTAATGTAATCGGCTGTCCTGCCATTTGCTTCACTAACTGCCATATTGACACCTGCTTGAATACTTCTATTAATTTGGACACCAATCATTGGATTGATATTTAATGCCACTCCAGGGCCTGCACTTAGGGATCCTCCAAGTCTAACGAATGGTTTTTGAGCCATAACTGCTCCACTAAATAACATTAATAATACTAACTTTTTCATATACTTTATTTTTAATTACCTCATAAAGATATTGAATCTTATTGAAATAACCTAGAATTTCTTGATATATTTTTTAGTATAATATATAATACACTGATTATTATTATTTTAAAAGATTGGGGGTTTGTATATTGTGTACCAGTACTGGTTTATAATAGACAGATGGCCTTCCACCCGCCATTTCTTCGCGTTTGGTTTGTTCTGTTACTGCAGTTTGAGCCTCTTGCTCATCTCCAGTAGCATAAATAAAATCAGTGTCTCTAGACAAAACTACAAAAGCAATTATATTCATATTAATGATTTATCCGAATTACTCCTGCCTTCTTACAATGTTCACACCTACATGGAGCAGGTTTAATCCCATCTTCTCCTTTCCATCTCCAGCGATCCTCTGCACCCATCAAAGCTACATATCCAGATTCTTTAGTCACGCCTGCAAAATCGTAGCGTCCGGCAAAATGTTCATATCTACTGACATATTGTTCAAATGAATTTAATGCTTCTTCATCTGTTTGTCCAATATCAAAAGTATAATGATTAAACCATTGTAATAACCAAGTTTCATCTGGTTTTCGTATCACCTCTATTTCCAGATCAGAAATATTTTTCATGATCAACTGATGTCTCTTTTCATCTTTTTGATATTCTGCATTTTTAAATTCGACATAATGAAGAAATTGATCCTTTGCCCATTCCTTCAACACCGTTTCATCTTGCTCTTCTCTAAACATTTTAGTATCTGACATTGAATTTCTCATACGACCATCAGGAAGCCATTTAAAAGAATGTTGAGTCTTGTCCCTAACCTCATCTTTAGGATTAATGTCGTCTTGCACCCATTTCCATGTGATCTGGTATATTGGATACTTAGGATCTGAACTCATAATTATCATTTAATTTTAAAATGAAATAAACTAATAAGCTAATAATTGTTACAGCTCCTACAAATAAAACTGCAGCAAATACTAAAAAGAAAATTGCATTGTTGGGAGTTACTGGACAGCCTTTATATATTAAAAATATATCATAACCCGCCATTAATAATACAATTATTGCAATTGTGGTTGGTAAAAAATATTTTTTCATAATTTGATTATTTGTCCGGTAATGTTATCTACCAGTGTGAATAGAATACAATCTTCTGGTGTTTCCAAATCCGTGGATTCCTCAATCCTATCAAATATCCAAGTAAATTGATTGGTTACAATAGAATTTGTTTCAATTGAAGGTTTAAAATCTCCTGGATTGGTCTTAAAAAAGAATCCATTTAAATGAGATCGCCCTATAATGGTATTGGCATTATGCCTAACGATATAAGGACTTGCGGTAAAATTGATTCCCAATTCCTCAAGACGAAATTCCGCTTCGTCAATTGATTTTTGGATATCCAAAATTTCTAAATCACTTAATTCTAACATATACTTTCTTTTTAATTACGTCATAAAGATAAATATGGTAGTTCAAATAACCTAATCTTTTTGGATATTTTTTTAATATTAATATATAATCCGTTGATTATCAATATATTAATACTTTTCCATTTTGAAAAAGTATTTTTTTGGTTTTGAAATAGGTTGTTTCTCTTTATTCAGCCAGGCAGTGGGGGGAGCATATTCAATGAATCCATCTGCAATTCGGACTTCATGTGTTACCATATATCCATTATTCCATAAATTATCAGATAAATAGCTTACAGGAATTGTGTCCAATGGTGGCTGAATTTGTAATAAGATTACTAGTAATAAATTATTCATATTTATATAAATTTTTTTCCAAATCTTCAATATTTGTAGCTTTACCTCTTCCAGTACCATCATAATCAACGAAGACAAAATGATTATTCCAGGATGTTACTATACCAAATTCCTGTTTATGTGGAGTAGAATAAATAACAGGAAGGCCAATTTGTAAATCACTTCTATTCATTTTTAATATACCTTACAACTGCAGACTTTATTATATATTTGATAATTATCAAATTCCTCCCATTCATACGTACCGCGTTTATACCTTCCATATGTAGCTGATATCACATCGCCGACTTGTATACACATATCATTGCAATGCTTCATAAAGAACATCATTCTTTTTTCTTGAAGAAAGATTACTAAATTTATTTGCTATATCTTCAGCTGTATAAAATTTTTCTGCCATAACTTATTTGTTAGAATCTATACATTTTTAGTGCTTCATCATCACAAGGTACAAGTTTTTGAATATTCTGTCTATCTCTAACTTTATCACCATTAGATAAAACGAAATCCAATCCAAGATCAGCCCAATAACAATATATAGCCCAATCCCAGATCCCACCTCTCTTGGCAGCCCACATCAATTTTTTACCTATATCATTATTAGTCATAAATAGACCCTCGGGTGAATTCTCAATCTCTCCAGAAGCAAATACTGTTCCTGGTGGCATAGCTTTTAACATTTCTACAGTTAGCATAAAATTATAGTTTTATCTTGTTAATACGCATTGTATGTTTATCAATTACTTTACACTTATTATTTTTACACACCATTTGATATCTTCTTTCGTTGATTGGTGGCATTTGTACTGGCTCAACTATTATTTTAATCATTTTCAAAGTTAGTTTTATAAAAGGAAGGAACTTGACTATAGTTCATTGTAGGAACAGTTAAGCCCTTCCCCAGTTTACGTATTTCCAATTTAAATAAGGGCGCAATATAGGTAATTAAAGTTTAAATAAGAGGGGCTATATGAGCTCAAATTTGGTCAACTATAAAAATTCACTAAGTGTCCCTTTAATATTAAACCCATCTTATATAATATAAGTAATATCTATACCCTCCCCTAGTATCTATAGTGATTCGCAGACCCACCCTGATATATAAGGGTTATCTATAGACCCACCCTATACTAGTATACATATACCTTTACCCACCCTATTAGCCTGCCTAGGCCATTAGATCTTTATTATGGTATATCTTTATATACCTTTGATGTTATCTATTGGCAGACCTAACCTAATACCCAGCGGCAACCATATCATTTAATAAATGTATTACTCGATCCTTTATTACTGGTTCAGTATACCCATTAATGTTATTATTATTATTAACGGATACAATACTGGCCCAATATCTGGCATTATGTACTTCTTTTAGATACTTGATACTGGCAGTTCTGATGGGGATATCTGCAGTTAAATTGTCACTACAATTATCACTAGAATAGTCTGACGGGTTATCTGATTGTAACCGTTTGATATGTCCTATAGCACAACATCTACCTTCACCATCAGTAAATAATTGTGTGATAAACTCTTCTTTGGGAATTGGTGTTAATAACCTTAATGCTTCTTGAGCGATCGTTTCTTTTGACATACTTTTTATTTTTAATTATGGCATAAAGGTAAATGGTGTTATTGATACTACAAAGCCTTTTTTGATATTTATTTTCTAATAATATATAACTAATTGATTATCAATATACTCCAAAAAAACAAAAAAATATATTAAAATTTACTTGGTAGTTTCAACTATAGTATTTACCTTTATGGCATAATTTTAAAAAATCAAGTATGATAGTAATCAATTACAAAAACAAGTTCTATCCAGCTAAGCTAATCGGCACAACTAGCCGGTATATTTCTATGGCCGGCCACAGGTTAGATAATCCATTTATTATTGCATATAATAAGGCCTTTGTTAAACTATACCCAGATGGCCGGCGTAAAGGAATCATGTTTGAATGTGATAATCCCCAACTAGTACTAGAAAAGATGGGGGCCACATATAGTGGCCTTGAATATACTTCAATACAAATATCAAATAAAACGGTACGTCTATTTAAAGTCAATCCAAATATAATGTATATCAATGGGTATGGATTGAATCTATTGAATCTGGCGGATCCCGCCGCTGAAATATGTGGATTTAAAGCTGGAAAAACACTAGCTAAATCAGCACTTAGTCACTATATAATGACTGGCAAAATTGATCCAATATTAATTAAGAAAGGAGTTTTGGGATACAATGTTTCTCCAGTATCAAACAACTCAATAAAAATTGGGTGTACTACATTTACTAATAATGACAGACTCGCGTTAAAGAAAGCTATTGAAATGAATATAGCTAAGCAGAAGGATGGCGAGTATTTATCAATCAAAAAATAAATTTATATGATCAAGTATGGAAAGTATTATCTATTTACTTTAAACGGAGAGTCTCAAATAGGTGAGGCAAAATATAGCTACATTAAATTTGCCAATCATAAAAAGAATAATCCAATTATGATTGCAATGCATAAAGCCGCGCCAGACTCTAATGGAATATTCCCAGCCATGGCTATACAAGACTTACCGCCATTTCTAAAAAAAGCGGGCATTACATATAAACCTCTTCCATCAATGAAAGTGTTTCCACGTAGGGAAGAATGCATATCATATTGTGGTCCAACTAATACACTATTAGTCCCAGGCGCTGCACCCATTGATTTATCAGAGAAGACACCTTTAACTAGATTTATTTTAGATGACGTCCCAATACAAGAAACTTTTAGAATTGGAGATAATAATTTATATCCTTCAGCGGAAATCATTAATGGTCGGCCAATATGTACAAAAATAGGATGTCAAACCTTAACTCCTGATATAATGAATAATATTAGAGCATTCATTGCTAAACATTCTAAACCAATAGTTAAGAAACAATCGAGTCGGACAAAACAAGTTAAAGATAACTATTTAAATATCAAACCAAATTAAATGACAGAATCAAATCCATCAAAACCACTATGTTATACATGTGTACATAGAAGAACAATACCAGGTGATTGTCATTCAAGTTGTGCAGCTCCCAATGGGACTATAGTTAAAGGAGATACACATGGAGTAAAAAGTGGTTGGTTCATGTATCCTTATAATTTTGATCCAATTTGGTTAATGGAGTGTAATAGCTATTTACTTAAACCAAATTAAATTTTCATCCGTCGGCGGGAGATCTGAAAAAGTTAATTGTTTTCATATTAATTCACCAAATAAAATTAAAGTAAATGTTACAAATACCTGTTTTGCAAATTGTTTTAGAAATGTATGAGAATGCTGCGAAACTATATGATGAAGGTTATCTCCCAAATTTTGTGGAGTATGTGTCACAAAAATCTATGAATTATGGGCTATGCAACGCATTAACCGAAGCTGCTGGATTAAATTTCTCCGGAGCTTATACGTATATTGGTAATTTAATTGATGAAGTTGCAGAAAAATTGAGTATACCATCATATAAAGGCCCATATATAGCTGTAACACCAGAACATTTTGATAATAAACTAGCGAATGCCGCCAGGATAAAAGAGGGTATTGACATTAGAATTAAAGTATTAAAGTACATGATTGAAAATAAAATAGTATGATAGAATCCATTACCAAAGAAAAATTAGAGAATGCAATTAAACTGTATAAGCATGCAGATGTAATAGTTAATAGAAGGTTATTGAATGATTATTTGAATTCAAATTGTATGCAGTATGGTCTATGTCAATTATTATTAAGAAGTCCTAAGACATCTGTAGAAGAGATGGATCAATTATCTAAATATATAGAAGAGATTTGTATTAAATTAGACATACCATTTACATTTATAGAGTTTGGAGTCTTTTATGTAGGTGATGGGCCATTAAATAGATCGATTTATCAGGAACGGGATATTAAGTACAGAATTCAAATCCTCCAATATATGTTGGAACAAAATTAAATTTGTTCCTTATCGGCGACAGATTTAAAATCGTACTATGTTTTTTATATTTTTTCTTATGATAAATTTGGTTATATGAAATAAAGGCAATATCTTTATGTGGGAAATCAAAGTGCAGCGCAGCTGTTGTTATATGGTACATGTAATAAAAATTTTTTATAAATTTAAAAAAAGGCTTACTGAACTAGACTGCTCTCCATTACTAGATTCCTCCTTTCTTAAAATATATGTTAATGAATAATAAACATTTTACTTATGAATCATAATATTAATTCACTTATTGAGTTGCGTGACAAATATATTAAAGCATTGGAATTAAAGAATCGGGACTATTGTATTATTAATAATTTGCAATTTGGATTATGCAAATGTATTAATCATTTACCAATATCAGCGGGATTAATGGATGATGTACAATACCTATTATATAACTGGGCAACAGACACTGGATTGAAGAAATATAATACTGCTTATTTTTGGCCTACCCCATGGGAATGTGATTTTGAAGATATCATTAGCGACGCAATTACCCCGAGAATAAATTGTCTTAAAGAACTAATTAAAATAGTAAGTGATGGAACAGAATAATGATTTATTAGAAACACTAAAAAATCTTCGGGATCAGTATATAGAAGCTACTAAAATTTTTCATGAAGATCAATTAACCTTTTGCAAATTACGCCAGTTGCAAGAGGGATTGTGTCTTCCATTATTAGAACCACTTTCAAAATATACTGATGATTATTATGAGATGGCAACTCTTATACACACTTGTGCTAAAGAATTAACACCGGGTGGTAAATTTAATCTTTTATATTATTGGCCTGCTTTGTGTCATGTTACATCAATTGATTATAATCGTCTTTGTTTACTACCCAGAATTGAATGTCTTAATTTAATGATTGAAAGCCTATCTGATGATACTGAATATTTAAATATTATAAAATAAAGTATATGAATAAATTATCATTCCTAATTAAAAGAATCCTTCGTGGAGCTCCACCTATACCACCATCAGATGTGGTTTTGGAAGAGAGCATAAAATTATCTTCTGATGTTTACAAAATATTGCAGTCATATGCTTCCGGAGAAAGAGAGCCTGGAACCATTGGACTTTGTTTGTTAATTAGCGATAATGTGTCAGCATCAAAGGAAACTAAACAGTATTTATCACTTCTATTAAAATGGCATCGCCCAATTGGAGTCATATTTAAAGAATGTTGGCCTTATTATTTTCCTTTATTGGAATACACACTAGATTGGAATCCAAGTCGGGTAGTAATAACTAATACACTTGAATCAATACATCCTAGAGTTAAACTCATACAAGAAATTTCACACTATTTAACAGAATTTGAAAAGAGTATCAATGAATAAAGCATCTTATTTAATTAGAAGAGTCATTCGGGGACCAATACCCTGCCCATCCGATTATTGTTGTAATTGGAATGATATGAAACCTATTGAACGATTGCAAGTTAGTGGTAATGCATCAACTGAAGCTGAAAGAGTATTGAATGTGTTAACTGCTTTGGGCAATGGTGGAACAAGTTTTTCAAGCCTGGTGGGTTATGCCACATGATTAATGATTATTATTTATTAGCATTGCTAAAATGGTTTGCTCCTTTATTTCATGAACCATATTACTTTTCACATATACGTTGGAATTATGCTCACCATACAGTTGGAAATGTAAAGGAAAGTATTGTTCCCCGAATTAAATTAATGAATGAGATTATAAACTATTTAAAATTTGGTATATAAATGGAAGTTAAAGATTGGATAAAATCCCATATCAAAATAGATAGATATCCCGTTCCTGGTGAATTTGAATTCAATAAATGTCATCACGACATTAATGTTATTGTTAATGTCTCTGATGAATTTTATCTAAATACAACAGGTGCACAGGCCTCGAAATTTTCATATTATTTTCCAATGAGTGAGATGAATGATAATATTGGGCTACATTCAATGTTTGGTGCATTGCATGTACTTCATACTATTTGCACCCAACAACCCGAACTTAAAGTATTATTGCATTGCCACTCTGGAGTTAATAGAAGTCCAACTATTTATGCTGCATTTTACTATATGATGACTGGAGAACATTCTACTAGTTCATTTAAAGGTGGAAAGGAATATTTTACAAATAAATTAAAGATTAATTGTGAAGATGGACATCTACCTAAATTAGAATTAATGGAATTGTGGCTGCAAAAATGTAAATTTGCATTTGATAATCAAGATAGATTTATTGGAGGAATGTTAGATTGGACACTAAAAAAATCGGGGTTGAGTCCTAAGATCTAAATGATCACCAAATAATGGAAGTGTTGGATTAGAAATTATCTCTTCTATTGGATGTGTATATACAAATGTATGTTTTAAATTTATCCCATACACATAAAACATTAATAATTTCGTCCCATCTCTTAATTTAGAATATCCCAAACTTCCAAATCCTTCACAATATTGGGATTTATATTGATTGGGATCCATATGATTGAATAGATCCTCAAATGAAAATGCAGGAACTATAGATGTATTTCCAATCATTTCTAAATATTCTTTACTATAACCCATTTTCCTTAGTTCTGTCGTTAGTTAATTTTCGTTGATATATTATATAAGGTTTGATTAGATCTCTTGTCCTACATTAAGAGATTAAGCCAAATGATAATTTATACTAATATACAAATAGCAATGAATGCTATTATAGCCAGGCACCATAATAACCAACTTCCTACAGACATTATTTCATCTTCATATCCATATTGAAGTTGTAATTGGTGCATTTCTTCAACACAATCAAGTAATTGTTTTTTGATCTTCAATAACTTAATATATTTTGGTGTTTCTATAAACACTCCATCATTCGATTCATGAAGTTTTATTTCTTCCTGGATATCGCGATCTAATTCGTCTATTACATTTTGTGTTTTATCTAATAATCCAAACATAAATTAAAATTTTAGTTTTTCAAATAATATTATGCTCCAATATACTATGAATATTATCAATACAGGAATTAATATAAAGAACATCATGAAAAATACAGTAATATTTGATTCCCAAATACCACTAGCATTTGATTTATGTTTCCAAATTGGGTATTGAATCCAAATGGTTACACCTAAAGTAATTGCAATGTATATAATCCACCAAACCATACTTTTTCTATTTTATGTCTGTATTGAATAAATCCTTTATAATTTCTACACCACCCTTTATTTTCATTCCTAAATCCTTTTAACAACTCTCTGAGAGTTGCTTGGCCTTTAACATGCATTTCATATTCCACATGATCCATTGCTTGAGCACAATGTTCAAAGGGACTGGCATGAAAGGGAACTTGAACATTTCTGCAAGGCAAACCTGCTCATATACCCACCGTTATGTGCCATTTTACAGATACCACCTAAAATTTATGAAACATACACTTATCCATAATCTTCTGTCTTGTGGCTGCCAAAACACACCGAATAAACTTCTATCAGTTTCCATATTATCAAACGTGAGCAACGCTATTCCTATGCTCATATACTTGTTCAGCCACAAGTCAAACAAGTGAATTTGGTAATCAAAACGGCACATAACACAGTATTTGCGTAATGCCTTTAGTCTTTCAATTAAACTTTTCTGCATATTATTAAATTTAGTTTTTCAATTAATCATTCGTTAGGCACTACGCAAATACTCGTAACGTTATGCACAAGTTTAAGAAAACAGCGTCTGTTCATTTATTCGCTGTTCTGCTATTTTGAAATATTGCTCGTCTTTCTCAATACCGATAAAAGAACGGTTTGTATTTTTACAGGCTACTCCAGTTGAACCACTCCCCATAGTCAAATCAACTACTAAATCATTTTCGTTGCTAAATGTCTTTATCAAATCTTCGAGCAATAAAATAGGCTTTTGTGTTGGATGATAATTATCTCTATCTCGTTTGTATTCAAAAACATTATCTTTATATTTTCCACCTTGCCAAAGGTTAAATGTGCTTCCATACAATTCGGTTTGTTCTTGTAAATGTTGTTGTTGGTATTCATCAAATATTTTTACAATTTCGTCCTCCGTTTTATCAAAATTGAAAAATTCATTTAATACCTTGTAATGCTTTTCAGTTATCTTTTGTATTTGCACATAGTTCCAGTCAAGTTTATGTTGGCAAATAACTTTTGCACTTTGTATGTTTTTAGCTATACCGCTTTTCAAATACGCTTCATGTAGTCGGTTATCATTCCAAAATATTCCAACTCTTTCTTGTGTGTCTTTTAGCCACTTTCTTATTGGGTGTTTTAATTCTAAATCGTGCTTTGGGTTCATTTTACTAAATATCAAAATATCCTCTGTTCTATAAAGTAAAGCACTTTTTGAACGCATAAAACTGCCAAGTGTATCTTTTAGCCATATAGCTCTATAATTGAAAGGTAAGTTTGGTATTGCTTTATTTATCAATTCCCTTGTAAATGGTTCTTGTGCAAAAAGTATCATTTTTCCATTTTTACGGAGTATTCTATTTGCAACTTCCATTATTTTATCAGTATCTATAATGCTATCCCATTCGTGTTTTTCTTGTCCATTGTGGTATATACCTGTTTTACTTTGCCCTTCCATTGTTCCGTAAGGCAAATCAGTAAGTATCAAATCAACTGAACCGCTTTTAATGTGTTCATGTTGCTCCAAACAATCACCTAAAAAAACCTGTGCATAACAATCGCTATAAGTAATGGCGGGTGTAGTGCTATTTTGTGAGTTTGTGCTTTCTATTGTCATTTTTGCTAAATTTAAAGTGAGTAGTTCAAAACCGCCACTACTCATAGCGGAACCGTTATGTGCCATTTAAAGAGCGACACTACTCTCAACTTCATTGCCCCAAGCATCCCAATTTTCTACTTTTTCTCGAGCAAATAATTCTATCTTGCTTCTATTCCCTAAAAGGTTCACAATCCTTTCTCTTACTTCGTTTGGTTTTCTGCTGTGTATTGTTCTTTCTGCTTGTACAAGTTGCTTTATGCTCTTATCAATTCTCCAACTATTTGGCTTTCCTTTTACTCCAAGTATGCAAAGTTCAACATTCCCCATAGTCCACCGCCCAAGGTTGCTAACCAATTTCCCTTTATTTGTGTACTTACTCCAAACAAAAGCAACTGTTTTGTACTTAAAGCCCCAATCTTCTAAAACCTTTATACCTTCATCAAGTAAAGGGCTTGTTACCCACAAAAACAAACAGCAATCTTTATTGGCTATTTCTTTTACTGGCAATTGGCTTATCCATTGCTTACTTTGGGTTTCGTACTCGTGGTCTAAACTAAAACTGTGTCCAGCCATTTTATCGTTATAGCTCCACGGTGGGTCTGCATAAATTACATCGTATTTCTTCATAATTAAAATTTTAAAATTCCCTCCCTAAAAAAATAAAAATGGGAGCATTAGTTCATTTATTAAACATTGTCGGTTATTGTCGCAACTATTCATACCACTATTCGTTATGACCAATACTACATTATACGTTCTAATTAAGATTTTGTTTCAAAACTTTTTAAAAATCCCACGTTTTTTTGATTAATCCATTTATTATAGTCAATTTTATGAATTTTCTTTATAAATTCTTTTGGTATTTGCTTCATCAATGCAAACCAAGTTGAATTATCTTTCATTTTTTGACCTTTCCACAAATATGGATAACCATCCCATCTGTCTATTTTATTATTTGGAATTTCAAATTCAATCACATATACATCACCATTGTCGTTGTCTGGATGTGCGTGGAATAAAGCACTTTCAAAATCAGTTGATACCATATACCACCCTTGATTATAACCAGATTTATCAATTAACCCATTATTTTTAATATCATTAACAAATTTAGGTTTTGTTCCATGATAAACTTTTATAATATTATTTTTTGATTCATTAATTAAATGATTTGTTTTATATAAATTAAAAATATATCTATGAAACTCATCATAACCCATATTTGGTGCTATTATCTTTATTGGATTAACTTTTATTTCTAAATTAACATTAAGCGGTTTATTTAAAATTTTAGCTGCCATATATCTATGATGTCCATCTTCAATATAAAAACCCCTTTTATGTTTAGTATCTTCCCAATATGAAACATCAATTGGTTCTGATAAATTCACATTAGAAGCCCACTGTTTTGGTGATAACCCACTTTTATTAATTTCCCATTTAACATTTTCTAAATCATCTTTCCATTTTATTTTTAATTGGTTTGGAATAAGTGTTTTAATATCTTCTTCAGAAAATCCGTGTGCTAATCTATCTAAAGTTTCAATAGATATTCCACCATTTCTTAATAGTTCCTCACTTGTTTTAAATTTAGATAACTCACTCTTCAAATCATCAATATATTCATACTTTATTTTTAATTCATTATTTACATTTTCATTCAGATATTCTCTGATGATTGTTTTTATAATTTTTCTTAATTCCATAATATTAAATACTTTTATTCTATATATATATATTATAATTTTTAAAAAGTTTTGTTCAGTGGTTCTAATGAAGTTTTGTGATAAATAAACCGTACTGGCTATAACAAGGTGTATAAGAAAGTTTGCTATCAAGTTTAGTGCTAATTTGAAAGTTCGTCAAAGCAAACCTGCTCATATACCCAACCGTTATATGCAAGACTAAGTTTGTGCATTTAATCAGCTTTATGCGTATCATCCGTAAAAGAAAAAAGCCCACGCTCTTTTGCTTTTTCAAAGCAATTAGGGTTAATGTCGCAACCAATAAAGTTTCGTTTCAAGTCCTTACATACTTCAGCAGTTGTAAAACTTCCCGAATAAAAGTCTGCAACTAAATCGCCTTCATTGCTACTTGCTTTTATTATTCGTTCAATCAATGCTTTTGGTTTTTGGGTATCGTAACCTAATCTTTCTTTTGCTGTTGGTTGTATATGTTGCATTTCCCAAACATCGTGTAATGGTACACCCTTATTTTCAGTTTCACGTTTTTTATAACTTCCATCTTCATTTTTCAACCTTACTAATTTACCATCAATCACGCCCCTGATTGTATCTTCAATTTCATTTGGCTTTGCGTAATCCTGATATTGAATATTAAATTTTGATTTATCTTTTGAATAGAATAATATTACATCGTGCATTTTTTGAAAACCAAATGAAATATTTGACCATCTTTTATACCACCAACTTATTTCGTTTCTAAATTTATCATACCCAAAAACATCATCCATTATACACCGCATCCAATGGTTTATTCGTGTGTCCATCTGCAAATAAATACTGCCTGTGTCCTTTAATATTCGGTGCATTTCTTTTATTCGTGGAATGTAGTGGTTTTCAATTTCACTTCTTATCGGTTTTAAATCTTGGTAGTCTTTAAATTTCCTACCAGTTCCGTAAAGTATATCACAATAAATTAAGTCTATCGTGTTATCTTTAATTTCTGCCATCAATTCTAAATTGTCGCATATTCTAAGGTCTAAAAACCCCTCCCCATTTTTTTCTTTTACTTTCATTCGTTCATTTAATTAAGTTTCTACTAATTTATCCGCCCAGCATATAACACGTTATATATGTCAGTTTTGCCAATTATCTTTTGTAAGTTGAATCGGAGTATGCGCGTGGCAAATCCATCATGATTATCATGTATTGTAAAATTTTTCCACATTGAAAACCCCATCAACAATTGTTCACCATCAGTATTTCTATAAGCTGTTGGGCAAGGTTCGTCAAATTTTAAATCTTTTAAAGCCAAGGCTTGTTCATAAGGTATAAAGTCTCTATACATTATTTTAAAATTTTAGGTGTAAATCCACCTTGATAACATCCAGGAATTGGAATTAAAGTATCCCCAACATTATCTGGGCAATTTTGGGTGATAGAATTATACCAAGTTGATTTATATTTTGAATCAATTAATTCATGTTTAACTAAAATATGACAACCACCTCTTGTTTGTATGCATGTAACCGCCTCATCATTTACACATCCTCTGATATATCCTAATAATCTTCTAATAGGATCATCAAAACTAGATTCAGTAAAATCAAAATCAAAATCAGTATATACTTTTCTACCAATAGATTTTTGGATATTACTCATTACATGTTGATGTGGATTATATCCAGTAGCACCGTTTGCAATTAATGTGCTTAAAGTAATTAATGATTTATGAGCAGCCTTAATAAAATGTCTAGGATTAATGCTGATATACACCGCGAGAGCTTCCTGAGGTACTGGAGTTTCTTTTTGCATATATGATCCAATTGGGCATTCCAATTGTTTAAGTTTCTGTATTAGATTTTCTTTATTGGTAGTAAATCTTTTTAATTGCGCCTTGTCAGATTTAATGTGAGTTAACGCCTTACAGTATTTATTACGAGCAAATAAACATACATAATAACATTCATTCTCCTTTAAATCTGGTAGAATATTATTAACAAAGTATTCTAATTCAGTTTGATCTGTTATTATCTTATACATTATCTGGATCTGGTGTTCTAAAAAGTAATACCCATTTATCTTTTTGTGGATGTTTACAAAATGAAACAATTTCAAAGTTTCTTTCACTGTATTCATCACATACTGTTGGTATATTATAATATTCTACTTCAACTGTTGTATGTATATATTTAGTCATTGTATCTTATACATATAATGGTTTACATAAAATTCTTTTAGGATATTTTCCTCCAAACACAAACAAAGTAACTGGGCATAACCAAATTAATTTTGTCATTATATCCGATATTCCAGATTCAACATTATAAGTTGCACCAGATACTAAATTTACTATTGGTATTGATATTTGTCGCTTCAATAATATATAACCATCTTCAACATGATTTATATCCTTGCTAATAGAACATATGTTAATACTAATATAAGGTTTACCTTTGCTCAATTCTGATAACAAGGTGTCAGCTCCAGCTACCATCGCTAATGCAGATTTGGATCCGCCTTGTTCTATATATTTTGGTAAATCAATATACCAATCATTTATGCCTTCTCTATAGAAATGCAGGATCATTTGTTCTTTTTTATTTTTAAAATTAACTCACTAACCTTCATCTTGGGCTTGTTAATTTTCATTAACCATTCATGAAATTTTAGTTTTCCTTTTTTCTTTTTCGCCATTCTAAATAAATAAGTTTTAAAACAACTATTATTTTATATATCGCATTATACACAGCCCAAGCCATGAAGAGTAATATAATAACTGTCAGTATTGGATTAAGCATATTTAAAATTCTTGTAATAAAATATTTTTGGATTCATTTTCAGCCCTAACTAAATACATAGCTTGCTCTAATATATTCATGGCTTGTATAAATCCAGATCTGTCATCCAAATAAACATTACAATATGGTTTTGTATTATGGCCAAATGGCAACTTAATTGGATTCTTATTAATACCATCCATTTCAATGCCATTATTTTTACAAAATCCTAATATATCATCATATCTACCAGGATCACAACAAGTATATACAATTGTATATGCTCCAGTTTCTTTAGCCTTCTGGATTAATTTAATACATCTCATTATGTCCTCATCATTTTCAATGGTTGGATATGGGCTAATCGTTGAATCAAAATCGACTCCAATTATTATTTTACCGTGTTCCATCCATTCATTGAATAGACGGTTAACATATTTTGTTATATCGTTCATAATCTCATTTTAGTTATTGGGTCATTATTATATGCTTCAATCGTCAATTTCATTAAAACAAATCTTTTTTCATAATCATCAATTAATTTAGTTTTTACTTCAAGTTCAGTTTCCTGCATTGCAATGGTCCTCTCATGTGAACTGATTAATTGCTTATAAAGATCAACCATTTCAGTCAATATTCTATTTTGTTCCTCTAGATTTTCCATATTAATGCGGATTCATTGAATCCGCATAAGTTTTCATATATTGAGCATTTGATATTGCATCTTGCCTTAAATCATATATGATTTTCTCCTGCTTGGCTATTATTCCATTCAACACCTCAATCTGAAGCTCCAATGCTTCCACCAATTCTACTAATTCATCTGGCATTATCCTACTTCTTCCTCCTTAACAACTTGATCTAATACAGGATATATGTAATCAGGTGTCCGATCCTTAACTGCCAATTCGGTCCTAGGCCATTTAGGTTTTGGTGATCCTTTTCTATAAGCCTCCCATTCATTAAATCTTTGCTCTCTAGTTAAGCCAATCAATTTCATTGCTCTGAGCAATGATAATCTTCTTCCCGTTTCTCGGCAAAAGTTGTCTGCCCTTGAACATTTGGCTCTTGCACCAATATATACATCCTCTTCTGTTGGAATGATACATTCTGTTAGGCCGGCTGTTCTGTCATGCCTAAATTTGACTTGTAAATTATGTAATTTTGTAAACATTTTATATTATTTTTAATTAATTTCTAATAATTTATCTGTATCATATTTTAAAATTTATGTGGTATAGGGTCAAGTGCCCAATCAAGATATTCGTTGAATGCTTCTTCTAAGTCGTATTTGTGTGGATTGAATAAACCTAATGCTATAGCTTCTAATGCTTTATGGTAAGGCAACATTTTTTGCATTCCATTTTCACAATTAGTAAACACCAATTGCGGAATTAATATATCTGTCCCATCAATTGAACATGGTTCTTTTGTAAATGTCAAATGAACATTATCTGTAGGCTTTGGTTTTGGTGGAAGATTCATACGAATATACATTGTGCTAGCATCTATATCCAATAACTTAAAATGCATTTTATTTAATCTAAGCTTGGACTTATAGACCTTATAAATCAATATGCTTAAAAGCACAATATTTATAAACAATTCAATAATTAATATTGTTGAATTCATATTACATTATTTCTTTTTTAAGCCACTTAATAGTAACATGGTTTGGAGTACCCACTGCTCTTTCAAATAATAATTCAATTTCAGTGCCTGCCTCTGGGGGTATTCCATTTCCAGTTACTTGAAACCATTTAAAATTTGGGTGTTCTCCACCAGCTAGTGGATGTATTTCTACCAACGAGGTAAACGATCTATTTAATGCAGCCATTGTTGCTGGATCAAGCAACATATGTTTTTGTATTCTAAAAAACGCCATATTTACTATTTATACTATAAAGATATATTATATATTTCAATTAACCAAATTTATTCTTAAATATCAGAACCAATCCATAGCTTGATTGTATTTGTTTCCTGTTCCGCTTCTGATAGTTTATTATGCATTTTGATATGTACCCCATTCAATCTTTCAAAATGGACAACACCTGATCGATGTTGTATTAATACATTGCCTCTACAATTGACTCTACCACAATGATTGCACTGTTTATTCTTTACACCACAATTTTCATGTTGACATGGATTACCATTTAAAATATTCTGGGTTTCTTCAATTATCTTTGATTTTTTCATTTCTTCATGAAATAATTTATTGTGAATGGCAACCAACCAAATATAATAGTCCATTTTGCAGCAGTAGTCATACTAGTCTTCATTATATGATTGTTCCATTCACACATTGCCAACATGATGTATCCAATGAATATGTAAATTGAAATTCCAATGATTATTCCCGTCATGTTTTTATTTTTGGTCTAAAACTTGTTTTTAAATCAAATCCATGAGATTGGATTCTAATATCATCACCACCAATTGGTACAGTAGGTTCTATTACCATTGAGGCTAAAAATGATGACAGTAAAATCCATATCTCTTTGGGAGGTAAAAAACTAGCTAAATTGAAATGTTCCAGTTTTGGAAATTTATATGGTTCATCAGTCAAGTCACCTGTCGGTTTGATTCTATATAATAAAATAGGGCAACCTTCCTTCGAATTAAGATTAGTATCTGTGATAAGCTTATTAACAATTATATTATTTCTATACTTAGTATCTGCATCGAAATAGTATAAAATATTTTTAGTCTTATCATATCTGTGGCGACTTAGATAAGTCAGGTATGATTGGCCCACTGTTGGTGCGTAATCTAATTGATCTAATTGATCTCCATAATAATATGTATTATTTTTATATATGCCTTGGATCATTTTATTTCCAACGCACAGTGCAAATACTTCATCTGGAACTATTGTGGATCCTTCTCTTCTATCTAAAACTAACTTAGGATCTTCACCATATATTCCGACTAGATAATCATAATAGTCTTTATACTTAGATATTATTTTCATAACTAGAAATTATAAATATATTCTCCTTTATCATTAGCATGAATGGATTCCAAATGCGCAATGATGTGTCTGATCAAATATAGCCTGGGTTCAAGACAATCTTGTACACTTGGCACATCATTGTATATGGGATAAAAATAGAGCTTTCCCATTCCAGGTTGAACTAAAATCATTGGGACATGCCTATATACAATATTTTTTGATATTTTTAAAGTCTCTGGAGAATACATATCCTTCATTTGCTCTATTGCTAAACAGAGACCCTTCCGCAAGCTTGGTAGGATAACAGCCTGTTTAGATTCAATTGCATGAGTATATATTTTCTTTAAATCTTTAAAGATTAATAACTGTTGTAGATATTGTTCTCGATCCATTATACTTGGATTATATTCTACAAATGTTGGGCTATCATCCTTCTGAGATGTTATAGAATTCCAGAGTTTTTTAAATATATTCATAATCTTTTTTATATAATTATAAGCTTAATCATTTTCTTTTTTAGCTGCAAACAATGTTTCAAAACTCAATTGATCCAATTCTTCCAATCCCATTCCGTTATTTTGCTGCAATATTTCCATAAACTCGAATTCTTTGGTATGCCGAACTTCATCATATACTATACCATTTTCTTTAGAAAGGGTATAATATAATTTGACTTTTTCTTTACCTTTACGGTTTTTTTCAAAAATCATATATCTTTTACCTCTTTCTTTTGGATCCCACAACAATTGTAAGAATCCGGTTGTCATATGTTCCAATCTTTTTGATCCCACATATTGGCCGGATTTATTTTTTTGTTGAATGGCTAAGAAGGAGGTGTACAAATTTAATTTATTATGTCCTGAATTGTGTTTATTAAATAAATCTAACATATATCTTTCACCCTTTTTAAAAGAGTTTATGTCTAGATCTTCTTGAATCATTCCTTGGGTTTCATATAATGAATCAAGAACTACTACGTCCCAACCTTGGTCTAACGTAGCTTGCAATGCTTGGTATGCTTTAATTTTTTGATTAGGATCTGTGACATACTCGCCTAAGAATAAGAAATCTATTTTTTCTAATCCTGGATAAAATTGAAGGAACTCTTGTACATCAATCCGAGACATTTCAGCTGATATATATAATACTCTTTTATTAACGTCAGCTTTAACAATTCCAACCAGAATATCCATTAAATTGGATGATTTACCAATTCCCGGATCACCGGTTATCATTATATTGGTCGCCGGCAATATTCCCCCAACCCTGCTCCAGAATTTATCTAAATATTTATTTGTTTTAATTGGTGTAAATAGTCTTGGATCAAATTCCACATCTTCTAGCCGCACAGTTTCAATTACAATATCTTCAATTGGTACTTCCTCAATTGTTTCCTCATCAATTGTTGAATCTGCTGTGAATTTTCTTAATCCAATTTTCAAATCACCCTCTGCATTGTGTATTTTAATATGCAGTTTTTTGTTTTGAGCTACACTCCAAGCATGAGGTGTAATATTGGTGCTCAATTCACCAATTTGTAATACCGCCTTTCCATTATTATCAAATTTGAATTTCAATAATGATTCCACGGGATCTATTTTTTTACCATTAGTTTGGAATTGGGAACAATCACCAATTTCTGAAAATGGGACATCTGGTCTTAAGTATATTGGTAATTCCATAATTAAATCAAATTGTTTTTTGTTAAAAAATCAATTTCTTCCTGCTGTTCTGATTGGAATTCTTCTTCTATTGCAATTTGTGTGGCAACAACAATAACGTGTGATTCAGTTCCATTTTTAATTCCCATCAATCTTAAGATTGATTCCAAACTAAATAAACAAGTAATGTGCATTTCTGCTAGATTGGTATTATAATATTGATCATGCCATTTATCTATTATGGCTTGGTCATAATTGCCGTCTTTTAGAGCGGCTTCGATTTGGTTTAAAATTGATTTTAACATATGCTTTATTTTTAATTACGCCATAAAGATAAATGTATATGTTCAAATAACCAAGAAAATAATCGAATATTTTAGCAGATTCTATAATAGGTTGAGTATCAATGGATTATAACTACTTAAATATCAAGAGGCTATATTATAATCTTTCAACTATATATAACCCCTTGATCACCAAATATTTCAATGATTATTACTTAAGTACGTTTGCTCTAACTAATTGATATCTATTACTTCTATGCAATGATTCTAATGGAGTAAATACATCCATAATATCAATGTCTTTAAAGTTAGTTAAAAATTGCTCAATAGCAGCTGGATTTGGTGGTACCATCATAAAATTCTCAATCCCACTAAATTGTTTAATATCTTGGGATGAATTATAAGCAACATCTATTGCTACAATAAATGGTTTAAATCCAAAATACTTTTGGCATCTTGCAAAGAAATCATTTAATGATGAACTAGCACTTCCCAAATTATTAAAATTTCCATCACTAATCAATGTCCATACTGGGAATTGTTGCAACATCTCTAACTTATTTGGATCACCACCAATCCATTGATTAATACTATCTGGAATAGAACTAACATTAGTACCATTTCCAGTCGAATGAGCATCCAAAAATGATTTAAACTCTTTAAGGTTATCCAAGAAATGTTTTTCTGGATTCATTAAAGGTTTTGCAACATCTTTGCTAGTAGCATTTATTATTGCATTTCTTGCATTAGATTGTTTGGTAATTGAATTAAACATTCTACAAACATTACTAAATAAACCAACTATTGATCTACCAACATCATCTGGATTTTTCAATAAGCAAATTGAAGCAATAAATGCTGCAAACTGTCTAGCACTGAATCCAAATCCACCATAACCAGAATTCATAGATCCTGAATCGTCAACAAATACTAATGTATTATATGGCAACTTTATTTTATCCAGGAATGGTTGTAATTTAACTTTATCTATAGTTCCATTAATTGTTTCTACAAACATATCTTTGAAATTAATGGCACCTGTAGTTACTTTAGCTTCCTTCTTAACTTTAACTAATGTCTCAACATCTGTTTCAGAAGCGGTTCCTTGTCTTACCTTTTCTTCTAGAACTCTTTGCTTAGATTGTGCTTCTACTTTAGATGTTTCCCAAATTTGAAACCATTTTGCTAAATTAGTCCATTTCTCATTGATGTTTCCTTTGGCATCAAACAACCTTCTCTTAACTCGATATCTAGCTCCAGCTGGTAATTTATTCAGCCAATTGAGAAATTCTTGCTGATCAAATTCTTTAATTTTACCTGAAGAGAATAATACTGATTCAATATCACCAATATATTCTTTTCTCCAATTATAGTAATCAGTAAATATGGTGAATTTTTCTTTTTGATCATACTTCCAACCAATCTTGTCTGATAATGATTTAATCAATTCAGCCTTTAAATTGGCTTGAGTTTTGGTGACCGACAATAATTTTTTATGACCTGATCTCTTTGATGTTCTTGGGCGAGTTAGAAATTTAGCTAACAACATCTTATCAAATGGTGAATTGCCTTTAACAATTTTTGCTAAAAATCCAGAAATATCATCAATTTCAGATTGTTTATAAGCAACTATAGAACCTATTACCTTATCAGTTTTCCTTTGTGTTTGAACTCGATTTGCTAATAAAATATCAAATGAATTAAATTCATTGAATAATCTAGCATTCATGAATTTTACATACTGTTTGTAATTGGTATTTTTAAGCCAATCTACAATTACTCTAAAGGCTGCTAAATTGCTTCCACCACCAGAATCAACTTTGTCTTTACCAAAAATGTTATGGGTTCTTCCTGTAATATCCCCGATAGAAAATAATAAAGAATAAAACATTTCCTTTTGTTCTAAAGTCTTGCATTCTTTAAGACATGAATCCAACACTCCTTTAGAAACTACGCCTTTATTTCCTTCTTGAAACAACTTAAGGCAGTTAGCCATCCCATAAAATGGGTTACTATTTTTTTTATTTAATTCAATTTTCATCATAAAAATACTTTTTTTAGTTGTTTGAAAAGACAATTTGTTTTAGTTTGTAAGTATCTTAAAGTGCCGGAGAGGGGAATCGAACCACCTGTTACATAAATTCACATTTTATTTGAAGTTTTATTTGTTTGTAACTATCTTTATGAGTAAGATAGTAAATACCAACATTTCAACTCCGGCATGTAATATAAAATAAGTCACTTATTTTTTTGATCATTTATAAGATGATTGCCTAACCATTTGGCTAACTTCCTTTGTAGGAGGTATTGGATTCGAACCAATATTATTGTAGGTTTTGTAAGTGACTTTTTGAGTCTTTAAAAATGATCCGGGCAATTTTTTTCCAGAGCAGAATAAATAGAGCTATTGGTATTATCTCCTAATCCGTCATGTCAGTTGCGCTGACCGAGGTTCTGATGCACCAGGTTTCCCGTATTTTCATTTTATTTCGCAGAACTATCTGTTATCGGATACTGGTAGTGTTCCGGACTGCATACTTTAAAATTATTTTATTGATCATTTAATATCTTAGAATCTTTATTCAAAGATTGTGGTTTAAAAAATGAGTTACTTGAGTTTTAAATTGCGGGAGTTGAACCCGCCTATCATTCTCCAAAAGTATGTGCCCCACCACGGGGCGAATTTTAACTGTTAGTTATTTTGTAAGTAACTCTTTGAATTTTAAAATAAAGACACTTAGTTTCACAAGCTGGAATTGAACCAGCAACATTCTGCTTTGAAGGCGGACGATCTAACCAATTGATCTATTGTAATAATTTTGTAAGTGTCTTATATTATTTTAACTATGCTTCCATAGTTGCAATTTCTGCTTCTAATTCTTTAATTTTCTCTTCAGGAGTTTTCTTTTCCTCCTTATATTGAGCTAAAATTAATTTTTTATCCTTTAAAATTCTAGCATTTTCTTCCTTCACTTCTTTGAATTTTTTAAATCCAATTAGTAAATCCAATAGTTCAGCTTGATTTTTTAATCCAGCTAATTTGGATTGTTGATACTCGGTCATTGACCATCTATCTAATTTAGATGTATTTTCAATTTCCTTTGAAGTAGAAATATACAATTTTTGTAAAGTATTTATTGAAGTTTCCTGCAACAACTGATGGGCATTTAATGTTGTTCCCATTGCTCCTGTTATAGTACCTCCTGAAAATAACATTGCAGTTAATAATGCATCTAATTGAGCTTTATGCTCTTTGGTAAAAGTAATTTGTTGTGCCATATTTTATCTAATTTCTTAATATAAAGGTAAAAAAAGATTTTCAATTAACCAAATTTATTTTTTAATTCTTTCTATTTTTAAAACTTGGGATGATGGGTATGTTGCAGTAACACAATCACAAATAGAATCTGTATATATCTTGAGCCAGTTTCCTTCTATGTAGTAATCATTCGCCTGTATAATTACACTATCAACAAGATAAACATCCCAATTATAAGGAGTAACTGGTTCATTATTTTTATTTGGTTTGTTACAACCGATTGTTAAAATTGCTAAGAAAAGTATACAAATTAATATTTTTTTCATTTTAATTATTTTTTGGTAGGGAGAAATGGATTCGAACCATTACAACAATCCGCCATCCTTGTCGAAGGGAACGCAGACCCGATATACCAATTCTCGTATCTCCCCATAAGTTTAAAAATGTGACCCGGAGTCAATATCCTTCGGCCGGGTCACTTAATGTATTGTGTCTCTTTGAAAGGTTTAAGCTTATTATACAATTGATCAACCGATTAATCTTCCCCCCATTATGGTAAAATAATTTATGGATGGGGGGATGGGTTTCGAACCCACTACTTATTGTTTTATTTGCCTTTCAATACACCGTGTACCAATAAAGATAAACCTAAAGCTCCTGATCAACACTAACTTACGACAATTTGACTGTTAATGTAAACATGATGCTAAGGCTATTATCAGTATCTTTTGTTACTTACCTTGATGTAAATAACTAAATATTTTTTCTGCTGTTAAAGTAGATTTAATTGAATCCACTTCATTTGCAATCTTGAGAGCTTCAATAACTGCAGTCAACATTTTACTACGTCTGGCTAAAATATTCGCTCTTTCTAAGTGGGATGCTTCCCCTGAAAATCGTTGGAATGTATAATCTCCCAATTCAATTATAGTATCCTTTGTTGCCAATTGCGGTGTATACTTTGCAGCATCACCCAATTTACCAATGTTTGGATCAGTAAGAATATATGATTCCTTTTGGGTCGATTTCTCAACACCAACTTGCATTGGAGATTCAAAAATATCTCTTGAAGCATACATGGCATTTGTAGTTTTATTCCATGTTTCTGAATCACTTCGTACTGGAATATTTTCATACATCTCCTTCAGTGATCCGTTTTCCAATAATCCCTTGAGGCGCAATAATTCCATTGAAGTTAATTCACCGAAATTAATACCATCAACAACCAATTTTGCCTTTGCAATACCAGATGAATTGGTTTTTTCTTGGGAGAATAGCGCGTCAATATATTCTGCAGCATTTTCGGCTAAATAATTGAGTTTTTCATTAACTGTGGTAACTACCAAAGTATTAGATCTCTTGCCAGGTACATCAATACTTCCAGGCTTTGGTTCATATGTGCGCTTTTCACCTTTGAAAGAGCCTTGCGCACCTTTAAAGAACTTGATATATTCTTCTAGACCTTTTTTAAATACTCCAGCCAAATGGTCAGTCTTGGCGAGCAATACATTTAATTTTAATCCCGACATAATTTGTAAAGTTTAGTATAATTAATTAGTTAAAAATATTTTCAGAGTTTTACCATCATCCTGTAAATCTGCTTCCACCTTGACTCCATATCTGACAAGAATTCTACCGTTAGATTCTGGGTCGGTGTGAGTATGATCAATTACTTCAAATCGAGTTACTTTTTCTAAATTCATTTTATTTTTTATTAAAATTCGGAACAGTTGGCATCCAATCATTTTCATCAAAATTGGAATTAAGAATTTGGCCTGCTAATTTTTGGGTGATCTTTTTACTGGTAGAACTAACTACCGTATTATATGTGTGACTAGCTAAATCAGTTAGCATATTAATTGCAGCCCAAGCATTAACCGGAGTCGGGCAATTTCTTAATTGTCCAGCGGTAGCTTTTTCTAAATCAATTCCTTTTTGTTCATACTTAATTTTCCATTCCTTATCATCACCAATATGACGAATGATTTTATCAACATCATCTCTCCAGATATTCAATGCGTGAGCTTTGATTTTGTTAAACTCATATACACTAAGCGCTGTTTGCATTGCATTAAGCACTTTATGTTCATAATGATCAATAATTTTTTTATTTGGACTCATCAAGTCCCGATATAATGTATTATACCAGGCACTTGGATCACTTTCCCCATTTAATATTACTGGATGATTTCCAGGAACAATTGCTGTCATACCATTACGACAAACTAATCGTTCAATCAAATCGACGGCCGAAACATCTCCGACCATATCCCATGTGACTTGTTTTCCATATGAAATTGTTTCACCTGGCATCTTTAGTGGTATTGAAACATTCCATTTAAGATTAAATGATACTTTAGTTCCACTGTCAGTTATTAAGGTTTGAGTCAATTCAACCTTTTCTGTTTTGGTTAAATCCCTTAATAACTGCTCAATTGTGTCAGCTGAAACCGTCACTCCTTGTGCATCTATATTGTATGCAATTCTTACTACTGATTGTAACTCTTTATCAATTACTAAAGAAATTTTCTGATTATTTCCTTTAGAAGCAATTGCTTTAGTCAATTCTTTAATTAATAGGAATCCCGCATTAGGATTCAAAGTTTCATTTAAATGTACCAACATTGCATTGGTAATGCCTGAAATTTTTAATAAATCTTTAAATGCTGTGGGTGTAATTGGAATCGACTTTCCAGCTACTTCAATCATTTCCTTGTTTCTTGGAACTACATCCTTTAAATTGACGGTATATGTTGATGTGTTTTGCCTCGCGGCTGCCATATCGTCTGTAAACATTTGGTTGTTTTTTTGATTAATAATTTTTAACTACGCCATAAAGATATGGTGAGATATTGAAATAACCAAGAATTATTTGATATTTTTTTTAGTATAATATATAACTTATTGAGAATCAATATATTATTTAATAAAACAGTCACATATCCTATGCCACATTTTTTTTGATCTATTATTATATATGTAGTCTCCACAGATTTCTATAGAATTATTATCTAATTGGGATAAATTGGACTTAAAATCAATTCCAATTATATTATCAAATTGTACAATACTATATGTTCCAGAATTTAATATTACATTATTATCCAAAATATAATATTTTCTATCATCATTTAACAATAAATCAATTGAAGTGGAATCAAATTCACCAGTCCTCCATTGACCCATTATTTTTTCTTCAATCTCTTTAGATGATGGGTGGAATCTTGTAATATATTCTGCCGAACATAATGATATATCATCAGGAACGGGAGTTAAAAATTCTAATTCATGCTTTATACATGATGTGATGTATAATAGTCCAATTATACTTGCGGCTAGTAGTAAATATTTCATTAAACATTCCTTCTTTATTAATAAATATAAAAAAGAAACTCACTCTCTAAAATACCAGTGCCCATCTCCCTTGAGATATAACTTATGTTTAATTTGATTCATCCATTTTTTATCCTTCCCAATTGTTGGGTTATGGAAATAAACCACATCTTCAGGTAGTATACTTCCATATTTCAATAGATATTTTGCAGCTCTTATACTTTCCCTGCCTTTGACACTATTAATAACTTTAAAGTGTTTAGAATTAATTCCTTTAAATTGATTTTTTTTAAATATTACTCCACTCAAAGTGTTTGGAAAGGCCGAATTCTTAATTCGATTTAATATTACAGAACCAACTCTTAATTTTTCTTCGTAGGTTTGACCTATAGATTCACTGTTTATCACCTTGACAAACAGAGTTAAAGTTTTAATATACTTTATATCCCTATAGACATGAACTAATGGCCTAGAGGGTGTAAACGAGCCAGGGAGTATAATTAATAATAATAACAAATATATTTTCATAATAGTTTTCCAAGTCTAATTATCTTATGAACAAGATCAGCCAGAGATCCATTGTTATCAATAATTATATCAGCCAATGATTTATCAATATTAAATGAATCTGTAGGTTCTAATGGAAGGTGTTCTGATCTATCTACCCAGATTATTAAATCAAATATTTCTTGTTTAAGACATTCAAGAATTTCTTCTCGTTCTCTCATTCCAACATAACAATCGGCTTTTAATAATATTTGTTTAGCTAGCTTAGCTCGATCTGGTTGATTATAATTTTTTATTAATTCATACCATTCAGATCGATGATTCATTCTGTCAATATAGCATTCTTGAAAGGTTTTGTAACCATATTTTTCTTTCAATTCATCATATATGAATATTTCAGCTGCTTGTTCCGACGAAGATTTAAATTGATATCCGTACTGTTCTAATAAAATTTCAGCTACAGTATCTTTACCATGTCTAGCATGGCCTATGATTAATAGTTTTTTCAATCAGTGTGCGGTTTAATATAATGAATATTTGTGAATCCATTCTCTTTAGTTATTATGGAGTCTTCTTCTTTAATACTACCATCTATAGGTAGATTGCTTACACCAATTTTCCAATCAGCATTTCTTTCTGGATGTTCATTAATAGGTTCAACAACCTTTTTTAATTTCCCATTCAGATCATAATGTAGAATTCTTCCTGTTTTACTCATTTTAATCGTTTTTTAGATGCAGACATCCGCTTGTTATAGGCATTAATTTGTTCTGCTGATAAACATTTTAGACTAATCGTTTCTACTTCATCAATCGGCCTTTCTAAAATTATTTTATCACCAACAGCTAATATTGGTCTCCAACCGAGTTTAGCCTTATCATTTAAATGACCAGACAAATTATCGCATTTTACTACTTCATATATGATCTTTCCAAATTTTCTTTCTAATGATTTGGAACGAGCAATTTGTTGTCTTTCTTTATATTGTTGTTTATTAAATCCATTGTGGTGCCAACGAATATGGTTGGATTTTAATTGCCATTTTGCAAAACTTAAATCACATTCTTCACATAAATACATCTATGATCTTTATCATAAATATTTTTTATGTATCAATTTTATAATAGAAATGGTATTTTAAACCATTATTATTTTCTGGTGGAGGTGTCGAGTTCTGCCGCTCGAGTCTTATAAAATTACATATACCATTTTATTTATAGGTTTAGTTGGTTATTCTAACAACATACCAACAAAAGAAAAGGGCCGTCTGGAACCTAAGTTCTAAACGCAGATCCACCACTGACCATTTGGTTCAGGCCGTCAGCGCCATCTCTAGTAATTTCACCCCCCCTGTATATACTAGTGTGGGTAGATGCTTTCGGTCAGCCGTAACTATTAAGGGAGCCACCTACAAATTTGCAACTTTCTGGTTCGAGGTTGTTGCCACCCAACAGTTAAGCTGCTACTCTAAGAGCAACTGGAGCTTTTCTGAATGCAAATGTTCTTAACTTGCCTTTTATTGATCATAAATAATTTATTAAGCGGATATTTACAGCCACTACCTAAATGATATACTTCACAGTATAATCGATTCTAATTCACCCCCCGATATCAAAGAACATATAATTAAAACAATCCATAGAAGTTTGATATTTACAATACCATTACACTAACTATATAGCCGGAGAACTTTACTACGACTTACTTGTTTTAATTTTGGCGGCCCATCCCGGTTACGATCCGAGTCCCCTTACGCAGACAACGTAGGCTTCTTCCGATTAAATTAATAGGCCAATTAGAGGCGTAGGAGGGATTCGAACCCTCGTCGTTTAGGTTATGAGCCTAAGCTGGTTACCATCTCCAGTCCACCACGCTATTTAAATAAATGGGCCTGAATTTTTAGAAATTCTTATATGATATTTGCATCCAAATATCCAAATTTAAAATTCACCTAGCCCATTTTATATCTTTAATCACAAGTTGTAGATCTAGAAACTGTAGACCTGAACAGCTGTGATTCTTCATTAAATAATATTTTACTGAATCTTGTTCCATATCCTGCAAATGGATATTTTTTCAAATATTCAGTTTGAAGGGTTATCAGTCCTTCTTTTGTTTTATGCGTTAAGGTTTCGTATATCATATATTTTATTGAGGTCAATATCGGGTACGATCCGATATCCCTAGATTACAAAGCTAGAATTTTATCCATTTAAACTAATCAACCATCTAATTAACAACATAAAGATATGATCTATTTTACAACTAAACAAATATTTCTTTAAATATTATTTATATATATGCACAAATTCTGATAAATCATTGAATTTCAATAAATTATTCATATCTTGATATCATATCAACTGCCTGCTGTTCGAAAGGATGATGGCCTGTCATTATATTAAATTGCGGATCTTGAATAATTCTTTTTTCTGTTATTGGGGTGATTTTAAAATCAATAAGAAGTTTATCAATCATAAAATCAATATGCCTCAATACAGACCCGCCATCTCTGCGTTGAATTGATGCTACAATTGTTTCAAACGAAACTAATTTATTTTTATAATGATGTATATAATTTCTAATAAACTCTAAATCCTGTTGTATAAACTCAGCCGGAGGCCTTGAGCATTTACTGTTAAGCCATGTTAGTACGTCATTTCTATTCATATATTAACCTCTTGGTGAATGATTTCTATATAATAATTCTGCTTTATCTGATTGTATAAGTTCTCCAGTTTCTAATATGTATCCAGTTAATTTTCCTTTCCATCCAGCTCCTGTATCTACATTAACTATATTACATACTTGCAAATTTGGAAACATTTTAATGTAATCTTTTTGCGTTGCTGTATGGCCAATGAATACTTTATCAAATCCTCCAAATTTCATCTTTTCATCAATTACATTATATCCCTTATTCAACAAATATTGTAAATGAGTTGCTCTTTCAAACAACCTTCTATCCCAAATTAAACTTTCTGGATCCAATAAATGGGCAGTTTGTAGTTCTGGATACAGAGCAACATCCCAACCTCCATGAACAAATGCAATATTATTTTCAATATAATACCACTTCAAACTATTGAAAAACTCTATATGAGCTTCATAATCTGGTTTTGGATCTATAGTAGAAACATATGATTTAAATGTATTTGCTCCACCTTGATCCCACATATGATCATATCTTCTACGAATGTATGATATGTCACCTTCCACGATTTCTTTAAGATGTGAATTTAATGCGGATCGTATCCATTGATCATGATTTCCAAATATATAAATGTTTTTTCCACCGCTTAACTTTTGATATTCTATTAAATCATTAATGACCTTTACAGAATCAGGATATCCATCTACATAATCACCCATACAAATTAAACGATCATTTTTTGGATCATAATTAGATCTAGCTACTACTTGTTGTAATGCTTTGTGATTACCATGAATATCCCCAATTACTATAGTTCTCATTACTTGATAACTTTATCAACAATATTTAATTTTAATGCTTCCTTTGCTGTAATGAACCAATCAAATTTTCGTTTCTTAATATCTTGCATTTTCTTTTTAGATATTTTAGTTCTAGTCAAAGTAATATTTTCTAATTCCTTTTGCAATCGTGTTGTTTCTTTGAGATCCTCTTTAAGTGTTTGGACTTGACCATAATGTACATTTGATACAGAATGGTATAATATAGTTGACAATTTATGGGCAAATCTTTTATGTCCTGAAATTAATAACATGAATCCACAAGACATTGCACATCCAGTAACAATTGTATGTACTGGGGTTTTACTAGAATCTATAATGGATATTAATCCAAAAATTTGATATACATATCCACCGTACGAATCAATGTAGATTTCTATTGGGCTTGGTACATAATTTAAATTATGTGCTTTATATATTTTCTTTAAGTGAGAATCATGTTCATTGATATCTAATATTTCTCTAGTTAATTGTGATATTGATTCTTGATCAACCTGTTTGGTGAACAATAACTTTCTAGGCAAAGGTACTGGAATTTGTTTTTCTAATGACATTTATATAAATTTAATCTTTTAATAAAATTGGACCATTTTTATTTGGCGCTGAGGGTGAAAAATATCTTCTGAATGTTTCAAATGATATTGTAACTTCAACTTCATTGATTGAATCCTTAGTGTATGACCAAGTTGAATTTAATGGTTTAGATAATGCCATATTACTAGCACCTTCTGGAGTTGTATAAATTATTAATGAGCTCATTATTTTTTTACTTTAGATGTTTCAATTGAATGTATTTCTGCCCGTATGGAATTTATGGCTGTTGCTGTTAATTCTAATTCAGATTCTAGAACACCATGCCTATATAGAGCCCTTCCCAATTTTTCATATAAAGCATCGATTGGGTCGTTAGAAATGTGTCCTTGTATTTCGTCTTTCATTTTATTCCAATTTGATTTGTTAAATCAATAATTTTTTGTATATTTATTTCACTATTAAATAATTCTTTTCTAATCTCCAACATCTTCTCAGTTCTATCTGATGGAATTTTTATACCATTTCGTTGACCCTTTTTAATTAGCTCTTCAATATGTTCAAATCTCAATCCAACACCTGGTGCGGTTTTTGATTGAAACCATAATGAATCAGCCAATCCTGTATACATTGATTTATCAATGATTGGATCATCCATCTTAATTAAGAATTCATATACTTCAATTAGATTCATTATAATATCCTTTACATTTTCTGTCTATTGTTTCTGCTTTTTCGAATACATCATCATACATCAAAAAATAATGATTGTAACAACACAACTCCAAATTTTCTCTGTTGTGATTTTTAAAATCCCCATCCTTCCAAATCAATACCAATGGTACTGATCCGTCAGTTACTCTCCTTTCATTAAAGCCACAGTACTCACATTCCTCTAGCATCAACCCCTCCTTAAGTACTTTTCCTTTTAATTGGGCTGCGGGGAATTCTGGATGTTTACCAGACAAAACATCAACCATTGACACTTTATCAATTAACTTCCCCCTGGCTAAGGTTTTTGTGCCTTTATGCCCTTGATTCGAATGTAATTCATATAGCGTTTTGCCAGTAGCACTGTCAACATGCATTTTAGCATACTTAGTATAAGTATTATAATCACACCCAACAAACATTGCAGCAGATCGATTTGAATGGGTATGAGCCATTGCAAATCTTATATCTGATTCGGTTAGATTTAGAGCCTTTCTTAATATGTTATACTTAGCCATATGAATTTAATCTTCCAAATGTTGCGCTAATTAATTTTTCAAATAAGCTGATGAACCATACTATACATGATCCATAAAATCCATCTAACATATATGAAATATCAATTGATTTAAAATGTGCATAATACCCAAATAAATTATATGATGGTGAAAACCAATAATGTGACAATATAAAACCAACCCAAGTACTAGTACAAATTGTACATGTAAATAATATGCCAAATGGCTGTGTTATCAAATACTTCAATAAAAATGTTCTGAATGGTTTAAATAACATTGAATCCACTATTATTTGAGTGATTCCGTATACTGTTATTATCCAGAAAACTATTAGGTTATTCATTTAAATATATCTTCTGTTTTTTTAATAATTGTTACATCCAATTTATGTTCTATTAATTTATCTAAAACTTTAAAGGAATTCTCCTTATCCCCAGTAAATATTTTAAACTTCTTGTTCATTCTTATAAGTTCCTCAGCTACTATAGTAGATTGGGTTTTAGTAAATCCTAATAATTTAATTGAACTTAAAATTAAAGACAATTCTTCAACTAACCAAATTTTTGGCCCTAAATTATTAATATATATTAAAAACCTAGAATTCTTACAGTCATTACAATCATCATTTATTTTGGAATCTATGTAACCCATAAATTGCGTCTAAAATTTCTCTATTATTCAATATTGATTCTGTTTTAGAATATATAACCGCTTTAATCGGTTGGAAGTTCTTCTTATTCATTATGCCTACTGTAATCAGATAGTTATCTGAATCATAATGACAAGTTCGAATTGAAATCATATTATTCCTTTTAAAATAATTATAATTTCAACACCAATTAAATCTGATTTTCTTCTGGATTATCGCTTGGAAGAGGTGTATTTGTTCTAGGCTGAGATGTGGTTGCGCCTCTTCTACTATTAGCAAATGATGGTAAGGCGTCTACAAACTTTTCTGATCCGATAAATCCCATAGACCAAATAACAGCTTCAATCAATCCATTAAATACAAATTCGGCTATCGTTTTATTAAAAAATACATGCCCGATAATAACAACTATCAATAATAATACTAGTAAAAAAACTATAATTCGTTTTGTAGATATCTTTCCAGATGCCTCTGTTATTGCTTGTTTCATCAATTCCCTCATTCTCTAATAATATGTTTAGTTAAGCAAGAAACTGTAATATACTGTCCATTTGTATATGTCTTATATTGCACTAATTCTTCATTAATGCTTTCAATCGGGCCACCAGTATTTTTATAAATACTATTTGGATCCATGTTTATAATATATTCTCCAACGTTTAAGGATTCATTTTTATCCGGATCAATTTCTATATCATCACCAGATTTGGATTTAGATTTATCTTCTCCTTTATCTTTAGATGGTTCCGCAGGAGGTGCCTCTTCAGGATTCAATTCCTGATTTAGCTGTTCCTTTGTAAATGTTATTCCATCAATTTTTATAGATTCAATTGCTGGGTAGTTGAAATATTGTGCCTTGCCATCAACATTATATCCAACACCCTTTCTAGGATTTTCAATATCAGACGCATCTGCAATTGTTAAAAATTCCTTATTAACAAATACTTCCAGGCCCTGATTTGATTCAAGGTATTGTTTTAAATATTCATTATCAAAATAATATGTTATCATATTAATCTATTTTTTTAACAATACCAACATATCCTAATATAACTGTATCATCATCCGTCAACGATGGCTCAGCTTCACTTGAATATTTAACTTTTTCACCATTAAGAACTACTTCATATGTATCTCTATATGGTGTATTATGATCTACTGAAAATTTCCAATTTAAAAATGCAGTTTGTTTATCTACAATTGGGGCTAACCATCCATGTACTAACATTTCTGATTGACTAAGACCAAACATTTTGGACAGTGTTTTATTTGCATATGTACATTTACCTTCCACATCACAAATGAAAATTCCTAGTCCTATGGCGTTCTCAATTATATTTAGTCTCATTTCATCCACTAGAATATCCATTCCCTTTTGCTTGATAATTTCCTTTAACACACGACCAGCTTCTTTACCGAAATGTTTTTCAATATCTTTAATAACATGTACACCCGAGTTGTTCAAATATATTTGTCCTAAAAAGAATGGGGCTGTTTTTGGCCATATCCATTTAAAAAATGTATATAATCCTCCTATAACTGCCACAACATATGCTATAATAGTGACAACATCCTTTAAAACTTGTAATTGCGCTGGTTCCAAACCTTACCCTTTTTAATTTATAAATAAATATAAACTATCAGTAAGTAACAAGAGTATATTTGGAAATTTCAGTCAGAAACTTTTCTATTGTCCAACTTTTATTAGAAGAATCTTTAATGATTATTGTTTCTAATAATTTTTTTTTATCATTTTTAACTAAGCGATTCAAAACATTCCAAGCATATCCTGCATGAAATGATTTTGATGACACTTCCCCTAAAATATTATGATCGGTAACAGTATCTCCGGATTGTCCTGGAGTAATTAAATAAAATGTCATTCAGTTGCTTTTATAAATTCTCCACAATCAGTGCATATAAATCCATTGGCACAAGAACCAGTTCTGAATTCATAATATCCAATAAAAAATTCTTTATGTTGGCACGATTTTCTAATTTCTTCTAACCTTGCTTTTGAATCTGCTATTATTTTATATAGAGATTCACATTCTTCTTTTATACTCATCTTCTTAATCTTGATTGATATTCTTCATTATCAACATGAATTAGTGTATTAGTCATCTCTTCATTATTAGAAATTTGTACAAATAATGATCCCAATTTAAATGTTCCTTCTGTAGATTTCTTATTCAATAAAGTATCTTGTACAATTTTAGGAAGTAATTGCAAATATTGATATTCATCATTTCCAAAATGGTTACCATCTATTGCAACTGTCACTGATGGAACCAATCCTTGATAATTAAATTTCATTCCTAAATCAAAATCAGTATACTTTGATTCCTTATCACAATATTCTTTCAGTAATTTAGGATCTAAATCACATCTAATTAAATCAGCCCATGGTTCAATTAATTCTATTAATGATTTGGTACAATTTATTATATTATATCTTGTATAATATTTAGGAGTAATAATTGGATCCATTAATGGTGTATGCTCAACGAAGCTGCCCCATTTTCTTATAAAGTTTCTTGCTGATCTAATATTATGTGCCTCCCATTCTAAACTATTAGTTCCAGGTGTAGTTAATGTTGGATTGAATCTTGAACCTCGGCAGGTGATATGATATACACAACCAACCCACGTTTGTACAAATTTACATCCATTTAATTTGAAACGGTTAAATATATCCGAATCCTCTTTCGACTGTGGGCGATATAAAGGATCATGTCCACCAATTTTTTTAAAATCTTCAACAAAGAAAGCCCACGGTGCAAAAATACCATTTGTATATGGTGGGCTATATTTTGGTTTATATCCATCTCTATACCAGTTTAAAAATTCTTTCTCATTAAATTGATCAGGTTCCGTTCCCCAATCTGCTAGATACTTTTCTGGTCCATCTGGATGTAGTGGAGGTTCTATTCTTGTTAATGATACTATTGTTTTATAATTTGCAGTAACGGGTAATATCCATCCACTCCAACATAAATCAGTTGTACCATCTTCATTTGTTGTAATGTATGAACCAGAATGCTGTTGTATTCTAATTTTAGTATTATTGATATTATCATTTATAAAGGTTTCAGTTATTTTATCCACTTTATATTTATAACTCTCTTCATAATTAATAGGATCTTCAACACGCATAGATGTATACATCAACTTTTCAATCTCATCTAAAGCCCCAGGACATAAATACATATCTGCATGATATATAATTGCTATATCGGTATGCACTAACTCATTAATTATACGATCATACAAAATAGTATGCCCAACTCTATTGGGGCCTGGATTAGTTATGTATGAAAACTTTGGATCGATTTGAGCCAACCAATGAAAATGTTCTGTTGCACCATCTGTACTAGCATCATCTGCTGCACATATAAATACTTCATGATCACCTTGATTTTTTCTGATTGAATTATATGCCCATTTAAAATAGACTAAATTATTCCGACACGGAATTACGAAACTAAGCTTCATTAAAAATAAATATTTATTGTCCCTATTATAAAACCAATTGATAACATGGTACCAGATTCTACAAATTCTCCAGTATCACAATTTGCTGCATCATAATTCATAAAATGAAATCCGATCAACAAATCATCGAAATTAAAAAACTCTACTTCAACACGCATTTATTATTATTTTATTCTTGCAATAATAAATTTACTGTCATTTGTTATTAATGTTGTGTCAGCTATAACGATATGCTGTCTAGGATCGTTAACAAAATTTGCTGGATCAATTAATGCATCACTATATAATGCCGCGAACCAATACTTCTTACCTTTATACTTTCCTTTTTTAACAACTCCAGGAATTACTGTACCTTTTACTACTTTTAGAGTGTCTCCCCAAACTACGTTTTGTAGACTATCACATGGAGTAAGTGACATTTGAATTGGAATAGAAGTTCTGGCTAATAATTGATCATTGGCTAAACTATCATCTTTCTGACAGAATGTTAGGAATATACTAACCAATGCAATTGTGCATATTGTTAATATAGTTGAATTTTTTTTATTTAATTGTATCATAATTTATTGTTCTATTTGTTGTTCTTTACTAGCTTCTGGTTTATATCTAAATTTACCTAAAATGTTTCTAATTGAATTCATCGTCATTCGAGCCATTTCTGGATCCTTAGATTGCATTTTAGACAACCATCTATATAGATCCGATTTCATTGATTCTGGATTCATCCAATGCTGATCAATGTTAGACACTAAAGGATCTTCATTTACAGGTTCTGTTGGTTCTTGTACTTGTTTTGGTTGAGGGGGTTGAACTTGTTGTGCTTGTTCTTCCTCTTCTTCTAACAATCTTTTGTATATTTTTGAAAATTTCATTAAAGCTCCAATTCCTTTTTATAATAAATATAATTTAAATGAAATAATCATTAGGAATCTTTTGTATATCTTTTTTCTTTAATACCTTTGCCTTCAAATTATACCGGCCATAAATATTAATTAATATCAATGCACTCGACAATGTAGCGTGGCTCCAATTTGATATCAAATAATCATACCAAATCCAACCAATATCTCCAATGATCCATATATACAATGCTAAAACATATTGCTTTCTAGCATTTAATGCAAAGCCCACTAATATTGCAACTGTACATGCCCAGCCTAAAATTTGTATCATAAATTATCTAATTGTTCTGTAAATATATTCTTCATTCTTGGTGCAAAGTGTCTACAATGGAAATATCTATCATATATTTCTTTAGATTGTTCTGATATATGATGATGTAAAGAATCATTTTTTAATATTGTTATTTTATTAACTGCTGATTCAATATCATCTACATCTACAGATAAATCTGGAAACAATATTCTCTGAGTATCTACTTTAATATTTCCAATGCATGGTATTCCTAAATAACCACAATTTAAACTAAAAGTGCCGGCAGCTACTGTGGGCATCATATGTACTCCTATTTTAAAACTACTTAGATTATGAATCCAATCTCTCCAATTCATATAAGGTAAATGTTTTAAATCAGATATTTGTTCTTCCCCAGCAACTTTTCTTCCCATCGATGGAGCATATATTGGTTGTTTATAATTTTTAGCTACAAGATATGAAACCATACCACCATACCAAGCACACATGTTTCCACCTATAATAACACCTGACCGGTGGGTTGATGGTTTAATTTGCATTAAATTAAGACCATCTTCCACCATTACTGATGGCATTATGTATACTCTGTTTACTAGTCCTTTATAGTATTTTAAATCCGATTCATTGTGGCATAATATAAAATCAGCCTGTTTAATTAAACTGAGATATTGAATTTGATTTGGTAATGAATAATCTGCCCAATAATTACATGGACCTTCCTGCATGATCGCAACTTTGTGGCATAGCTTCTTTATTTTTTCAAATGGAACATCTATCTTATTCTTCGGTACAATTATAATTCCAATATCATATTTAATGGATTCAGAAAATTCATACATATAATAATGATCTGCATCCAATAAATGGATCCATGCAAGATCAGTTCTCATGTTTGGGTTGTTTCTATCAACCTTTCCATAATATCTTCCTTCAGTAAAAAATGCTATTTTCATTTATTTTTAGTTATTGCAATGCCATCAATATTAATATCCTTAAATTCAATTTCGCTTACTCTATATCCAGAAGGGAGATGATTTTTTGCAATTTGCCTATATATCATATTTTTTTGATCATCTCCTGTTAATTCCCCCAATTTAGAAATAGAACCAACACAGTATATATTTTGATATGCTGATAATTTACTATCATTTTTTATTATAGTTTCAATTATTATATCAGTAACAGTCTTTAGTATTTTAATCAAATATTTATAGTCTGATTTTCTATACTGAGTATCTTCGCCTGAAATAGAATATTGAATATTATATCCTATTATTTCTTTAGTATTAATCAAAACTGGAGGATATTTGATTGATCCTTCAAAATCTTCTATTTTTTCAAATGATACTAAAACTTTATCTAATTCAGATTCGAATTCAGTCGTCAATGAAACTACATTAAATGGATATGATTCAATTTTAGTAAAATCAATTGTTTCTAATAATAGTTTACTTAATTTTTTTATTTTCATACTATCATTAATATTTTTTTATGCACAATTGCTGCCCATTCATATAATTCATTTTTGGCCAAAACTTCTCTGAATGCGATTAACTCTTCCTTGCAAGTTGCTAATGCTAAAAATTCATAGAATTCTTCATCACAAGAAATTAATGCTCCAGGATCATCCAATAACATTTGGTATGAGTCTTCAAGATCCTCAATACTAAATCCTTCTTCAAAAAAATCATTATCAATCATAAAGGTAAGTTATAGTTTTCAATTAACCAAATTTATTCAACCAAATGATCAACAAATTTTATCATTTGACCGTGGGTTTCGGATTTGTCAGTCCAATCGCGTATATTAATCATATTGTTCATTTCATATACTAAAACCTTTTTCCACATTTTTTCTATAAGTAAAGCATCTCCCTTAACTTCAACAACTATTCCTGTTTTTTCCTTTAACAATGCAGCCAATGCTTGAGTAAATACTAGAGCTGAATATAATCTTTCGTCCGTAGTGTCCACATCTTTGTCTGGTCTACAATAATTTTTACCTAGTGTTTTGTTCATATTACATATCTTTTATAAATGAATGTTCTAATTTGACACCATTAGATAATTGTCCAATTAAATTTCTACAATAATTAAAAAAGTTTTCATTCCATGCGTTATCATGTCTCCCATGAATATGAGATAATATAAATAAGTTTGCACCCATTCCAGGAAATTGGTTTGGAGGAAAATAGTCTGTTACATTGATCGTTCTACAAGGCCATAACAAATTATTATTATGTGTTGGGTGAATTACTGCAATTTCAAATTCATTACCAATAATCCTTGCAGAATTTCTTGAAGTTAACCAACCTGGAGATTTCCAAATCTTTGGTGTAAGATCACATTGCCACCACTCTTGTTTGATTTGATAAACTAATTCTGATATTTGGCTTGGAGAATTTTGTTCTGCAAATTCACATTCACCCCAAATATTTTGATCTGAGGTATTATGATAATATCCATGGGCTCCGAATTCAATGTATGGTAATGATTTTAATTCATTGATCCATTCTTTATTTTCAGATAATCTTGCACCACCATGATGGTTTGCTGGGACAAATAATGAAATCTTTACACCAAATTCATTATGTAATTGTGACAAATATTTTTCTGTTGGTTCTCCCAAAATCCGCCATCCTTTTTTTGGATTGGCGTCATCGATAGAAATGTTTAGTTTATATAAATTTTCCATATTAATTAATCAATGATTTTGGTATTTCATCTTTTAAAATAGTTTTCTTGAATACTAAATTACCAGCAACATGAAATATTACAATTCCTTCTGGTTTCATAAATCCTGGAGATGCATAACTTCCATGAAGTTCTAATTGTTTCAAGACTTCATCAATTTTAACAGTATCAAACATTCCCCTATATATTTCTGGCACTACATGGCAACAGGATGGCCTGGTATCGGTTCCAGAATCTCCCCATCTAGAAACATTAAATAAACTAAATCTCTTTTCTCCTTTTGGCAAATCATAACCACATTGAATTCCAGATCCCCACCATTCACCAAAATGGTGACCTTCACCTAAATTAAATAAATCATCTGAATGCGCTGCACACCAAGTGGCAAATCCATGATTATCATCTTTTGGAGTTATCCATTTAGTTCTGCTTCCTATTCTCATAGTATACCCATCCTTTCTCGCGATTATTTCAGGGGAATCAGCAACAGCCACTTCCTCTAAATCTATATGCTGAATGAAGATAGATGCATTTGTACCATCTATTTTTTCAGTAATAATCATTTCCCTAGTTAATCTAGGCATCTTTGGAAATTCTCTAAATTTTATCATATGTATTTTATAATTGACCCGTCATTTTGATAATATGTTACTCCTTTTATAGTAGTTTCTCCAGTACCAATTCTGTGAGTTGCCACATAATGTTCTGAGTATCGTGCTATTGTATCATTAAATCCAGATTGATAAGATATGTTAAATTTTGCTTTAGATTTAATATACCATTGAGTTCTTAAATCACAGTTTTCTATATGTTTAAAATTTATAAAAGTTTCTGGGCTTATATTAAATATATCTGCCCAATAAGTTTCTTCAATGGGAAATGATGAATAATAAAATATTGGATAATCTTTATTGAATCCCTTTTCTTTAATTGTTTTAATTAAATTTTGAATGCTTTTATCATTCTTATCCCAACAATGATTTAAATGTTCTAATCTTGAAGCAAATAATATACACCCAAATTCTCTTCCATTTGTATGTTGGTGAATTATAGTGTTGCCATGCAATTCTTCCTCGGGACTAAAATATATATTTGGTCTAGTGTCAACTGAATTAATTTCTTCATCACTGAATCCAAAGTATCTCAAAATTTGCTCAACTAAAGGCTCATTTTCAAACCTTTGACATCTTTCATGATCGCAATAAACACTACTAAATTGCCCAGGTTCTAATGGTTTAACATATGGATTATTTTTAAATACTAAACTAACACTTTCGGCTGGATCAGATCCTTCATATGTCCAATTTTTAGATTCAGGAAATGTTTTTCTAATCCAATTTGGAGTTGGAATATAACAATCCATATTAGGATATTTAACTTTCAATACCTCAGGCAGTGCAGATATTATGCCCCAATCACCAATACTAAAACAACATCTTGTAAATGGAAAGTATTTACTACTTTGAAGCGCTTCCTGAATTGTTGGGCTAGCTAAATTTGGATATGAAATTCCTAACTTGTCTACATATCCATGTGCTACTACACCATCGTTTTCTATTGTATACCGTACCATCGTCATTCAATTTTAATTTATAAAGTAATGAAGTTGCCTTAACAATATCTTTATACATTCTTCTAAAAATTATTTTTTTCTCAACTAGTTTAAATCCCAATTTCTCGTATATGTGAATCGCTCTAAAATTAGTAGACAACACTTCTAACCATAGTTCTTTTCTTTTGGTAATAGTATATATAAATGGAAAGAACTCTTTGTAGGCCCTCTGAGAATAGCCCAGACCTTGAAATTTTGGTTCAATATCCATACCAATATATAATTTATCATCTACAATAGAAGTTCTGATATATCCAATTGGATATTTTGTGTGTAATCCAACTCCGATTCTGTGATGTATATAAATTATATACCACTTCAATGAATCCTTATTTTTAAGATACCACTGCTCAACATCAGAATAAGAATATATTGTTGGGTCATGTAAATATTTTGCAGTAGCCCTTCTGACTTCGGCGATATAATTTAAATCATTATACTCTATTAATTTAAATGATATATCATTCATACATTGCTTGTAATTTTGGATATATAATATCAGTCAAATCTTCTGCATGTTGTTGAAAATATCTGAAATTTGAAATTAATTGATTTCTATCAACTAGGTGTTCAACTCCAAATAATTTAGCTTTGTCAGATTCTGGAATTCTATCTTGAATTTGTAATTTTCTTTTAATTATTGATTCATTGAATGGAGAATATCCATACCAACAAATTAAACAATCAGTAACATTCTTTTTAGTAAAATGTCTTCCTGTTGGATAGAATGGCATATTTAAATGTAATGATCTGGCTTTTCTAATTAGAAAGAATTCTTCTTCCCTATTTATATTAATACCATTCATTCTTTGACCAACCAACGATTCTCCAGGAAATTCTAATTCTGTAAATTCATTATTTATTGAATCAATCATTGGATAGACAGGAATTAGGTATTGATCCCAATCATAAGTTTCAATCATTTTTTTAACATTACCTACTAAAAATTCTGTAATAGTTAATGCAATTTTATATCCCTCGGTTGCCCATTCAATTCTAATTACTTCTTCATCACAGTTCTTGGCATTAAATTCTTTATTAATGCTAGTAATGATATTTTCCTTTGGATAGTGTTTTAATATAATTTCATTTGATCTATCTGTTGAATGATGATCAATGAATATTATGTTATCAAATATTCGTTTATGATGTTCTATCCAATAAGGCAATAAATATTCCTCATTATAGTAATGACAGATGCAAGTTAATTTCATTTTAGTTTCTTACCTCTACTTTTGGAAAATATTTAATATAAAGATCCCTTGCGTCAACACTTCTAACTTGCATAATTCTTTTTTTAATTTCATCATAAAAATTCCAAGCTAGAGGTATTATAATAACTGGATCATTATTTTCTTGTTTCAATTTATCAATTCCATATATTGGAATATTTCCTCCTGGAGTATATAAACCTTGTTTTAATTCATTATCATCTATTATATAATCCAATTTTAATCCGAAATAATTTAAAGCAGTCATACCCTTTGCTGCAGCACCATATCCAATAAATCTTCTATTTCCATACATTTGTGTTACGCCAATTAAATCACCTTTAATTTTAAAAACATTGTTGGCATACTTATGATATGTATTAAAATCATATAATCCAGAGGCTGCTTCCAATTTTAATAAATTATCAACCCGATACCAATTGTCTTGTTTCTTTTTAATAACAAATATATAGGAATTACCATGAATTGGAGTTTTAATAACATCAACTAAACATAATGTTTCAGTTCTACCAATTAATGTGTTCATTGAATTGATATTAAAGAATGAAATATGTTCATGATATATTGTATCGAACTCATTATTCTTTATCATATCAGCCTGAGATACTTGTATATATAATGTACCATCACAGTGAAGATATTGTTCACATTTCTTTAAGAATTCTAAAGGATTTGAATTATGAGCAAATACATTTTGTGCTATAATACAATCAAAATGCCAAAAGTATCTTGATCCATTTGGTTTAGTAAATTTAAAATCTTTATTAAAATATTGACTTTCAATATAATGTCGTTTAAGAGCAGCAACGGAGGCCAAATTTTTTGATGGCTCAATTCCTACAATTGTTCTAACTTTATTCTTTGCAAATTCATCCAATTGGCTTCCATCATTACATCCAATATCTAAAACAGTTTCAATACCTGGATTTTCAGTCAATACATAATTCGCAAACCATTTGAAATATTGTTTTAAAGTATCAGTTGTTCCACTAACATACTTATAATCTGTAAACATTAGTTCAGGATTAACTGCAATGGATAATTGGCAATGGAAACAATTCTGGCATACATTTAATTGTAATGGATACTTTGGTAGTTCCTTTGTATTGTCATGAAAATTATTAGCTAAAGGTTGATCTCCTAGATTAATAACCTCCTTCAGATCTTCTGATCCACAACATAAACAATTTTTTAATTCTACGAAGGCCATATAGAGTTTTTTAATTCAGATTTTAATATATCATTACATAAATCACGCCATAAAAGATGATCTTCACTAAATGATTGAGATGTTGGATGAACAAACTTAGTAAGAAACTTCATATGATTAATTTTAAAATCATATGGAATGTTTTTTGATTTATCAAAATCAGTAGGATTGTGTATAATTACGTCTTTAACATTAATATTCAGTGAAATTAATGTATATGCTACATTTTTTGCTATATTCAATACAGTATCATTAGTTGAAGCAACATTATATATTCCACCCAAATTTGGATTATCATTATATAATATGCATTTAATTCCAACTATTAAATCTTGCATTGCAAGAATTGGTCTATGTACATTTGGATTAGTTACATGAATGTTTCCTGACTTAACGGCCGATTTAACCATTGAATTGGCCATTAAGTCCCACCGCATATTTGGAGAATATCCATTTACTGTACCAAATCTGAGCCCATATATTTCAAAACAATTCATGTATCTTGACGCAATAAGATCTCCCATCTGCTTAGTAGCATCATAATTATTAATAGGGTTTCCTAATAAATCGGATTCATTTGAATATGTTGATTCATTATATTGACGTGCAGAATACACTGATGAACTACTAGCATAAATTAATTTAATTCCACTAGAGTCAATTTTGTGCAATAACCTTTGGAATTTAGCTACATTTTGATTATAACTTTCATTAAAATCTGCACAAGATGAGACTGAAGAATTTCCTGCCAATAATATTATAGTATCAGCCCATTTCAATTGAGTTATTAACAAATCATCATAATCTGATACTATAGTTTTTATATTAGTTTTTGAAGATGGTGGATATCTATCACACCCCATAACTTCAAATTCAGAACTTAATGCTTCAGCCAAAGCTGATCCAATATAACCATTAGATCCTATAATTAAAACTTTTTCACTTTTCATAATATAAAGATATAATTAAATATTCAATTAACCAAATTATTCTTCTAAATCGATTTTCTTATTTTTTTGTCTATTATACTTACTAATACAATATGAACAACGACAATTTTCTTCTACCTGATGATTTTTTAATTTTCCAATCATTGGCTCATCCATCCAATCTGTAGATTTGAGAGCCTTGAGTCTTTGTTTTTGTTTTTTCTTTGCAAGTTCGTTTCGCTCACCCTTGTCCATTACCAGCCACTTTTAATTGTGTTAGAAATATATTCTACTTGTTCTGGTGTAACCCACCATCCAACTGGAATGCAGATCATATCTTTAGTTACCATTTCCAAATTTGGCAAATTATCAGAATGAATATTATATTGTTTTAATCCTGAATGTAAATCATTTCTTTCATGAACCCTTGACGTGATTATTCCCGCATCATGCATTTTTTTCATAAATCCAGCTCTATTACCAACCCTCATTGTATATAACCAATATGATGATTTTCTATCAGGTGCATTTTCTAATAAAGTGACGCCTGCAGTATTTTTTAATGATTTATTATAAAATTCAGCATTGAGTTGATGTTTACTAACTATAGTTTTCATGTTCTTTAAATTTTCAATTCCAATTGATGCATTGACATCATTCATATGAAATTTAAATCCAATTTCTGGAATATCTTGTTCACATCTAAAATCAGTCCGAGGCGTATCTCTATCAATACCATACCATCTAATCAATTTAGCGGCTTTAGTAAATTCAACAAATGGACTACCTATGAATCCACCATCTACTGTTGTAAGATGCTTTATTGCTTGTGTACTAAATGTAGATAAATTTCCAGTAAATCCAACATTGTAATCTTTATATGTTGATCCAAATGCATGAGCACAATCCTCAACAATTAAAATTTTATGTCCAAAATGTTTTTCTGCCTTATTAACTATTGATGACAGTTTATCCATATCAACTGGATATCCACCCCAATGTACAATTGTTATAATTCTAGTATGTTCATTTATTAATCGTTCAACTGATTCCAACGATATATTCATTGTCATCGGATCAATATCCGCCCATATTAATTTTAAATTATTATGTAGAATTGGCCAATTTGTAGCAGTGCACGTCAATGGAGTAGAAATTACTTCACTTTTATGATCTAATCCACCCCATTTAAAATCTGTTGATGCATATTCATAATATGTTGTCAATTTTCTATCCTTTTTCAACATATGATATATCAAATGTTCAGCTGACGTTGCAGAATTACATGTAATAGTATCATATATACAAAACGGTTTTGAAAAGTAACTATTTAAATCCTTTTCAAATTGTTTTACTTTTGGTCCTTCACCAATATAACCACTGTTTAGAACGTCAAAAGCGGCAGCTGCTGCAGCTGAAGACATATATACTTTAAATAATGGAATTTCATTTTTCATTTTGAAATATTTAAATAAAAATTATTTTGTTTAATTTGCTTTGCAAATGTCTTTTGATGTATTAAGCTGAATTTTCTATTAGATGTAACATCTTTAATATCTGCTGTTCCAATTACAGTAGCCCGTTTATAACCTGTTATTTTTTCATGGACATGTCCAGTCCATTTAATTCTTTTTAAATTTTTAAAAATCCTCAGTTGTAAATCAGGCCAATTTATAATTGGTTCACCTTCATATTGATTGGAATGATCTACATTCCATCCAATTGATTGGGCATATGATAACTCTAAATTAGAAACTGTATTGACTCTTGGTAACCAAAAGGCTTCAATATCTGGATTTTCTTGTATTATATCATGAATTAATAACAAATATGTTCCTAAATTTTCATCAGCATCAATCTGGAAAATATATTCCTTCGTACATTCTAATTTTAAATTGTTTTTAAAAGATGCAAAATCCCCATTAAGTGGAAACATAATGTGAGATATAAATGGATATTCATGTTGTAATTCTTCTATTAATTCTCTAACTTTTAAAGTAGAATTCGTTTCATCAACCTGAATAACTATTTCATCATGTTGTTTGACAAATGGAATCAATTGTTTTATCAATGATTTTAATTCATCATGTTCATCACACACCGTAATTGCAAATGATATGGATGGTATTTTATTTTTGATCATCTTCTTCAACTAAACTATTGTATAAATCAAATGCCTCTTCAAATTGTATTTTATCAAAAACTTTAATGGGAACATTATTTACTTTAAATAGACCCATTTCTTCTTTTCCATTTACTACGATTGGCAGATTAACCACAAAATGCGTGTTAATATCTTCTTTATCTTTCAATTTTTCTACTTTTGATACACCCCATTTGAATCCTTGAATTTGATCAGCAATTGGAAATAGTACCCCGGAATGTTTAAACGCCAAGATTGGATACCATATATTACCAGTAACAGTATCAATGAATTTAAATGGTAATATGTATGCAGGCAATTGATTTTCCAATTCCTGAATGGCTTCTGGTGAATTAATTGTCCACACATCTTTCATGTTTTGGTAACCTGTACCTAAATCCATTCTATATGAGTCCTCAACTAGAACGGTTAATTCTCCAGTTATTGGAGAAAACTCATCGAATGAATCCTTTACTTCTTCTCTCATTGTTCTTTAAATTCTGGTATTTTGAATGTTGTTAATTCTGGGCTAGAAATTAATTTAGTTTCTTTAAATTGATCTAAATTATTAAAAATATCCTCTATTTTATTTTTCATCATTTCTAATGAAAATTTATTTTTTGTTATATTAATATGTTTTTTGGAAGTATCCAAAAATTTCGCATACAATTTATGACATGAATCTAAAATTTGTGAAGCGTATGTATAGTTTACTGTGAACCAACCACTTTCAGCCATTATCCAATTATTAACTGCTGATGGTGCTACCTGAGTTATTTGTCCTGGTAATAAATAACAAGCTTCTTGATTAAGAAAATCCAATTGACCTGACCATCCTGACGCAATGACTGGTTTGCCAGTTGCAGTAAATTCTAATAATGGCCTACCAAATCCTTCCCCCTTAGTAAAGGATACCATTGCTTTAATTTTTTCATGATTGTATAATGAATTCATTTCATTGTCTGATAATTCTCCGTGAATTACATAAACATTTGGTAATGACCCCTCATGCCCCTGATCTTTAATCAATTCACCAATTGTTTGTATTTTATTTTGTAGAGATAACAATTCCAAATTGCTAAAATTTGCATGAGATGTTTTTAAAACTAATGCAGGTCTGTTTTGGGGTGCCTTTCTTTTAAATGTATTATAGAATGTATGTATTAGCATACCTATATCCTTTCTATCAGCACCCAAATCTCCTTGTAACCAATGCCCAACAAACAAAAATGCATAGTCCTCGGTAACTGTTTTCATTAATGAATTTACTGTAGAATCATTGCAAGTTATCTTTTTAAATATGTTGGTATCAATACCTTCAAACAACACCTCACAAGGAGCTGTTAATTTTAATACTTCGATAACTACATCAGATCCTTCATTTTTCTTTTCAAATATAGTTGATTCGAATACCCGCTTTGAATGTTCTGACGATGTTAGCACTAAATGCATTCGATTACAACCTTCTATCCATTCAGGTTTGCATAATGTTGTTTCTATTCCTGCAGTTAATCCAATATTATAATCTCCAACCGCTTGAAATTCATTTGGTATTGTACATTGGATCCAAATCTCTGGTTTATATGTTAATTGAGGAATTATCCTTTCATGAATGGCTCTGTGTTTAGGATCAGTCAACACTAATGCTGTTTGGGGAGTATCTCCCCATGGTGTCGCTATGATATCAACATCATAACCCAAATCTATTAATGATGAAACAAAATCTCTAGACCTTGCACCGTAACCGCTTAAAGTTCTTACTGGTGCGGCGATTGTAACTTTTTTATTCATATATTATACTATTCCAATTTTTGTAACTTTTTTCTTAGGTTGCACTTTAATGATTTCTACCTTTGGTTTAGGTGTAAAAGTGTCTAGACATATATTGATTGCATCTGCCATTTTTGAGCTCATTATTTTACTTTCCATTCCCGCAGTTGTAATTAACCATTCTCTGCCTATTGAACCTGCTAATTTCCTTTCTTCTTTCGTTTTATTATACCAATATGATATTCCAGCAGCAACATCTTCAAGTTTGGCCCTATCGTCAAAAATATAAGGTGTTTCCAATGATCCTTGTAATGATCTGTTTGATGGGATTATTGGATATGCCCAAGGACCATGATTTTTTAATATACCTGTATGGTTGGTAGTTAAATCTTCGGTTGGAAAGAATTCAGTGCCATCATCATTTTTATATCCTAATTGATCTTGCAATCCTCCAGTAACATTACTAATAATTGGTGTGCCTGCCATTAATGATTCAGCGGATGATAATCCAAATCCTTCATTACTTGCAATGTTGAGCGTAACATCAGCATTATTATAATAAAAATTTAATACTTTTGAAGGAATTCTTTCAATACTAAAAATAACTTGATAATCAGGACATATATTGTCTTTAACTGAGATTAAATCAGTTCCATTAGGATCTCTTGGATGAGTGTGAAGAAATAATACACATTTAGCTGCTTGTTCCTTAGGCAGTGTATCACAGAATAATTTATAAGCTAAAATTACATCTCCTGGTTGTTTTCTTCTAATATTTCTGTTATTCCAAAATACTATAAAATCAACATCTCCGTGTTTTTTAGCAAATACATCTTTAAAATCTAAATATTCTCTCCAATCAGGATCTGTTTCTGTTAATGGCCTGTATTTATTGGAATCTATTCCGTGTGGAATATATGTTATCAAACTGGTATTATTTTTTTTCTTTACTACCTCAGCAGATTCCATTAGATCTATAGAATTATATCCACCATGTTCTAATACCTTTTTATGTATTATATGAGTCTGCTTATTAATTGCCATTAATAGATCACAAGAACTATATGCTGCCAAATTCCAATGTGGATATGGAAGATCATCCCATATACTGTAATACATTATAGGAATTTTATATGTAGATCTAATTTCATACTCCATTGCATACAACCAAGTCCAATATCTCGGATCTGTAAAATGCAATATTGCGTGAACTGTTTCATTGTTTAAAATGTGTCTAAGTATTCCTGCATCTCCATATCCTGAATATGGGTATAATTTAACCGATACATTTTCATATCCAGTTTCATCTTCAACAATTTTAGAAATATCTAAAATCTTTCCTTTGTCTGGATGATCAACTGTTGACGCTATTTGTATCCAATTAAATTGATTGGCGGTATTGAATACAAATTCTCTGGCCATAGTACCAATACCTGATGGTGCATTGATATCATCTGCCAGTAATAATATTGTAGGCCTCTTTAAGGCTTCATCCGATATCGGAATTAATTTTGGTAAATTCATAAAACTTATTTAATATAAATATATTTTTAACTGTTATTTTATCATGTATTCACGATAGTTATTTAAATTATTCATCATTAATTCTAGTTGATTTACTGTGAATCCAGTTGTAAAACAATTATAATTCATGATATTAGTACAAATTGTCTCAGTGTCTAATAATCCTTGTTTTATTTGATCTGATTGTGACAATTCAAATGGATGCATTAATCCAAATAAATGTCCTATTTCATGTGCTAAAACTTGTCCGTTATTATAATCAAACATCGTTTTAAAATTTATAAATACATTATCATATTTCGGAGACATTTGTTCAAAATCTTTACCCTTTTCAACTATAGTAAATCCTTGTAATGACACTTCTCCAATATCTTCAGATTTGATAATAAAAACATTTAAATATCCTTTTTCAGACCAATTATCAATAATATATTTTACTTGAGACTCATCGCCATATAAATAATTTCTAAAAATTCCATATAAATCTTTAGTATAATAATGTATTCTAAATCCCTCGACCATTTGAAATTTTACAAGTTGTCTGAATTCAAAATTTAAACCATTATTTGCAATCTTAACTGCATTATAATCATATTTTAAATATGATGGTTCATATGCTGTTGAATCATATATAAAATGATATAATACTGGAATAACTGGCTTTGATACTGATTGAGCTGATATATTAGTCATCACAATCAATTGAATGCATATGAATTTTAAAATATTCATTGAATACCTCCTAATTTAATATTAATAGTTTTTTATTGCTCTTTTCAGCCAACTTTTTGGCATATGATAATTCAAAGGTTAATGTGTTTCCCTTTTCAATAAATATAATTAGATAATCGCATTCATAAATTAAATGTTTGTACCTATCTGATAGATGACTCATATGGTATTTTTTTCCATAATATTGCTCATCCATAGCGGAATACATTTTATATCCTGTATAGCTTGGGTTGAATTCTTTATAACTCATATTCAATTCTAATGCCATTTTTTTGGCTATATGTTCAACCCCAGTAGAATTACCACCAGATAATATTGTTACATATGGGCCAAATTGCCTTTTAATTAATTGAAATATCTTTATAATTTCAGATTGATTATGATATGTTTCAGTCCCAATTATTCCTATATTATTCATTACATATTCTATTTGATCTTGGACATAAATCTTCTCTGGTGTCGTATTTACAAAATAGACAATTTTTAAAATTCTTTCCAGCTATAGCTGGATATGTTTTATCTGTTTTATATGTGCCGTCATAATTAAAACATTGTTCGACAAATTTACGTAAGTTTTTTGAAACTCTATTCAAAGAAACCTTTCCATTTGACGGAGAAAATTCCTGTATTCTTTTTTGTACCCATAAACTATCCGGATCTATTTTTCTTTTTACAATAAAGTACTTAACATCTATCTTGCTAATATCAACATTTAACAATTTAGCAAAATGTCCTTTATAAATTAAAACTTGATCCGTGGTGGTCTCATCTTTCTTTTTATAATCATTCCAACCCTTTGTAGAAGTTTTAATATCTATTATGATATACTTTAAAAGATCTTCATCATAGAATATTAAATCTATAAATCCTGTTAATTTAATGGTCGGATAATCTTCATGTACCTGCGCCATTACTGGAAATTCGATTGCTATTAATTTTACCTTTCTAGTAGTAAAATATGATCCTCTCTTTTTTCGAAGATAATCTAATATTGCACAACCATCATTATAAAATGATGCCAATTCAGCTGGTGTTGAGAAATGTTTGCCAAACTTTTCCTTCCTTTCAGCATATTCCTTTGTCATGGCCGCCAGCAACATTTTATGTAAATCCATTTCATTTGCTTTCCGAACTGATTCAGTATAAATCATTTTTAACCAATCTTGTATTACTGAATGTATGGCCTGCCCAAATACCAGATGTATAGATTCATCTGATTCTTTGACTTTCTGAATATAATTTATCTCCCAGGATTTAGGACAAGTAAAATATTTACTATATTGCGAGAAAGAAATCACCCGATCACCTGGTTGTTTTTCTTCAACCAACTTAGCCAATGCTTTGGTACTTATGTATGTATCTTGCGACATTTTTATTTTTTAATGTGATTCCAAACCGCCACACATTTTCTTATTTGATTATGGCAATCATCCAATGCCTTGTGTGCAACACCACCATGTTTCCAACCTTTAATTAGATCAGGAGCCAATGCATATAATGTTCTACAACATCTTTCCTTTCTAAAATTCCATGGAATATCAATAGTAGGATTACATAAGGTATATGCAGCTGATAATATTTCCAAATCAAATCTTGGAGAATTAGCCCAAATAAATTCATTATTGTAAAAATTATTAAACTCATACATTGCTTCATTAATACTGCAGCAGTCGGATTTTAATGAATTCCTTGATTCTTTTGATTGGCTCATCCACCACATTATTGTATCTGCTTGGACTGTCAATCCTGCTTTTAGACAACTTTGCAAAGATATATTTCGATAAAATTCTTCACCAGTTTCTCCTGTATCTATATTAAACCTAACTGCCGCGAGACTTACTATAGCACAACCAGATTTATTTCCCATTGTTTCAATGTCAACCATTAGATGGTCCATTCTATTTCAATTTAAATTGTTTTTTAATATCAGAATCCGAATATCCATGATCTTTAAGATATGATATCAAGTCTTCTTGTTTGATAAATTGTAAATTAGAAACTGTTTCAGATTCGTTCCAACAAAACCTTTCACATAAAAATTTAATAAGATTTGGTGATATTTTATCTTCAGATTCTTTATCAACTTTAGTATATTTTGTAAAAAATTTAACCTTAGGAAATAAATCTTTAAATAATTTATATACCTCTCTATTTTGGAGTATGCCTACAGTATACTGTTGCAAATAATTAATTACTCCAATATAATCTGGAGACATTGATATCCACCTATTCATCATAAATGGACTAAATTTTTTCTTGTCCGTTTCTGAATAATCATCCCATGATGGTTTATTAAAAAATACATCGTTGATATTATCAAATATACTCCGTTCTGCCATAAATTATTTTATGGATTTACTATTAAATTTGATTTAGGTGGATTTGGTTTCGTCTCCTCCACTTCTAATTGTTTTACTGGTGTTCCGCAATCATCACATCTCCACATTGGAATTGGTATCATTGCATCAGCAGGCGTTCCTGAAAATATTTTAGAAACTGTTCTCATTGTGAATACCTGTTTAAAGAAGGTTCCACCACATTCGCATATGTGTGGTTTTGAATTATTCATTATCTGCCGCAGATATTCGGCTTCTGTCATTTGTCCTGGATTCATAAAATATATTTTTAGTTAACACGTATAGTTTCAATTCTACTTTCCCCTGATCTGATGGGAATTATCACTCCTTCTGCATTCTTAAATTTATTCAATAATGGTTTAAATGTTTTTTTCATAACACCATCAATATATTTATCTATTTTGGTAGGTTTGAGATCACCAATATTACAATAAAACACAATAATTGAATCTTTCTTTTCTGTTTTCATTTTTTATGATTTAAGTTCCGTTAAAATTTCGATAAACATAGCCATTACACCAATTTCTTTATCTACAATTTGATTATCAAACTGCATTGTTTTTGCTATAGCTAATATAGTAGCTGCCTGATGTCCATTTTTTGCAAATTCGTCTAAATTATCATATAAAAATCTATACAATTCTTCAAATGATTTGACTCTGGATTCAGCAATTATTTTTCTAATATTTTTAAATGCGTCAGGTGGGTTTTTAAAAGTTTTCAATTCTTCTAAAATATCATCCATATAATTGGCAGCGGCTGCTATTTGGGCGTCTAATTTTAATGTTCCTGATTTGCTTAAACTTTGTAAATTATTTATTATCCTTCTCATGTCTGGATAACTTCTATTAATTACTGATGCAACATCCTTTTTTTCATATTTTATACCTTCCAAATCCAAAATCTCTATACATCTCTTTGCGACTTCACCTTTATTTGGGGGAAGTATATGAAATGGAACACACCGAGATTGAATTGGTTCTATTATTTTTTCAACATAGTTGCAAGTTAAAATGAATCTTGCTCCTTTAGAAAAGGTTTCCATTAAATTTCTCAAGGCAGCTTGGGAATTACTAGTCATGAAATCACAATTATGAGTCAAAATTCCAGAGCCTATAAAAAAATTATGATTTTTTTGCACTGATATATCATATACTTGATTGGTATCACCTGTTTTCGTGATTGATATTATTTTTATTTTTTTTAATTCCATTATATACTTTTTGTAATTGCATTATATTTTCTCCTTCAAAATCAATATTATTTATATAAGATAATATATTATCTTCATTTATCCAAATAAATTTAATTATATTTTTTAAACAATATTCAATTACTTGTTGCATTTTATTATCTTGGGCTGCCCATGTGCTTTTTGGTTTTACTTCGTATATAATATTTTTAGATTTATCATAAAAATCAACAATATATGAATGGGATTTCAATTCTGAATCGATCCATGGAATTCTTATTGTTTCAAATTCTAAATGTTTATTACTATTCCAGAATACTGCTTCCCAACTACTTCTGAATTTTTTAATAGATCCATCATCTAATATTATGCGGGCAGACCAATGGGTTCTAGTATTTGTGATATATGGTGTAAATTCTCCAATGGCAATTTTGTGTTTCATAATCTCTGAATTTTTATGAGCTCTCTTTTTAAGATTATCTTTGCCTCTGTCTGTTTGATTAAATAATTTCATTTTAATAGAATTGATAGCCCCAACTCTCTTTAATATGGTCTGGCCAGCTTCTGTTTGATTTGATATTTTTCTAGTGGCAGAGGCCTTTTTGCATTTGATATTATAATCATAATATTTTATCCAAACACGATTTTTCTCGCATTCATCACAACAATTATTATAACTACCATGAAACTGTCTATTATATTGTTCTATAAATTCAACACCACAATACTTGCATTTGGGTATTGGTATTTTCCATACTTGTGTCCCAATATATTGTAATATATTTGAAACTAAATTATGATTAAAGTGAATATCTAAGTGACTAGACAATCCAGAAAGCGTTTTAAATTTTTTACCACAATATGGACATTGATTTTGTTGATTATACAAAATATTTTGATAATCTTGTATTGGTTTATTTACTTTAAATTTTCTACATTTTCCAGAGGTGCAATAAGTTTTTTTAGTTTTGCTTTTGAATGGAGTATTGCAATTTAAACATATACAATCTATTAGTTTATTTTGATTTTTTATTATTTTTAATCTTCCTATTTCTCGATTAGCACATATATTACATCGTTTAACATATCCTCGAACATAACTAATAAAACTTGATGGTTTGCCACAATCTACACAAAATTCTTCATTTAGTTGTTTTATAAAAGTATCATAATATTCTCTTATGGATATTTTATGTTTTCTTAAATGATTTTTATTTAATTTCTCCCCACAAATATTACAATTCATACTAATTTAGATTTATATTTACAACATATTTCGTATATAAATATACCCTTAACTAGTTAAAAACTCAATTTATATTAAACAGGAGATAAAATATGATTATATTTATGTAAATCAATAGTTTTTACTATTATAACTTCATTTTTATCATTATAAACAAACCATTTGTGTTCAGAAGTGCATCTAACCAGTTCTTCATTTTCTAACTGTATTTCCCATATTTCTTTAACACCCTTATTAAAAAACTTAAATGGCTGCCATTCTATTTTGTTTGTTTTGATATTATATGATTTAACCAAATCATTAGATTCATCCAATTCTTCAATTGGTATTGCAATTTCAATTCCTGCTCTTAATATGTAAACTAATGTGCCTTTTTCTAAACATTCATCTAAGATTGTAATCTTCCATTTCTTAAATCCAACAGTACTAACAAAATTAGTAACCTTTGTCCTAATAGTATCAACATTATTTTCTGATGATGCATTAATATATAGAAAATCACAATCTAAATGATTTGCTATTAGTTTAGCTGCGGTCGTCTTTCCCGTTCCTGGTTTAGCTCCGAATAATAATAAATGTGGTATTTCACCCTCATTTAAATAATTCTGCAGCCTTTCTTTGAAATCCTCATTACCCACATATTCAGATAATTTGGATGGGCGGTATTTTTCAACCCATAAATTGTTTATAATCTTATTGGACATCCTTAACAATAACTTTACCTAAATTTTTAAATAATGGATTATCTAAATCCACCGGTTCCATATGTGATATATCAATATCATTGAATTTTGATATAAGTGATTGCATTATTTGTCCAATTTCATCTTTCTGATTGTCATATAAGAAGGGGGACTCACCTTGATTACCTCGTGTTATGGTATCATATAAAATTTCCAATTCAGTTTGAACTTCTGCAATTGTCAACACTTCAATTGGTACATAATACACTGGATAAGATATTGATTCCTGTGATGACGCCAATCCAGGATTGATTAATCTATCGGTAATTTTAATTGATTGGTGGTTTCTTTCAAATTTTATTTCAATATCAATCTTATCTTCAAATACACATTTGAATCTATTAAGAATATATTCGTTTTTAAATCCATATGAAACTCCTGGTTCAAGTGTGTATGAATTGCCTGGCTTAATTTCGCCTAATCCATATAAACTAATGGGTTGATGTTGTGCTTGCCATTTAAGATTTTTGTTCTTGGTGTGTAATATTAAATCCTGCAGGAAAGTAACTGTAGTTTGAATTAATGTAATATCTCTCATTTTATTAAATTTATTGTATTTAAAAGAATTTTTAATTGATTAGAATCATAATACTTATCATGTACCTTTTTACATAATATAGGTATTTGTTCTGAATAATCCAAATAATTTTCCATATATCCTTTAATTTTATCATGCATAAAATGTCTAGCTTTGATATAATTTAAAAAAGGTGGAATTAAAATCTTTCTTGGGAATGTGTAATCGTTTCCAAAAAATAACTTATTTACCTTCGTATCAGGTATCAATGGAATACAACCAAACATCAACGCCTCCCAAATTGGAAATGGATTAGCTTCCTTTGCACTATGAGATATTACTATTTTTGCTTTTGATAATAATCTGTAATGCTCTATTATAGAATAATTTTTCTCGTAACATAATACAAAATCATATTCTGGATATATTTTTCTTAAATTTGTAAACAATCTAATATCATGATCACTATTTGGTCTAGTAATACATACTATTAAATCAGTCTTTTCAATTTCTTGTTTTTTAGAAAATTCATATAAAGATGAAAATGGATTAGGACATAGTATTGTTTCTCCCCCTTTACTGGCGGCCAGGAACCTATTATAATGTTCTAATTGGTGTTCATTATTGACTAAATTATAATCATAACAAGCACTTAAAAACTTTTCAAATTTAAGAGACCAATCATAATACCCTTTATACTTGCCGTAATACATATTCGATTTAAAATTTAAATATGTATAATATATCCCATCATCCCAGAATCCAATGAACCTCCACTCTAATCCTTTAAGAGTCTTGTACTCATTCAATGCCAATACTAATGGGTGCCTGGCATTAGGAAATATGAATATTGCATTATATGGTATATGCTTATTTTGAATTAATTGTCCAGCATTGTTATATAATGATGCAACTGATAGGAAATTATTAAGATATCCATACTTCCAATTTGGATTGGGATGGCCTTTAATTATTTCAACATCATATCCCCAAGATTTAATTTCCTGCGGAACAAAATCAGTCCACTGTGAGGTGTATCTGACTCCAGTCACATCATTATCAACAATGAAAACTTTTTTCATTAAGCTGGCCTTCTACCACTTGTTACTGACGGTTCGATAATTTTAATAATCTTTGTAGCCGTAACTGAATGAATTGCCCAATCTCCCGGATACCCCTCATATTCAGCATAGATTTGTTTTTCTACATCAGTTACATTTACAGCATTGACTAAAAATTGTTCTACCATCTTTTTAATTTTACCACTTCTTTCATCCTCTATTTTCTTTTCGACCTTCACGAGGAAATAGGTCATTTCTGCTAAATCTGCCATTTTTAATTGTTTTTATTTTCTATGACTGTAATATTTTTTATTAAATGATTTATTTTGGATTGAAATTTATTACATTCCTTTTTGGTATTCGCATATAACGTGAAGGATGTGCGTTGATAATCAAATGGAAGAAACCAATAATCTTCTCCTAATGGTTGGTTTAATTCTACAATAATTGTATACTTAAATTTTAATACTTTTTTCATTCGGGAATATTAATACTGTTAATATATTCTACATGAGATGTTTGTTCAATTCTGGTTGGTGTTAGTCCTGATAGTGAAAATCCATGTGATTCAAACTTAAATAGTTTTTTAAGATCATCAAATGACATATCTCGAATGATTCGTTCCGCATTTCTTCGGCATGCAAACTCTTCAATTGATATTCCATAATAATCTTCCAGGCCTGAAATTTTATCTGATTCAATTCTTATTTGAGATCTGTATTTCATATAGAATAAGTTGCACTAGTTTTCGGAGTTTCCTTGAATTCAACTGAGGTTACATTTGTTATATTTTTTAATTTATTCGCAATTATATCAAAAAACCATTTAGAGAGGTTTTCAGAAGTTGGAATAAAATTTACAAATATCAATCCTTGATATATTTCTTGTTTAAATAATTCTAATTTAGAATATAATTCAGGTTTAACAATCCAATAATCTTCTGCAAATTGTAATAAATATTCATTTCTATTTTCAGCATTCATTCCTTCTAAAATCGGATAAAAATAAGAACAAACTTCTGGATCATTGATATCCAAAATACATTTGTGATCAATAGTGTTGTCAATAAACTGTTTAAAAAATGATAGATTTTTAAAATCTATAATCATTCCTTGTTCATTTAATCCAGTGTCTTCCAATTCAATATTTATAACTCCATTATGACCATGTCTGAACCTGCAAGAGCAAACATTATCAATACTTAATCCAGGAATTAGAATTTGGCTGTGAACCCTATGCGAATAGGAAAATTCAAAACTTTTAGCAATAGTCCATTTGCTCATATTTTAAAATTTGTTTATATTTATAACTATTATAATCTAATTTAATTGATTCGAAATAATTTGGAAAAACCATACTATTTAAATATAATATATTTTTAAGAAATTTGATAGTTCTGATTGTTTTATCCAAATCTTGAATACTTCCTACTAGAACATTACAATTACAACATTCATATATCTCCGAATCCAAATATATATTGTTGTTATAAGTTAATATCAGGATAGGATTGATTGTACTTTGTCTCAAAACTTTCATCTTTTCAATGAATGTCTTCTTCCATTCAGGACTAGCAAATCCAGAAATTTCAACAATTATATTATCGTATATAACAAAATCTACTATTTTTCTTTTACCATCAATTAAATTGACTATAACTTCATTAATATATGGTATATTATTTTTAATACAATATTCTGAAAATGATACTTCTAATTTTGATCTAAATCTTTGTCCGATACTATTTAAACATTTCAAAGTACTAAAATTTTTAGATCTTAAACACGTGAAATTTGGATTTTCTAAGTCCTTTTTAAATCCACAACCAGGAGTTTTAGTTCCATATATTTCTATATATGTTTTACCCCGATTATTATGGTTTACCCAATATGGATTTTTATCTATCATCATTCTAGATCGCATGAACTTTTTTTCACAACCACAAGGACATTGTGTTAATATTTTTTCATTACATGTGTAACAGGTTTTAGATTTATATTCTTTAGCAAAATATTGATTATTACAATGTTCACATACTTTATTATAAGATCTATTTATATCTTTTCTTAAATGTATTGGTGTAGATATTTTTTTACACTTAAGGCATTTTTTATGTGTTGGGCAATTAATAATAAACAAATCATTGCAAATTATACAATGTTTCTCCTGTTTAATCATTATAATTATGAAAAATTTATTTGATTATAAAATCTTGGATAATCTTCAGCTACAGTCAATCCCTCCAATGGAATTTTTTTGAGTCCAGTACATTTGGCTACTGTCTCTCCTTGATATATGTCCATTACGTCTTCAATTACTGCACAATTTGCTTCTTGTCCTGATTCAGATAAGAATATATAAAATTCTCCATCTTTATTAGTGACTACATCTCCTCTTTTCATTTCTTATAAGTTTAAATTTAAATAAAATATAATGAATATATGATCCTATTATAGTTGACCCAAATATTAATGTAAAGATATTTGGATGTCCTTCTCCACACAATCCCAATGAATGTTTAATTATTTCTATCATTCCTTTATTTTTTCCACTTCGAAAATATAATTTAAATTTCTTGATGTGTCTTCTAAATCGTCCATCCCATATCCAGCTATCCACTCATTATTTATTTCAAATCCATTAATATAATGAATAGATGGATCCAATGCTGGGCTATCCTTTCTCTTGATTAATGTAATTACAGTTATAGATTTGGGAGAGTATTCCTTAAATTTATTGATGATAAAATTAATCGTGTTTCCAGTATCCAATATATCATCGACTAATATAATATCCTTTCCTACTATAGGATATTTCGGGAATTTATGCACTCTCATTTGAGTTTGTCTCATTCCTTCATATGAAGACACTTTAATGAAATCACATTTAATTGGAGTACCAATACATTTAACTAAATCCGCATAAAATCTAAATGCCCCATCTAACATACAAAATACCGTCGGAATTTGCATACTATTTTTGTTAATATGATCAGATAGTTTAACCCCCAGTTGGGTTGTCATATTACTAATTTCTTGTGCTGATAGTAAGATCTTCTTCATATCCTTTTTCTATTAAAATGTTTCTAAATGCGGCTTCATAATATGTTGGAATATCAAATGATTCTCCTTGTTCATTTTTAAAAATTTCAATTGAAATTTTAGCTCTTTCAATAACTTCTGTAGTTAAGAAATATGAACTAGCTTCTTGTAAAATTTCTTCTATTCTATTTATCATATTAAGATTCTGACATTACTAGATAATATTTTGAAGCAATATCTTCTGCTTGGAATTGGCATATTAATATGCCGGCAGCGGATACCATTATCTTTCCAGATGTACAATCTTTATTTGCTGATAATATTTCCTTCAACATATCTGCATTAAATAATAAAATTCCATCAATTGAATATTCAACTTCAGTGGGAATTGTTATTCTATCTGTATTATGTGTTGCATAATTAATTATGATATCTACTTTACCATCTGCATTTGTTTGGAATGCAAAATTAGTAGATTCTTCAATTGCTCCTTTAGCCTTTAAATACTTATCAATGAAAATTGAATTTATTGCAAATTCAAAATCAGGATCAGGAATTTCTTGTGTAGTTGGGGGATCTGGAATTATTTCAAGTTTAGCCAGCATAAATTTGGCACTGATAGACTCGTCCTTAAAATTTATAGACTCGTCTGTAGTTGTGATATCTACTTCATTTTGAAGTGCTCCCAACATTTTGACAATGCCTTTGGTATTATAAATACCAAATTGGCCTTCTGGAAAATTTATTCCTTTTACTGCAACCATTCCCAAAGTTGATTTGTCCTCAGTTACAAAATTAGTAATTAGGCCACGATTCTTTGAATTCCATTTTACGGTATTACATAAGCCATTCAAAGAATATTTGCTTATGAAATTTAATAGTTTTGCTTTCTCCATTATTTAAATTTAAAAAATTTGTTTGTATTTTCATTTGTTATAATTGCCCCCCAATTTAATGCATCCCAGAATGATTGCAATTTACTTTTTAATGTATTTTCAAATAAATCATTCCTATCAATATATTCAGTAACAAAATTTAATATTTCTTTAGGATCATCATTTCCTGTTAGTGCCATGGTTTCGAATCCAAACTGGTTTTTATTAACATAACACCAAAGAATTTTATCACCATCATTAATTTTAGGAATGTTTGTAATGTTAAACATATCTAATAACCTATTATAATTCATTGCCGCTTTAACATGTACTGGAGTTCCTTTTATATGTTTGCCTTCAGTCTTCCACTTTTGGATATCTTTAACACCGGTTGGTAACATTATGTCATTAATATAAGTATTTTTTATAGTATAACCAAATTGTTGGACCTTTTTATTTAATAAAGTTTTATCTTTATCATGTAAGATATCAGTTAAGATCCCTTTCATAAATTCTCTAAATGCTTTTGGAAAGTTTGATCTAACTACATCTATTCCTTTAACATCTATTTTATCAACTGGATATCCTTCTTTATTAACCATCCATTGAGCATATCTCTTCTTTGAATCTAACCACAAAGCTCTTTTAGAAACATATTCTTGTTTAATATTCCACATATGCTCCTTAACATTATGAAATTTATCTGCATATGAATCGTATGATTTATTAATAAATGATTGCACTTCCGTTGCTACATCCAATGTATATTTAATAATTTCCTCATCTGTTAGTAAATCTATACTTCCATATCTATGTTCTATAATAGGAACAGCTGAATAAAATAGACTATCTGTGTCAACATATATACATAATGAATCATGTGTTCCTAAAATTTGGGCATATTTTAAATTGGCAGCCTTCTCCGAAAAATTAATTACTGTTTGTCCAGTTAATGTAACTGCTTCTCCATTATCTTTGTCATGAAATCTAAATGTTTTCAATAATAAAACTCCATAAAAGGAATTTAATAAAATTTTAGTAACTAATTGCTTTTTATCATATAATGCTGCTAGATTTTTATCTCCAGATTCAGTATATTCTCTTTTAAGTTTATTAAACTCCTTTCTTTCTGCAAACCATCTTTTCAATATTGATGGGATCAATCCAACTTTATCTAAACTATATAGTATACCGTTGCTTGATATTGATAAATTGTTTTTCTTTAAATATGTTCTCAATTCAATTGAGTGTGTAAACCTCAATTTATTTGTTTTAAATCCTTCCTCGGAAAACTTTCCAGCATTGGATTTTTCTTTAATCAATTCTACATTATATACTATATCTTTATTCGCCGCGAATTTTAGTGGATCATAATTTAGAACACGACCAAATTTAGTCTCAGGAGAAATATTGAGAGATATGATATTTGATGGGTACAGCGATGTTAAATCGATATCATACACCCATTTATATAATCCCGGTTTAGGATCTTTAACAAATGCCCCTTCTGCTTTTTCATCATCATCTGATTCGTGTGGCTTTTGTGATGACGCAACTAAATTATTTCTCTTACAAAATGTTAATGATGCACCTTCAAGGTATTTAGATGGGAATATAAAATCTTCATATGCCACATGACCTTTATGACATATACCTCTAGCAATATCAATTAAATCTAATTTTTCATTTAATGACACTATCAATTCAACGTCAACAATATTATATTCTGCAAACTTCTTAATATCTGTATTATATAATTTATCTAGATCACCATCATATTCAATTTTACCTCTTTTTAATTCTTCCTTTGCTATAGTATCTAGCTTATAATTGGGAGATTCTGAATATGTGAAATTTTTATATAATGACAAATAATCTAATATAGATACTCCAGCTATTACTACCTTTAATTGATTGAAGTCACCTGCAGGTCTTGTTTTGCAAATTTTTATTGGACTTAATCCTTTGGCCCAATCCTTTCCTAAAACTTTACTAATTCTATTATAAAGGTATGGCATATCAAAAAATTCAACATTCCATCCAGTAATGACATCTGGCTTAATTAAATTATATTCTCTTAAAAAGACTTTTAATAAATCAAATTCAGATTTAAAAGTAAAATATTTTGCCTTTACTGTTTTTGTTTCATCATTAGGCAATTTAATTATGACATCATCATCATATTCTGATGGTGGTCTGTTTTTATCTAATAATAAACAATAATATAAATTTTCTTTATATGAATAATAAGATATTGCAGTAATAGTATTACCTGCCTCTTCTGTAGTTGAATAAGATCCTTCTTTAGCTACCTCAATGTCTAATGGCAAAATTACTAGTCCAGTTGATATGTCATCAGAATCTGGATATAAATCAATTAATGTTCTTGTTACTGCAGGAACATCATGCTCATAAATCATTCCTAGTTTTTCTGCGGTTTCTGGCCAATCAGTAACTTTCTTAACATTTTGGCCATCCATAGTTATATGATCACCTTTTAGATCTACTTGATATGCATATGGTTGATATTTGAATTTAGAATATCCTTCAATAGAATCCCACAAATGAATATCATTATTCCAAGAATCAAAATATATATTTTTATACATTATTTATTTTTATACATTTTAAACTATTCTGATGTCTTTTGATTACATTTTTATGGAATGGTTTACCACAATTCTCACAAGATATTTTAGGCCTTTCAAAATATTTCAATCTAATCACATTATTAATTTCAGAATATTTTTCTTCCCATTTATCTCCGTATTTTTCTTGTAATGTTTGTTTCCAAGGTTTATATACTCTATTAATATTTTTTCTTTTAGGCAATGCTTTTCTTTTTTGCTTAAGTTCTTCTTTCATTCTATTTGCTTCTATTAATCCATATTTTAATATCCATCTTTTATAATATCCCATACCTTTATTGGGATTCAAATCACCAATACATTTATTTGATATTTTCTTTCCGATTTCTAAAATATTTGGATTTCTAGTCAATGTATCTCCACCGCAGCCGCCTTCAGTAATATTACATAAATTAGCCAATCCTATAGATAATATTAATTCCCGTTCCTTTTTAAATGATTCTTGTTCAGTTAAATCAAAATATGTAATTTCAGGTATAAACCCATTTGATTTTTTGACAATTCTAGACCACCAAACATTTCTAGATTCATCACTGAAAGCTCTATTACCAGTACCCTTTCCTACATAAAAAATGGTATTATCAGTTTTTCGTTTATGGACATACACATAAAATATTCTTTGAATTTTTTTATCTTCTAATGTACTGGACATTTTTATTTAGTTTAGATGGACTAGGAGGTGCATATGTAGCCTCTGAGCCAATATACGAAATCTCTTGGTGTCATACTATTTAAATTTTTTATTTAATTTAATGAATGTGGTGATGGAGCTGTACCTAACGTCTTACACAATATATCATGCAATGAACTTGGAGTTAAATTTGTTATAACATCCCGACTTGAATCATTAAGTACAATACATATATATCCATATCCAGCTGGAATGATTTCCGGTAAGGTAGTTGATATCTTTTCTGTTACTTTACGGTTTATTTTACTCATTTTTCGTGTATTGAATTATTTAAAAAATTCATGTTTAATAACAGTTTTACCAGTGTCCATAGTGGATAATTTTATAAAATGTGCCTTATATTTATCAAAAACTTTTTGTGGAGTTGTCCCATTTTCATATGCCTTAACCATTTCATCAACTGCTCTCAACAATAAAAATGTATCTGAGTTAGTTACTTGCTCTAAGAAATATGGGTGACCTTCAACATATGAATTTATTTTATGCATCACATCTTTAAAGAACATAAAATTATGTAATACTACTGCGGCATATCCTTCTATAGTCCAATCTCTTAAATCTTCATATGTATATCCCCCAATTAATAAATCGTCAAACGGAATTAAGTTAGGTAATAATGATTCTGAACCTTGTAATGTACTATCAGTGTGTTTTGAAACTTCCTTATTATTTGTTGCACGTTCTTTAGGAATATGTAATGATCCAAATGATGCGTTCTTAAAATTAACGTCATGATAATATAAACCATATACCACAGACCTACTTGGTGTTGATGAATCCGTCAATACTCTCATTTCGGATCCGACATCATTCAAAGATTTTTGAAGTTGGCTTAGTAAGAAAAAATCAATCACTTTAGAAGTTCCTAAAATATGAATATATTTTCTATTTTTATTGTTTTGCTCCTTTCCCTGCAATAATGGTAATATAGATGAAAAGAATCTATATATACTTATACCGGCACCTCCTACTCCCCAGCCATCAAAATCATATTGTTTAACATTATCATACCATTTTTGGTATGTTATTTCATCATTACCTTGAATGACATTCAATAATTGAGTTTGTCCCTTTCTATTTTTTAAAAAATATTCAAAATTAGTTTTGCTTAATTCCAAACATTCATTGAATTTGCCATCATAAACCATTTTTGGTGGAATATCTAAATTCATAGCGATATTAGAATTATTTTCTAACCAGTCTAGGATTAAAGGTCTCAATTTATCTTCCCATTTTATGGCGCCTGATGCTATTTGGAATCCTCCAGAATCACCCATAGTTAATATCCCAGGTTGTTTCAATCCCCATTCTTCTGAAATATTTGGTTTTTTATAAAAATGACCACCAGTCATCAAAAAATATGGATGTCTAAATAATTTAGGAAAATCTTCAGCATAAAATTTTATATTCAAATCATTGCGTAATCGCTTATTTTTTGCCATTGCTGAGCCAACATTACCCACAGAAAATGATGGAAAATATATAAAATGTCTATTCATTATTATAATTAATTAAATTTATTATTTTGTTCGAAATATCCTCAATTGAAACCTTCGCTGCAGTCTTATCTTTATTGTAGCTAGTATCGCACATTGGCAATGTTTCATATACAATATTTAAGTTAGGATATAATATTTTTAATCTATTTGTTGCATCTTCTAATGCAGCCTTATAAATAGAATATTTAACTTGATTAATATTATCAAATGATTGCCTTGCTTTATTTACTGACCCTAAAGTGATTATAGTTTTTGTAGGATCATCTCCAAAACATTCACATACTGTAAATAATGTTTCCAATTGTCCATAACCATCTGCATATGAATTATTTATACAACCAATAATATTAATATTAGGCGTAGATTTAATAAGGGATGAAATTTTATTTAAATTAGCTCGATCGGTTAGGTCAAATTGGGATCTATTAATTTCAATAACATCAATATTTAATTCTTTACAAATCTTAGCTAAGCCAGCCCCAATATCTCTAGAAGTACCAGTAATTATTAATTTTTTATTCATTAATTCTTAATTTTAATTCATCTAAATTACAATTATAATACTTTAATATAGCTGGAATTAATTCTCTCCTTCTAAATTCATCATAATGGCATTTTTCTCCGAGTTCACCTTTAATCATTTCATTAACCATCATTTTATTTTGTGGTACAGATAATGGAAATATATTATATACTTCTGAAAATCCTAATTGGTAAAATATTCCCCATCTTCTAAAACATACAACACACTGTCCACACTTACCGTTTTCACCACTTAAACAAGATGATGTTTGAATTAATTGTTCTTTAGTTACATATTCATGCTTTAAAGCCCATTCAATGACTTCAAATTTCCCAAATCCCATATCAGCAAATGGGAATCGTAATGTTATATCTTTTTGTAAAACATATTGCATTAAATTATTCCATTTATCAAGAAACTTATAATTTTTATCTGTGCTTTTTTCATGAATTTCTCCTTGTAAAGCTCCCATCCATATTTCATCTGGTTGTTCTTGGCATGCAACCATTGTTGCCAGCAGAGCATTTCTTCCTGGAATTATGATATCTCCAGATAAACTGCCCTCTTTACCAATCAATTTTGAATTATTATCTAACCAATCGATTTTTTTAACTTCAACATCTACTCCAGAATCTTTAATAGATTGTAATTCTTTATTCAAATAAGGTTGGCCTATATCATAAAAAATACACTTACAATTATAATTATTCTTATAATGATGTTTATATAATTGCCATAATAAAAAACTATCTAACCCACCGCTATAGCAAATTATTATATTTCTTTTAATATCTGTTGCCATGTATATGCCCTTTTAACTTTAAAATGCTCAAATAATTTATTGAATTCTGTGTGAAATATATATGTATTAATGCAACCTTGTTCAGAACAATATTTCACATTATGTATATTATCATCGACATATATATTTGGATTATAATAATCTATATATTGATCTTTATTTTCATGTAAATTTAATATTTCTATTTTAAAATTAATTCCAAAAAAATGTCTATCTAAATTAATTTTTCTTGATTGCAAAAATTCTGAACCGCAGGATGTAATTAATATAATATCATATTTTTTAGATATTATTTCCAATGATTCCCTTGCATCTTTAATTGGATTTAGTGATTTAAAATCATCTGATGAGTTAAACTCAGCGTATATTCCTTCATAAAATAATTCTCCAATATGGTCAGATCTTAAACTTATTGATGGCCCAGTATAATTTTTATGTATTCTGGCCCAAGTATCAAATCCACCTGTCCAATCTAGTAATACATCATCTACATCTATTAGCGCATACATTATAAAGATTTAATAAAATCATAAAACTCTTCTCTTGCTGCTGGGTCGTTTTTGAACGCCCCACTAACCTTTGCCGTCTTCATGGTGCTATTATGCTTAACACCTCTAACACAAGCGCATAGGTGATCACAACTAATTACAACTGCTATTCCGCCATTTCCTTCACATACCTCATTTAAGTAATCATGAATCTGCATGGTTAAATTTTCCTGCACCTGTGGTCTTCTAGAAAACCATTCCACTACTCTATTCAATTTTGATAATCCAATTACCTTTGAACCTGGAAGATATGCAACATGAGCCTTTCCAATAAATGATAAGTTATGATGGGAACATATTGATTTAACATCTATATTTCCTTGGAAAACAATACCATCATAATTATTAATATTTTCAAATGCAGTTATTTTTGGAGGTGTTGTATAACATCCTGATATTAAATCGTTGACAAATGATTTTGCAACTCTTTTCGGAGTTTCTTTAGAATTTGGATCTTCTCTCCAATTTATTTTTAATGCATCTAAAAAATCACCATATGCTAATGCTGCGTTTTCTATTACGCGATTTTTTTCTTCGGTATTTAAATGAATATTATCATTTGCATACTTAAGTATTTTGTCTACCATTAATCTTATTTAATTATTTATATATTATATTAATAAATAATTTTCAATTAACCAAATTTAATTTATAATATTATTTTCCAGTACTACCAAATCCTCCTTCACCTCTTGCAGTATCAGATAATTCATCAACCTGTTCAAAGGATATTGGCATTATTTCTTCTAAATATATTTGTCCTATTCTATCACCAATAGAATATGGAAAGTTACGGTACATCAGTGCTCCTGTCACATAATTGACTTCATCAGGTAGAACTTTGAATACGTATTTATAACTACCCCGATAATCTGAATCTCCAATACCTGGTGAATTTTGTTGTATAAGATCAGTTTTTGTTATTGATGATCTGGGTTGTAACATTACTCGGAATCTATCTGAGAATTCTAATGAAAATCCCAGATCAACTTCAAACCAATCCCTTCTTATTCTTGTAATGTTTGCAGCATATACGTCCCAAGCTCCAGGATGCTCTGAGCCTTTGGTTGGTAATTTTGCATTAGGATGGATTAATTTAATTTTTACTTGTACTGGATTCATATTAATTTATTTATATTCTCTCTAACTTTTGTTAATGTTGTTTGATTATAAAATGTACCATCTTTGTATATACATTTCAACATATTTTCATCTGAAAATGCCTTCTCTTCAGATACTTCTGGTTCTGTTTTTATTTCTCCATTTTCATCTCTATATACAAATTGAAATCCCTTTAATGATTTTTTAGTACCATCATCTGTTACTGGATCTTTGTAAATGTTAAATGATTTCATATGCGGATCTTTAAAACACCCATCATTCCAACAATCTTCTTCACATCCCGCTTCACATTTGCCAATCTCACAAGGTTCAGAAGTTTCAATTTCAAACCAAGCACCTTTAATGGCCATTCCGATTGTGTCTCTAGTATTGTATTGATATGTATAACTACCAATGCCTAATACTATATTGGTTGCAGCAAATCCTTTCGCAGCTAGTCTTTTATATATTTCTACTTGTCTAGCAGGTGTAATACTGTCACCATATATTGCTCCAATATGTGGATCTAATACCTTATATCCTTGTTTATTGATAGTTCCTCCAAAAATATCCCAAAGAAGTTCTATTACTCCTTTAAATTCAGATTTATTAAATTCTTTACTTCTATTTACCATATAAATATCATCTCTAGAATCATGTTGTATTCTATAGATTTTACCATGTTCTACACAAAATCTAAACCCTTCTTCATAGGCAGGCCTTAAAATATTATTTCCAAAATCCCCAATATAATTACTTATATCAGGTAATTTTGATTTAGTACCACAAATAATATCGACTGGATCACCGCTATCAGGTCTGATTACCAACTTACCATCCCTGGCCATAATAGCTTCTTTATTAGCTGGCAAATATTCAGTGATAAGCTTCCATAAATCAAATGTATCGCTTACAATTGATAAGATTCCTTTATCAAATATTTTAAGCCAATCAGCGATCATTTGTTGTTCACCAACTGTAAATATTTTAGTTGTACTAACTGAATGTTCCGATGCATTAACTGAGTTAATACATACTTGATCATCTGGTTCACCATAATAATATCTTGCAGCTGGAATAGTTACTAAAGTATCAGATCCTCTAAAACTAGTAGCATGAGACAACCCAACTGTTATTTGATCATGTGGGTTCAATCCTCTGGCGGAGAAATCGTGGCACATAAAATCAACTAACCATAAATTATCCGGGTCAGTTTTCGTCACCCATTCAATTGCATTTCTTTTATAAGCTAATGCTATAGTTGAAGAAACTGGCGCCTTCCATCTAACAGATGATAATATGGTTTCCAAATATAATGTTAACCAAGCAAATCCAGGTACTGTATTAATAAATACAAGGTGTGGAATATTTGCATTGGTTTCAATTCCTTCCTCTAGAGAACAGTATTGCATTGGCAGATACTGCAAATCATGGAGTTGTGAGAAATGATTTCCGGAATATTCTAATCCTAAATATAAAGCCATATCTTTAACAAATATTAATGCTTCTTCTTTAGGTCGTTGAAAGAATGATTCTTCAAATAAATCATGTAACCATCTTATTGCAAATTGTTGCCCAAATGAAACAACCTTATCTGTAATTGGTAAATACTTTAAACTCCTAGGTATTTCAGTACCATATAGTCGGGTTGTTCCTGGAGCTAGCATCTTTTTATGGCCTATTTTATAGCCATCTGTGTAATATAACGCGTTTGGTTTAAACATATTTTTAAAATTCTATAATTACTGTTAAATTTTTTGGTTTCTCCGAAGTTTTTGTATTAATATAATCTAGACCTTTTGAGTTAGTTGTATACACACGATCGAATAATTCAAATAATTCAGGATCGGGATTGGGAATTGTCATATGACTAAATGCACAATACAACTTTCCAACATTTCTGCTTTTAAGTAACTTAGCTAATCCTATAACACTTCGACCACCAATACAAATATCATCAATAATCAACACATCTTTTCCTTGTAAATCTTGTTCATTTAATATTTGTGTCAATTTGCTTTCATTATTTTCATAGGTTCTGGATTTTGAGGCTGATATTAATTGGCCTTTCCATTTTAGTTTATCACAAATTTTAGTAATCCATTTATAAGCTCCTGCATCTGGAGCTAATATGATTAAGTTATCTTTAATTCTACTATCGTAATATGTGCCGTGTAATGTCACATCAAATGAGTCATTTAGTAAAACTGGATATCTGTCTAAATCATTTTTTTTAATATCCCACAATACATTCAAAATAAATGAATAGTTATCGACAATTTCTACGTTATCAATTAATGATTCCACTACCTCTGCATTATGTGGGTGAAATATTTTGAAATGAGCCTTTAAAGAATTTAAATGTTTGCATATTAATTTCAATCCAGGTGATTGATTTGATTCAAATCGTTTATCTGCTTGGCCATCTAGTAAGCATGGAATTATGATATTGGGTTTCTCACCATTATGATTTGCAGCGTCTACATATTGTGTTAGATGCCATAAATCTTCATATGAATTGATTCTAAATTTCTGATAGAAATTATATGTTGGTTCCCATTCTACATATGCTGAACCGTCTGGATATTTGTGTATTTTCATTTTTTATTCATGATTTTTTGTAAATTTATTTATTTTTTATATTTCTTTGAAAACATCACCTTGCATAAATCCATGAACATATGCCCGGCGTTCTGATTCTTCATCAACAAAAGGAAATAATGTCATGGCATTACCAATGGCCTGTTGGACTACAGGATCTGTATAATCATATTCAACAAGGCTGGGTATGGTATATTGTGGCTTCATCTTTTCTCTAATCTATATTTTTTAACCAATATTTCCAAATTTTCCAACGAAACATATATCCATAAAAACTTATCATATTTAAGGCCCAAAGTGCAAGATCCAATTTCACCAATTGGTTCACTCCAGGGTTGTCCTTTATTATATTCAAATCTATTACAGACTGTATTATGAGTTTTTCTTGTTAGATAAGTATCAATCCATTCTTTAGGAGTTATTGTTGAATCTAAAGTTCTGGCATATCTATCATTTTTAACATCACATATTGATTTTATAGATAAGTTTAGAGCATCATTGTATAGGTTTTTTAACAATAATATATCCAAATGTTTTGTTGAATACCAACCATTCCAATTTTTCATATTACAATTATTGAATTTGGATTAGATATAGTACTAATATGGTCTGAATTTATTTCCTGAACTTTAATTTTACAAACCAGACTCCACCATTTTTTTGGATCCACTCCGGGTCTTACAACCTTCCAGCGAAAATCATCAATAGATATTATTGTTCCTAGCGTGACATATCCACTCTTATTGAAAGCCACTCTAAGACCCGGTTCTAATAAAACTCCTGAATTGTCCCTAGGAATATTTTCTGGAGGAAATTCTTGGTGTATTGATGTGTTCATATAATTTACTTTTTATGAGTGTTCCATGTAGATTTAATCTTCTTTATATATCCATGTTGAGCAACCTTTTCATCAGAATCATATTGATCATACAAAAATGGTTTTTGTTTTAAAACTGATCTTAATGATCTATGCACATCATTACCATTATTAAATAATTTTGATGATGGTGATGCATCAATAAATGCACCATCTAATCTATTCCAATATATTAAAGATTGATAAGGATATTCATTTCCAAAAGATAATTTTATTTCAACAGTATCTCCTGGATATAATCTATTACCAAAATCATCCTTACAAAGATAATATCTTTTTTTAAATTGTCTTATGTTCATACGATTTAATATAAATTTGATTTTCTGATTATATCCCAAGTAGAAATGTTTGTGATATAAATAATTTTAGTTTCAATATCTGGCATTAAATACGTTGCCCGTATTTTAAATTTAAATTTAGCATTAAATTCTTGTTCGAATACAGACATCAATGCCACACCACGGGGAGTGTCTAAAATTTTAACATCTCCATAAATTCCATCTTCTTGAATATTAAGGTTGGTAATTATATGGGAAACATTCCTCAGATCTATTATTGAAATCATAGGTATTATATAATCGTCATCTAATAATTCACCTATCAATTGTCCTTTATTAGCTAATATATTACATTCATCTATTAATGATTGAATATTAGATTTGTCAACACTAGGCCAAATAACATTTTTAAAATCTGTCAGTTTTATATTTTCAAGTTTCATCTGGTTCAAATTTAGCCTTCAATCTTAAATACAATTCCTTTTGTTTTGATTCTTCCAACCTTTCTTTTTTATATATTTCTGACTGCCTTTCGGCATATTGGTCATCAGTTTCTATTGTATATCTTCCAACTTGAATTATAAAATACCATACAAGTCTTGGTGGATCAAATGGATCATCATCCCACATTCTAGCTCCTTCTTCCTGAGTCCAACCCATTTGTGATATTTCATCTGTTGGTAATAATTTACCTGATGACAATAAGGCTGATAATCCATTATTAAAAACTTCAATTGTTATACCTTCTTTATAATCATAACCACCAAGCATTTTAATATTATGGAATGTAAATACTTTGATTTTATTTTTTGAGCTTTGATCATAACCAGTTGTCGATAGCTCAAAATCTATAACATTTCGGCTCATACTTCAAATAATTCTGAATTTAGCATGACTCTGGCAAAATTAACATTACTATCAATTTTATTTTTATGATATCGGTGAAATCCTGGTCTTGCTCTTAACGGATGAATTAATCTATCAGCAATTCTTTCCCGAATAATATTAGAAGACTCTAGAGTAGGCTTCCAATCACCCTTTAATTCGCTTGGAAACTCCCCTAGGTCAATTTTTGTGGAATGCCTTATATTTCTATTACCCAATTCTTTATTCACTGCCAGAAGGCGTCTATTTAAGTAATATAACTTATTCTTAAAGAAGTTTATATGACCTTTTCCAATATTAAATACTTCTGGGATTTCAGATTTAATTTGATATCCATTTTTTCTTAATCCTCCAGTAATCATTGTAATTTCTACAGATTCAGCAATCAAATGCTGATCGGATAGATATACTGGATTAATACCTATATTCACTCTTGCCATTTTAAATTGATTTTAAACCATAAAGATAATATAAATTATTTAATATGACCAAATTTTTAAAAATTTATTCCATTTCATCTAGCAGACTTTAAGGGTTATCAAATCCTTACATGCTTGTATTGTCTTACAATCAGACAAACGATAATGAGTGCCTTGTATATGAGACCAACGATGCGTTAGATTCATATGTTGATTATCAATAGCGCAACAATAATAGAAGGGAGATTGTGAATTTTGCCAAATCCTTCCGATGGAAATATCATTTTTATAAACCTCTATTGATTCAGAAGCTACACCATTAATTCTAAAATCTGGATTTACCTTGTGCTTATATATTATTTCATCAGTTAAAAATCCATTAATTAATGGATACATTAATCCTGCAATTGCAATCGACGATACAAAATTCCTTCTATTCATATTAATTATAATTTAATTTTAAAACCTCGATCTCTTAAATATAATAATGCCTCAGCATTACCTTTGGCATCATCTACTGGATGATGGGTATGAGATGTCTTTCTATGTTTCTTCCATTTATAATGAGAATCATTCATAAACCCACAATATAAATCTCCTATTCTTCTACTTGACCAACCAAATGGATTCCTTCCATAAAACATATGAAAATAATAATTAATAAATGCAAAATCATATGAATTATTATCTGAAATGAATATTGGTTGGCCTGGAATATTATGATTTATCCACTCAGCAAATTTATTCATTATAATAGTAGGATCATCAAATTTTAAATGCTGGTCTCTTGTAATTCCAGATATATCTAATGAGTCTGGATCCCATTTATCTGAAATGGGTTTTACTTCACCATAAAATGTCTTATCTAATTGATTATCAACGATTACAGCACCAAAACATACCATACTATATGGTCCGGGAATTGGCCCATCCGATTCAACATCTACAACTATATATTTGGCCATAACTTATTGATTATGAATGATTTTTAAATTTCATGTCATAAAGGTATAAATTAAATTTCAATTGACCAAATTTAACATAAAAAAAGGAGATATTTCTATCCCCCTTTCTTTGCATTCTCATAATATTATTAGGCCTTTGCAGCTTTTCTAGCATTCTTTTCAGCCTGGACTTCAACGCGTACCTCCTGCGCTAATTTCTTAATACTTTGCATGGCAGCTCTTACTCTACCTCCTGCAGCATTATTGCCCTCGAAAAACTTTACTACATCACCTTCACAGTCGGTGACTAACTGTTTGATTGCTTCAAAATTTGAATTCATTTGAAATTGATTTAAAAATGTTAATAAATAATTTTTATATAATAAATATAGTTTTGGATTAGATTTTTTGTAATAACGTAAATGAAAGCGGTTCGGCTCCTGATCCTCTTGACCATCTTCCTCTAAATAAATAGAACCAAGCCCCCTCACTTCCGTTTATTAAATCTTTTGCACACATATATGAGTGATATCCATATTCATTTTTATTTTGCAAATCTTCCAAAGTCTTTAAAGACGAAACTTTGTAATATTTTAAACATTCTTTGACTGTTTTAAATGCAATTTTTCCATTCTTTTTAAACTGGTCTCCATATTTAGTAGAATCATCAGTTATTCCCAAAAATTCATATATACCTGCTCCTTGGTTGTGTTGGTTATATGATCCCATAAAAATATCGCCCGGTTTTAATTCAGTTGATTTTATAGATTTAATTGCTTTAAAATTTCCTTTTTTAGTGCGTATAATTTCCCCACCTTTAGCTGCATCAACCGCTGCGAGTGCACCCGGAGTTTTCATGAAACCAGAAGTCATGGAATCCAAATCTGGGGCTTCTTTAATTAATTTCCTAACGTACTCTTTTACTAATTTTCTTTGTTTGGTTGTTAGTTTCATTTTATTCCTATTTTAATATAAATATAAACCAAAAAAATAATAAATATAGTTTTTTATTTAATTTCACAACCATCAGGTCCACAAGCTATTTCTCCACTAAGATCCGTATTGTCCTCCATCTCAAGTACTTTTGATAAATCTATATCATGCAATGATTCAGATAATCTATTATATTCGTCTTCAGTAATATCTTCGAAAGGAGTCTGTTTATAAGATCCTCCGTCGTACGGCAGTACTGATATTCCATTGTAAATTTCCCGATTCTCCCATAACCATTCACCTATTGCATACCATTCATGATCTTTAATATTTACTGTTACTGATACATTATGGTAATTACTTCCTGTTCTGTGGCCTGGTTTTATCCAATCAGTTTGAATACGTTTAACTCTATCTAATAACTGCAATGGTGACTCATACCTCAAGGAAGATCCAATTGGTGCTTTTTGTGGCACACAAATAATTGCTGTATCATGTGGTCTAAAGAAATCATCTTCAAGTAATTGTGGGTGATTTTCTAATAAGTATTTATATATAGCTTCATTCTTATTGACTCTCATTCTTCTTAAATAAAAATCATTAAACCAAGCATGAATTCCTGAGCTAGTTCCTAATACTATACTGGTAGTTCCTGAAGGTTTTATTGTATTGCATCTTGCGGCTTTATTGATACCAATAATTGCTGCCACCCTTTCGTTTTCCTCTTTAACAATTTTCGCAGCTTCCTTAATATTATATTTAAAAATTTCATTTGATGCAATTCCCGTCATTCCAATTCCAATTAAAGCTTCTCGTTCTGTATTCCTTTTCCAAATTGGCCTTAAATAATGAAAATCTGTATATGACGCTTGAAGAGTCCCAATAAATGCTGCTGCTCTAGATCTATTATTAAAATCTTCTTGAGATTCAATATCACTTGCATTAATTTCACAAAGATTACAAAATTGATTTCTGATTAGGGAAATTTCTGCGCAAGGATTAGTCGCAATGTCCTTATCATTAGTAAAAAATATCCCTGGTTCACCTGCTCCTGACGCTTCAATCCTTTTCCATAAATCTAAAAAGAAATCTTTAGTAATTTTATGTCTCAATAAAACTACTGAATTATTAGCTCTTCCTCTTTGAGGATTATTCTCCCACCAATTTCCGGATTTAGCTGCCAGCATATCATCATCATCTGCATTAAATAATGATATTAATGCCGCTCTTCTTATTCCACCAGCTAATACTGCGTCTGCTTCATGGCATATTATATCATGGCATTCAATTGGAGTTAATTGATCTCCATCTTTTTTAGCAGATAATATTCCTTCTATTTTTACCAAACATTCTTTCAATGGTTGAGCTCCAGGAGCCTTTCCACCTGAAGTAATTAATCTAGAGCCTTTAGGTCGAATATCTCTAAAATCAAATTGTATTGTACTTCCACCGCTGTAATATGATTTTATTAATATTTTTATCGCATCTGCCCAACCTTCTATACTATCTGCAACTAGCCACCTTCGTGTTTTATCTTTGTTTGGTTTTCTAATATCTGGCAGTTGCTCTACTTGATGTTTTTGGACTCCAAATCCAACTCCGCACCCACTTAATAAAAGGAACATAATTTCAGAAAAGGCTGCAATATTATCTATTGGAAGATATGCACAATTAAATATTCTATTTGGGGTTATTTCAATTGGTTTTCCTGCAAATTGCAATGATCTCATTGAAGGCAATACCTTCTTATCATAGACAAATTTATATGCCTCATTAATTTCATTTGCTAAATGAGGAAATTTAAAAACATGCATTTCTTTATTTCGATCAACAATTTCTTCCCACGTTTCTCTTCTCTTTAATTTATCATTATACTTAGCATACTTCATATGTATTGCTAAATCTGACATAATTTTGTGATTTAAATCCATTTATATTTCCTTTTTATTTTTTGTTATTATAATTTCTGTTGGATATTTTTCAACTACTTTAAAGTCCTTTGGTGTAAATTTTTCAATCAATCGTTTTGAAAAGTAATACCTTTGCGAGTCAACTGGTTTAAATATTAATTTATTGCAATATGACAAATGCTCTTCAAAGAATGGTATTATTTCATCTCTATATATTTTTGCTATTGTATTACTCCTTTTATCCCAATCCTGTGATGATGAATTTGATGGCAATTCTTGATATATTGGTTTATCATTTTCATCATACCACCAAGTTTTAAGTTCAAAATATGGATCTGCTACTGGTTGGTATGTAATTCTAACATCATAAATATTTCCTACTACATCTGAATACCTAAACCATCCCTTTCCCACTTTTCTATATTCATATGAATTGTTTGGATTCAATAATTCAACAAGTGTAATATATGTCTCAAATAAATTTCTTTCGAGCACATTAAATTCCTTTCCTTCAAGTAGTTCTAATCTAATTATTTCTTTTTTTAGGAAATCAAAATATATTTCTGTTAGCTTCATTTTTATACTCCTGTTAATTTATCATACGCACTGACGTGCAACCTTGTCAAGCCAATAAAACCATATTTCTTGGACATTTCTAAAACAAAATGGGTTCGTTCGTGAAAGTTATCTCTACTTACTAATCCAGGCATACAACACACATTTTGTAGTGGTATGTTAAACGGTTTAATATATGTTTCAAACATTTCAAATATATCATCTTCATTTGTAATTACAAATTTAAATTGATAATTTGTGTGTTCCATAATTCTCTTAATTGATAATGGGACTATTCTTTGTTTTTCAGTCATTCCACTATTAGATAATTTTGGAGAACAATTAATTTGATCTAATATATTAAATAAATCGTCATGAATATAATTTCTACCATTAGTTTCTATTTCATGATATACTTTGCATTTTTGACCGCCATTGTCATATAGTTGCCAAAACCTATCAAAATTTATAATTGATTCTTGATGTTGTCTAATTGTTGGCTCACCACCAGTCCATATTAAATGAATTAATCCATTTCTGATATTATCATATAACCCTTCTTCTTTCCATCCATTAATTAATTCTTCAAATTCAACATAATTTCCTCTTAACCAAACAGGAGTAGTATCACAGCTCCAAGTTGCCTTTCCTTCCTTTTCTAAATCACCAATAAATGCATCATTTAAATCAGGATTAATCTCTCCCTTTTTAATTTTATTTATGTATTGAATACTAGAGCCACATTGAAGATCACAAGTAGTTAATCTAATAAAATAAGAAGGGACTCCACTCGATTTGCCCTCTCCCTGAATACTGTAGAATTTTTCTGACAGAAGGAACTTATTTGGTAATATTTTTGTCATAATTTTTTATTTAAGATCTACTGGAGTTAACGTTCCATCTTCTATGGATTTTCTAATCCACCGCATGAAATAAATTGCTTTATCAGTAGCTAATAATGTAGCCGTACCAATATCGTGTAATGGAACTTGAAATAAATATTCATTTGTGGTGTCTGGTTCACCTATTACATAATAGAAAATACCTGCCCTGAATGAGTCGAAAGCCACAATATTGTTTTTTATAAGATTTGTTAAATTTACATCCATATTATTTATATTTTTGAATTGTATAATCATATCTTGCACATAATGCATTCCAATCGGGCACCTCATATTGTTTGTAAATACCTATAATTTCACCTGTAATTTTACTAAAACTGATTTTTATCGCTTTTAATTTTTCATGAACACTTTTAGGTATTAATAAAAAATGAGTTTTATCTGTAAACGGGTTATACGAAATTACTCTCAAGAGTCCTATTTTATTCGCTATTTTAGTAACTACTGCACAATGTTGTGTTTGTACATTATACTTCCCAGTTCTTACTTTATTTTTAATTAACCATGTCTTATTTGTTTTACATTGTACAGTGGTTGTTTTAACATCACTTCCATCTTCAAGATCCATTCCATATCCTATACTATCCATTGGGATACCAGATGTTCTACTTATTGCTAATTCTGCCACCTGTGTGCCATTAACGAGGTTGTCTGCGATTAATCGTTCAACTGTTATCCCTCCCTCTGGATAGGCTTTTTGTAAACAAAATTGTATTAATCTGATATTATGATGTGTGTTTTTTGCTAAAGTGTGCATCTTTAATATTTAATAGTTACATCAGCGATTTCAACTCTTTCACCAAATATTGATTCTAGATTTTCTTTAAAAATTGTTTCTAGCCTGGAAACTATGTAATCAATTTCCATTTCATCTTCATGTGTATCAATATCGCCATAGGTATATGCCATACACTTAAAATCAAAATTGGACAATTCATCATATATTTTAAAATTAGTATCCAATTTTTCTATGAAAATTGCACCATCAACCATACTTCTAATATATTCCTCAACAGAAGAATTATTAATTTGAAATGATTCTACATCATTTGGAATATACAATATAGATATATGCCCAACAATAAAATTAACTGGTTTATTTCTAAGCTTAAGCCCCAAAACTAAGTTTGGTATGTGATATAACTTCATGTTATAATTTTAATATTAAAATAATAAAACTTTAATTAATAAACAAATATTTAATTATTTATCTTTATTAATTTTCTTTGGCGAATCAACTTCTGCAGTTGGAGATTCTGTAACTTCTTCTGATTTAATTGACTTTTTAGACATTTTAATACCTAAAAAATTTGGGTCACCTTCTGAATGTTTAGCAATTACCGCTAAATGATTCTTAGCTTCAACTTTATCACCGACCCTGGATATGATTTCTTTAATCACATTTATCATTTTAACATCACCATTTGATCCAGCTGGATATGATGCGAAAACTTCCATTGGATCCGTTACTGCATTTGATTGGTGCATTTCCAATTCTTCTACACCAACATAAAAATGTCGAGTAGGTATGTGCGTGACTTTGTATGTATACATTTTTTATCCTTTATTATAATTATTTACCAACCTGGTTTTTTATCTTGTTTTGAAAATAGTTCTGCATATCTTTTCTTTGCATTACTTTTATTAAATTCATTATCTGATTGCATTTTCGCGGAGGTCTTCTTTCCATCCTCAGATACTTCATCATATATTTCTATAGCACCGCGATTTGTATCCATCATTACTGGAAAGGTCATCCCATCTGCACCAAATCTGTTTTTAATAACATGCATTCTAGCAGTGTTTGCTAATTTATCTTGTCTCTTTCTTGATAATGATGCTACAAAATCCGCTGGAAAGATTTTTGAATAAGCTGAAGATATTTTATTTGCTTCTAAAACATCAGCATCCAATCCTTCCCTATTAGCTTGAGACACCGTCCAAACTGGAACCTGCAATTCGCCTGCAAATCCTTTAAGGTCTTCATATAGTGATTTCAATATATGTTCTTCTTTATCAGAAGTGCCAGTATATTTTAATAAATCAGCATAATCAATCACTATTAAATCAGGAACTATGCCAATCAACTTTGATTTCTCAATATGTGCTCTAAGTCCCATTAATGATATTGATCTCATTGGATACCATTTGATATACAATTTACCTGGAACATCTTTTAGAATTTCCGGCAATCTATCCTTATGTATTGGCAATTTATCTAGAGATATTCCTGATATGACTGCATCATATCTTAATCCACTATATGATTCATTTAATTCCAATGAATAATGAAACACAGTATAATTGTGTTTTATAGCGTGTGCTCCAATATTGGTCAATATCCATGATTTTCCACCTCCAGATGACGCTACAAATACTCCTAATTCTCCAGCAGATAATCCACCTTTAAGTAATGTGTCTAATACTGGCCAACCAGTAGGTATTGGACTTCTAGCATCTGTTGTGTATCTAGGTTCAATATCTTCTAGATAATCTAAACCAATATTATTGGACATTCCAACTTTAAGAGCCCGGTCAATAATTTCCTTTATTGCATCATATTTCTCAAGTTTTAAATATTCAACCGATTGTAAAATAGCTGATTTTAATTCTTGATTCTTACAAAATGATACTGTTTCGTTTTTTACAAATTCTAAATCTGACGCATCTATTTGTTTAATAGATTCTCGAAGAGTACTGATTATCTCCTGCCTTAATAGCTCATCATCAACCCTGTCTGTATATACTTTTAGTACATCTATGGTTGGAATTTTCTTATACTCATTATAATAAGTAAAACATTTCTTTACTATCCATTTAATTGATGCTGATTCAAAGTATTCTTCTTTAAGTATATCATATACCTGACTTATGAATACTACATCAGTTAATACTGATCCAATTAATTTGGTTTGAAATGAATGTCCATACTTACTAATCGAATCACGACTTTCCATATATTTCTAATCTATTGTAACTGTTGTGAAGCCAAGTGTGTGGATCCTTAATCATTGAATTTAATCCATCTTCAAAAAACATTTCTAAAAATTTCTTCTTATCTAAAGTGACATCATCTCTTATTTTATTCAATATATTCAATTTAGCATGGGCTGATATATCTGTTACTCTTAGCTGCATCAATTGATAATTCAATTTAATTTTTTCTGTTGATTCCATTATAGTGGAATATATTTTTACTTTTGGAAATTCAATTGCCTTTAATTTTGTTATTTCTATAAATTCATCAACGCTTAATTCACTATTAATAAATTCAGGATATCTTTTTAACATTGTTTTCAATCCAATTCCATTTACTCCAGGAATATTATCAGATGCGTCTCCGATCAATGTTCTATAAATTAAATAATTTTTACTTAGAAAACCAAATTCCTTTTCAATTAATTGTCTTGTATATGATAGTTTTTTAATAGGACTCCATACTGTTACATCATCAGTCACCAACTGAAGAAAATCTCTGTCACTAGAGCAGATTGTAATTTTACTATTAAATTGTCTAAAATGTTCAATTAAATATGCTACCGAATCATCTGCTTCAATATTATCTACAACCACAACTGATATTGGTAATGTATCAAGATATTGAATTATTCTACTGAATTGGGCTTTCATTGATTTTTGTTCATCTATCAAATCTCGAAATTCATCATGGCGATTGAATCTTGTTGTATTTTTTCGATTGGCTTTATACTCAGGATATATTTTTCTACGCCTTTGGGATCCGCCGACCCCATCAAATACAACTATACATTTAGTTGGTAGCTCCTTTCGGATTAATGCCCCAATTGATCTTAAAAATCCAACAACACCACCAACATGATCTCCATTATCATTTAATGATGGGACGTTGCTAAAAACACGAATAAAAGTGTTTGTCAGGTGCCGTCGATGATGAGAACTCTACTATTAGTAGTATATGGTTCTCCATCGACGGCATATAAATTGTTAAATATTGTTAATAAATGATCTTTATTCATATGATAATTTTTTGTTTTATAAAATCTATTATATTTTCAGCCGTCTCCAATTCTCGTTGCCATATAATCAATAATTCGTGTCCTGAATCGATAGCTAATTGATTTTTCTTTCGGTCTGTTTCCCAAACATCTTTTGCATATCTATTCATACTATTATCATAATAATTAGAATCATATACTTCAGGATCCATGTGCCAATATGTTCCATTAAATTCAATTACTAAATTTAGCTCAGATACAAATATATCAAACGGCCGGCCTTTAATTATTTTTTCTGATTCAATTGTATATCCTAAATCAATTAATGTGGTTTCAATTAAAATATGACCTTTACTTTTGAATATTGGTTTATGAATACCATCTACCCATTGTTGTTTGCAAATTTTAGATAATTTAGCCCTTGTCTCGGCAGACGCTTTATAATTTTCAGGCATACAATTTCCTCTAGCCCTTGCAGATGCTGATTGTAATACTCGAGTTTCTTCCGAAATTGCTTTACCTATTTGATTGGCTGAAATCTTTGCTTTAGTTTCTTCAGTGTGCCACACTTTATTGTTATTACGCCGTGATTCAACTCGTTTGGCTGCTGCTTCCTTAGTTCCGTTTTTTGGTGCACAATATGTTTCCATATTATGCTTAGAAAGTTTCTTCAATTCTGTAATGTAGTCGATGTTATCAAGATCATTCCAGAATTTATTTATTGAAATTGACATTTTCAGTTTTGATGCATCACTATATTTGATAGGTTTACTATTACGAATATTATTAGCTACTTTACCTTGCAATGATCTTAAAGTTTTTTTTAAAACGGACCAATCATATGTTTGAAAAAATGCATGCATTAATGGAGTAAATTCAGCCTTTGTCATTTTCATACTTTTACGATATGAATTTAGTCCAAAAATTGGAATATTAATATCCATTAATGCATTATACATTTCAATTACTAATGTGTCCATTATCCTTCTTCTGATACAAAGTCTTCATCTGAAACTGTTATGTCGTCCACTCCAAAATCTTCATTAACTTTATATTTCATAATCAATGCATTACATAAAATGTCATATAAATAATCATGCAACGGTTTGTTATGAATCAATAAATTAGCAAAATCCTTAGAATAGAATTTCAATTCATCTATGCTGGCCAATTCTCCGGTTTTAGGATTAACTATTTCCATTTTTGGAAAAGTTAAATGATATCCGTTTCCACTTTTAATAATCAATTTATGACTTTCTAGTGTATCTATCCAAGAACCATAATCATCAATCCCAGAATTAAAATAAATATCATAATCGACAGTCCTTAATGGTGGGCCTAACCGGTTTTTTACAACTTGTGCCCTAGTTTTTATACCAACTATTTCATCTCCCGATTTCATTTTCACCTTAATTTGGCCCAAGGATTTTAATCTAATTCTAACTGATGCATGAAATGCCAAGGCTTTACCACCACTAGTTGTATTATGATTAATCCTGCCATTAGCATTATATGTATGTGAATTGGCTACTTCAATATCCACTACTTGCATTCTGCCGAAGGTCTTAACAAATTCTGGATGGTCTTTAAGATAAATTTCTTTATCTGCTTCCATAATTCTGTGATTTGCAGTACCTTTTAATATTCCATCAGTATAAAATTCTTCTACTGATTCTTTGACTACAAAACTTTTAATTGGATTATAGGTTAATTCACCATTTACAGTCGTTTCAACTTCAATTCCTAATTCACTGACATCATAAATGTCAGGAGTTTCAAAATCATTATTCATTGCAAATCTTTCTGAAAATTCTGCTAATGTAATTTCTTCATAAATAAATTCGTCCATAATATTTTTTTTATTTCGTCTATGTTATTGTTAATTTCGGTTTCCCATAATATAATATATTTAAAGTTGTTTTCCAAAAATTTTGCCTGTTTTCTTTCATCTCTTTCCCAAATTTTATTTACAGGGGCTCTGAACACTGTTTTATTTGCATCAAATATATCTGGATTAGCATGCCAATAATCTCCGTATACCTCAACTACAGCATGTTGTTCAGGCAAATAAAAGTCTGGAATATATGTTAATGATCCGAATGTGAATGGCTTCTCATATTCGAATTTTAAATTAAATTCATCTAATATTGTCGCAATTATATATTCTAATGAATTCATATTTATTCCTTTAAAACAATATTGTTTATTCCTTGCAGAATATAACATTCTTTTAAATTTTTCAACATCATTCAATTTAGCATCAGCCCACATTTTCTTTGCTTTTTTAGAAATTTTTTCACACCGTTCACTTGATTTCATTGATGTCATAAATTTTTCTTTAAATGTTGGATCCGCCATATTGGCTTTATTTTTTATAACTGATTTAACATATGCTCCAGATGCCCTTCTGTTTTTAATTTGCTGATCGGAATATTCTTTATCCTTCCAACGATCACTATTTTGTTTTCCTATTATATACTTCCATTTATCTGATCTGATTTGGTATTTCTTTCTAACATCAATTGATGCGTCAAGACTTTTATATAAGAATAGGAGGAAATTGTCAATCGTTTGAAACTTTATATCTTATTTTTATTTTTGTAGATAATGGGTCTACACAATATGGATCTCCAAACATTGCATTCATCTTCACTCTTAGCTGATTAGTAAATATTAAACATATATTTTCTTTACTAATCATTCCAGTAATCTTCCTCATTGCTTTTGATAAAATAATAGCCTTATCTGTAGCATATCCATCTTTAGCATAATCAGCTTCCAACTCCTTTAAAGTAGTGGCGCCCATTACTGAATCTACTAATATTGTTACTAGTTTTTTCTTATCTGAAGATCTCACTTTTTCAATTATAGCCTCAATCGCATCAAATATATCTTCCAATGCTTCTAATTGAAGATACATTAATTTAGTTATGTCAACTCCTATAGCAGCTAAATATTCCCTACTTACTGCAGATTCTGTGTCAATGTATACCGCGATACCGCCTTTCTTTTGGGTATTTGCTAATGCATACGCCCCTAATAAACTCTTACCAGATGCCTCTAATCCTGTTATTTCAATGATTTTACCTACTGGCCATCCGCCATGTGGTCTATTACTAACTCCAATGTCTAGTAATGTGTGGCCAGTAGGTATCCAATCTTTAACATCAGTGGCAACATTTGGATCTGATAAATAATATGCAGCCTGGTGACCGTGATCCTTAAATTTTGTATTGATTGCTGAAATCAATTCAGATGATAATGCATCAACGATTGCAGGTGCAACCTTCTCATTCTTATTCTTTGCCATTAAATTTTAATTAGTTTATTTAAATAAATCGTCGAAATCAGAATCATCAACTGTGGTAGAAGCCTTGATTGGTTGTTTCTTAGTTGGTTTGACTTCAGGAATATCATCATAACTAACATCTTCATCAAATACTGACTTTGATGTTGCACCGTCTGCTGGTGCGTCTTTGTCTTCTGCTTCTTCTGAATTATTTAAGAAATTTTCCAACATTTTTTTCAATTCATCATATGTTGGTTCTGGCCATAATGTATTAACATCAGGCATTTCTTTAATCAAGTCCAACACTTCCTTTTTAGAAGTCATCTCAGTTTTGTCAGGTTTAACTCGAATCATGATATCTGGCCAAGGTTTTTCTGTTTTAATAACTTCTACAGTTATATCTCGACCATTTTTTGGATGACTGATATCTCCGTAATCTGGATCGTCAATTACCTTTAATAATTCTTGATAAATTTGTTTTCCAAATCCCCAAAACTTAACTCCTTCTTCCTCTTTACCTCTCACTAATATTGGTATATAAGTTCTAGGTTTTGCTTGCATTGATACTGCAGTTTTCCAATCTTCCTTTTCACCAGTTGCCTTTAAAGTATCTACAAATTCTTGAACTGGATCTGGTTTGCCAAACGATATTGGAGATAATATTGTTTGGTTTTTTAATTTATAATAAAAAAATAGCTCAATAAATGGCCAATCTTTATTATGTAAATAAGGCAACATTCTAATAATATGTTTACCCGGTGTTGGAGTCCATCTCCATTTGCTACCTCCGCCCTTGGGGGTTTCTAAAGCTGAAAGTTTTTGTTTGATTTTGTTTAAATCCATGATTAATTTGTGTTTGTGATTAAATAATATTTTTATTATATTTTAATATAAGTTATGTTATTGTAATAAACAAATTTTTATGATTATATTTTTTCAACTAATTTAAAATTAATGTATTCTACTAAATTGTTTTTATATAAAAGTAATTGATTATTGTAAAGTGACCAATCAATTGGATAATTAAATATTAATTGTCCATTGTTTGTCCGCTTAATTATTTCGTTAATTGCATTGATTGTATATAATGTATTTGATTCTGCTTTTCTGTGTATTATAATTATTCTATTTATTAAATCATATTCCTCAGTTACAGTAAATGTACAAAAATATTCGTATGGTTTGTCTATATTATTATATATAAATATAAAATTATTGTATTTAAACGTAGATTTTATATAATTAATTGTCAATTCCAAATTTGATTTCGGAGTAAACATACACAACAGCCTTGATTTTTGTTCCATTCTTCATCACTCCTAAATTAATTTTTCATTAATCACATCACCCAATATATTTAAATGATTGTCCTTGATATTAAAAATTCCACCGCCTAAACGATTTTCTTTAGTACAATTTAATGAAGGATATAATGTATCCCCTTCGGTAAGATATACCATATCACCTCTTATCGTTCCCCAATAACTGATGGTTGCCAATATTTTTGCTATGTAGGCATCAATTAATGCACAAAATTTTGATGGTAATTCATCTATATTTTGATTTTCTAAGGATGTTTTAATGTTTGTAGATAGTGCCTTAAGAGATGCTAATCTACTCACATTGCTCATATTTAAAAATTGGTTCAACTCTTCTTTATTTCCCTCATCACCAATTTTAGCTAATATTGAATTAATATTTGATTTAGTAAATTCTTGAATTTTTTCTCCATCTATCACTTCACCCAAATTTATCAATATCGTCAAAATTGATATGATTTCTGGATCTAATAATCCAAATGATACTACTTCATTATGAAAATTTCTTAATATTACATTTGCAGCATCAACATGTACATCAGCAGTTATTGTACCATCTGCTGATTTCCCTTTGACATTCCCATCTAATACAATAGCAAACCAAAAAACTGCCGGAGATATTCCAGGTATTTGAATAGTTTCAACAACAAGATCATATAAAATCTTTTCATACTGACCCATTTTAAATGTGCCATTGAAAAGATCACGGTTTGTCCTCTTACCTATAATTCGACGGAGCTGGTCTTGTAATGTATCTGGTAATGCCATTATTTTTTGATATAATGTATCCAATCCATCTACTTGTAATCCAGTTTGAATATATCTTCTGTTAATAATATCCGAAAATTGTTCAAATGAATCTAATAAATTTCTAAAATCTTCATTGGATTCATGGGTTTCTACTTCCTTTGGTGGTAATTGTTCTGCTGTATCTTCAGGAGTTTGTTCGTCATCTTCAGATATAAATGACATTATCTGCTGCCAGTTAGAAATGTTATATTCCACTAATACTTCTTTCAAAATATCCAATTCTGGTTCTGTATATGGTGGGTTGGCATATCCATTGGGCAACCTATAAAACCATTCTGATACTATATTATTTATGTCCATTATAATCTTTCATTGCGTGATAATTCTTTCCAAATTTTATTGAACTTCTTAAATTATCTTGATTTAAAATAATTCGAATATCATTCAAAAATTGTTTACCGTCCTCTTTATTATAATCAAATAAAAAGGAATCATATGTATACAATACTAACTTACTTTTCTTCTTATATAAATATTTAAAAATATTCATTAACATTAAAGAATTATACTCAGTTTCATATCCTTGTAGTAAATAATTGAATAAAATATTTGGAGTCATTTTGATATCAAAATTATCACGTTTAATTTTTCTTCTTGATAATGGCATTTCTATATATCCATTTTTGACAAATGATGCCCACAATGAATTTCGATATGCATGAATAGCTTTGAAGAACGGAATTTGCAGATATTCATTGTTTATATTTCCATAAAGGAGCTGCCAGGTTATATTCTTTGATTTAACATAGTTATCCTCCCCTAGGACAGGAGTTTTGAAGTAAAACCTACCAAAGTATTCATGTAAATTACCCCCCGGCAGATCAAAGCTAATTAGGTTTGCGGCTAATCGTACATGCATGCTATCATAATCATACTCAATTAAATAATCGGATGATGGAATTATCATTGATCTTATGCCAGTACTTTTATTCAAAGCTGCAAAATTGATATTATTAAAATGATTTGATGGTCTACCCGTGCTGGTATATAAATTATACTGGCAATATAATTTGTTAACATTTTTATTAATATATTGTCTAGCTATTATTGGATCAATTGTAAGTCCGGAATTTTCTATCATATATAAATTATTCAATAAATTTATATTATAAAATGAATAGGCCTCATCAATTGGAATTATTTTAATTAAGGTTAGACATTGAACTCTGATATTTCTACAATGTGTTATCCACAACATCATTGGGATGATATTATTGACATTTTTAATATCTGTGTACCATTTATGATATAATGAAATTTCAATACTGCGCAGTATTTCTAGAGGTTCATTGAATTCAATCCAATGTAATAACCCAACATCTAAAGAATTTGGAAGAAAATTAAATACATTTGATTTATTATAAACGAATATTTGTTTTTTAAATATATGTTTAATTAATTTAAGGTTTAATGTTTTATGATAATCATGGTGACAAACATTAATAATATATTCAATTTTAGAATCAATAGCATATACATAAATAAATGAAATTTCATTCTCACATCTATGATTTGATGGGTCTTGAAGTATTGGAATTAAAATAACATCCTCTTCTAAAGATATATCTGAAAGATCCGTTATCAATTTAAATTTCATTTCCCATTAAAATAATTGATAGGAAACAAAAAACCAAATTTATTTAGAAAATTCCGTCAAATTCTTTAAATATGCTCGTAATCTAATAAAATTATTACGAATTTCTGCCTGGATAATCTCCCGTTCATTGAAATCATATATATATGCACCAGTAATCTTCCATTTAATTATTACTGAATTCCAGATGATTCCATTAATACCTGGTTGATTCCGAGTATTGATTGTATTATGTTGATCAGCATCTATTTCAATAATTGTAACCAATGGATTATTCCGTTTCTGCACAAAATATCTGTATATATATCCATCATTATAATCATCTAAAGTTGGTCGAAGCAAATACGGTGTGGGTTGGACATAATTATTTGTTACAATATTTTTAATTTTATTATATGTTTTAACATCATGTGTCCAATCATTTCGTTTTAAAAATAATTCTACAGATTTCTGTGAAGGATTAAATTCTGTGAAGAAGTGTCCGTTTGGCAAGGCATGATATCCTCCTATATAGTCATCTCCTGATGATAATATAAATTCGCCACCAGGTGTATATTGACCTGTTAAAATTTGGTGTTGCGAGTAATATGGTTGATTTAGTGCCATAGTTTATAAGTCTTTCCATTCAATATCTTCATAAAAAGTCATTATTCCTGATAATTTTGTGGTCCAAGATGATTCTTGCCCATTAAATGTATGCGTCACAGCTCTCAGCATAAAATAATTATTATTCTTTTTATAATGAGGCGTCAGCTGGGTTGTTGAGATGCCATTACCTGGTAGGAATCCAAACACACCATCTAATTCTGCTTCAATTGACATTCCTAAATATGGTATTATTTCATATTTTTTAGATGATGGTGTTGATTTGGCCAATGTTCCTATTGCTCCTAATAATGCATTTTCTTGCACAGCGCCAAATTGATTTGCTCCTAAAGTTCCAGGAGTATATAATAATTCTCCGATAGATTTTACTGCGTCTTTATGTGTAGTGCTGGCCTTTTTATTATCTACTTGCTCTTTACATCCACGCACTGATGCAGGCCCATCACCTTTTCTAGATGGCCCGGCAAACATACCCGCTTTATATTCTTCAGCTCCAACATTTGATTGAATTGTACAAGATCTAGTTGATCCATCACCATCTATTGGATTCAATATTACAACTTTCAATGGATCTGGAGCCTTCCCATTGTTTTGATCGATCACCACCAATGTATTTGTATTTTTGGGATGAACTGCCAATCTTAATTGCATTGCGCCACCAGTACAAATTCCGATATGATCAAATATTTTTTTTAAAAAATCTTCTATTGGTAATACCATATCCTTTGTATCTTTAACATCAACTGAATCTGATGTTGCTTGGCGAGTTTTTGATGCCTCTACAAATGCTTTAACAATGATTGATCTTTCCAATAAAATATTTTTATGAATAACCTTTTGTCTTGATGATTCTTTACTACCCATTGCTGTGACTTTAGAAAGATTCTTACAATCAGTTTCAAAGTTTTTACCATCACCAGTCCCATTTTTATAATTTCCCATCCCATTACCTAATAATAAGCATGTTAATGGTGAACCCGATCTTAATTGATAATCTACCCAACTAATACTAATATTATCATCAAATACTATTTTCAATTTATCAAAATCTGATTTGTCTCTATCAATTACCGCAGTGGCTATTTCTTCTTTAATTTGCCCCATCAATAACCGTTTAATAACATATTCTAATGTTAAGTAAACAACATTAAAGGTTTGTTCCGCCTCTGATTTAAAATCAAATTTATTTATCATTTGATTAATCCAAGAGCCTGCAGCTGTTGAATATAAATGTTTTCCTGAATATACTACAATTGCTCCGCCACCTGCAGGGGTTATGGTCTCACCATCCTGCATTTCGTCAATGCCTTTTTCACCATTTTTTTGTGCATCATAGGCAATTAGCTCAGCCATGCCAATTACAGGATATTTTTTATTACCACCCTTATATTTTAATTTTGTATCTTTAATAATAGAAGACACCTCAATATCTTTTACTGCTTCTGCAGCTGCAACAGCCTTACAACTGGCTATCCAATATCCTTCTGATGTTGTAGAGAAATTAAATGTAACTACCCTAAATGGCCCAGCGTTTAATGATTGTTGATCTCCTTCATTCCAAGATTTTCCATATCCAAATTTCGCTGATATTTTATTTCCTGGAAGTAAGAATGCTAATTCAATTTGTTTAAAATCTTCTAACGTATAACACTCAATTGTTATACTAATAGTTTGAGTCAACCCAAATTCTCCACCATATTCTATTACAACATCTTTAAGAGTTGGACCTATTTTCAATCTTTTGGCTGGATTGTATACTTCATGAAATGTGTCAGCATCTTTAGGAAGTGTTATTGAATCTCCTCCCATACAACTATTTGCTGTTCCTGTAACCTTAATCCATGCAGGATTTCTTGTGGCTGCTTTATAATGAGGGCCATTTTTATATAAAGTTGATCTGGATTGTAATACACCAATGGCCCCATCTTCTGGATTTCGTCTAAATGGATTCATTTTTAAAATTGTTTTGCTATCATTAAATCATAAATTTCATTTGCAGTATATGTTGCAGGAATTCTAATTCTCCTTCCTGCGGGGAGAACCATAGTACCATATGGTAAACCAGTATTTGCTCTCTGTATTACCCACCATAACCTTGGATCTCCATAATGTTCATATGCTAATAAATCCATTCTATCGAGTTTTTTGGTTATTATATAAATATCTGATGGGCGATATTCGAATTCAGGATAGTACATTGTTTCATAGCTACGTTTTTTACCGTCTCTTTGTATTAATGTTACTACATCACTATATCTTTGCATTATTTTTCACCTTTTATGTATTGATTTGTGTGTCCATACGGACCATCATCTTGTGGTTTTCTATAATCTGGTTTATTTATTCCTATAAATTTTATATCCATTGAACATTGAATATATAATGGAATTTTGTCTATCCAAGGTGATTCATTATCCACTGAAAATGTCAGCGATGTTATGATTCCCACTCCTGAAATATATTTACCAAGATACATTCTAACATATATACCATTGAATCCTTGGCCTCTTTTGTAGATTGGATATGTTAATGATGCCAATGAATTCATTTTTTTCATATTAAGATGGTGTTCTTCATTTTGTAACGCCATTATCTTAAAATCTATAGATACATTTCTACTAAATTGATTGTACATCATCTTTGGATCTGCTCTTCCCATATCCATATGTTCTGACCACTGCGGTGAATAGCTATCAGATATACTATCCACAAATGCATTCAAATTAATTTTATGTTTTTCTACTTCACCTTTAGTTGGGACTATAGGAATGAATGCAAATGGTGTGCCGCCTTCTGGTATTGTTGATGCCATTATCTATTATTTAATCCTCTATTAATGTTATTTAATTCTTTTTGTGTTTCTCGTCCAATTATAGCGGGAACTGGTCTGCTAGCATAATATGCAAATCCATCAATTAATTCACTTAACAACCTTTCCATTTTTGCTGTACTTATTGGTTTTGAATTTACATTTGTTGTTTCTGTAGATGCTGTATTTTGTACATCATTAGACATATATGATTCACCAACTGTAGGAACTATAGGGGCAACAGTCGCCGGGGCTATATTTGTCATATTCATTGATGGTGTACTAACTATAGGAGTAGATCCGCCAATTAAAGAAGATTGTGTTGCTGTATTTATTGATAATTGTTTATTTATTTCTAAAGAATTATCTCCAACATCTTTTAATTTTTTTAAATCTATAGATCCCAAAATAACAGCTAGCTGTGTTAAACTGTCTGATAGTACTTTAATAGAATTAGCTACTATAGACATTGGATTAGCTAATAATGCTATTTTTTCTAATTTTTCAAATGGATCTGTTGTAAATAATGATGTTAATCCCTGTATAATACTCCCAGCACTTATAGCTGCTAATCCTGCGGCAATTCCCATCAAAGCTGGTCCTATCATTATTAGGTTACTAATATCCATATCTGCCAATGTTCCCATTAATTTAGTTATTCCATCAAATGTTGATGTGACTATTCCAGATATTCCTGACAATATGCTAGAAACTATAGGTTCAAATTTAGTAATCGCATCTCCCACTACATTTAAGGCTTTTCCAAATAAATATAATACACCAGTCATAGCTAACATTGCCGCTATTCCTAATCCAAGTCCAACTGCACCTACGCCAGATCCCATCACCGCACCTAATTCTTCTACCGCAAGTATTAATCCACCAATTGCTGCTCCAGCCATAACTAATGAACTAAAATTTACAGAATTAAATTCTTGCATCGCCTTTGCTGTAGTCCATAAGGCACCTGACATGATTACTAATGCTGCCGCACCTAGTAATGCTTTTGGTTGAAATTTATTTAATCCATTGGCCATTCCAGTAAATACACTTTCAAAGAATTTTCCAATTCCTTCTCCAAGATTTACTAAAACCTGTTTAATTGTATCTGCAATACTGACAATTAAATCTTTTAATTTACCAAAACCTTCTTGTATTTTTTCTCCGATCTTACTAACAAAATCTGATAATTTAGATAATTTAGAAGTTGATTGACTAGTATCCGTTACATTGGTTGTTGTAGCTTCTTGAGATATTGTTTGGGTTGCATCTGCCTTACCAGTTAATTTACCAAGTAATTTACTTAAAATTCCTTTTTTAGATTCAACTTGATCAGTAATTGGTTTAATTAAATCAGTGTCCTCTGCCTTCTTTTTAAAGAATGAAAATGGATCAAATGATTTAAATTTATCTGTAATTGTTTTAAATATACTTGGCTTGGTTAATTGGCCAACTACTGCTTCGCTAGCTGTTGCAGCCTGACCACCGAATCCGCTAAATACTTTACCAAGTAATTTATTAACACCAGTTAATTTACCTAAATATCTTGCACCAAATAATCCTCCGATCACCATTCCTATTTTGCTAATAATATCTGATGTTTTATTTAAACCAGAATTCATTCCATCAATTGATGAAACTGCATCTGTTGATTTTCCAAATAATTTTTCTAATCCAGTTACAAGCCAAGTTATTAATTCACCTGCCCATTGGAATGGTAAAAAGAATCCTTTAACTAATGGTGTTATAAATTTAATGATACCACCTATTACTTTAAAGCTGGCTCCTATGGCATCTAATATACCAGTTGATGCTCCTAATGCATCTGACATAGATTCTATAATTGGAACTAATGCTTTATATAATATGGCCTTTATTTTTTCAAACGCTACTGCTAATTTCTTTGTAGAATTTAATTCTTCAGCTTTAGCTTTCATATTTTCAAGGTTCATATTACCAATATCACCAACCTTATCCATGTTGGCTTGTAATATTGCCATTTGATCTGCATCTAATTGGCCAGACATTTCTTTGAGTTTGATAGATTTTCTTAAATCTCCTATCTCCATACCTAATGTAGATGCCAATTTTCGTTGTGTAAATTCTGACATCTCGTTGAAATCTTGCATGGTACCAATTTGATCCATGATTGATTTCATCGATTCTTCAAGCTTGCCTGACATTCTTAAATCAAATGCCTCTGATAAGTTTAATTTGCCTCCAGACATAGCAGCTAATTCAGTCATATCTGTCATGAACCCTTCAATGTTAAGCATCTTATCAGCAATTTGTCCTGCTTGTTTAATACTCATACCCATTCTTCTAATTTGAATGGCTGCCTTTGCTGCTTGGTTTGGCATTCCAGCAAAATATAAGGATACTTCTTTTGATCCTTCAATCAAATCCTTCGCAATTATATTAGGAGCAATACCTGCTGCTTCTGACATATAACCAATATCAGCTAGTAACCTTTGTGATAATGAATCATCTGCCCCTATTTGTTTAAATAAAGTCATTAAATCCATAGCATCAGTTGCAAGAATACCAAATGCTTGTTCAGCATTAGTTGCAGTCGCCACCAATTCTTGATTAGATTGTTTAGATAAATCTAAAATTCTGCCATTTGATTCTACTTGTTTCTTCTGTATCTCTAATATTTGTTCTTCTGTTATAAATCTATTACCTGATGCTGAAACTAGTTGCAATGAATCTTCCACCATTTTCTTTGACGTTGCTCTAGAAACACCCAATTCCTTAGATACATTGCTCACTTTATCTTCAAGGCCTTTAACTAATCCTACTATTGCTGCAATTCCAATTATTAATAATCCTACTGGACCTAGCATTGATGTTATAGATCCACCAAATGTTTTTAGAGCCTTTGTTGATGCCATTAATTTAGATTCACCATTGGCCAAAGACACTGCGTATTTTTGTAATCCCACATTTAATGCATTGGTAATCTGACTCTGAATATTGCTTAATCCCAACATCCGTTGCATACTATACGGAATAATATCTAACATAGTTTGTGCTGAAGTTCCAATTTGACTAAATTGATCTTCAAATTTACTAGTAATTTTAAAAATATCTGAATATGCACTGTACTGTTTATTAGTTAAATCTAAATGATCTGCATTTGTTTGTAACATAGATTTTGAAGAAGCATATTGTCCTAACAATATTTTTTCTTCTTTATTTAATAATGATATTTTATTATTGATATCAGTTAATTCAGATTCGGATAAGTTTTTAATATCATGCAGACTATACGCAATATCATCGTATAACTTTATTCTATCTTCAATCGCAAAATTAATCATATTTGCAGATGTTCCTAAAATTTCTGTTTGGGTTTGTATATCTGTTAATGCACCAGTAGACATATCTTGTTGATATCCCATAGAAAGAGCAACATATGATTTTAACTTCTCTTTTCTAAGTTTAAATTCTTCATCAATTTGATTACGTAGTAAAGTAGTTGTATCACTGATTCCTGAAATGGCTGAACTAAAATCAATTTCTGCAGAGCCTGGTGTCATTTGTACACCAGTTGATTCTGAATTCATTGCACTTTGTATTTTATTAAGATCATCAGAATGCTTTTTAATATCATCTAGATTAATCTTTTCAGGAGAGAATAAATTCGGAATTGTGCTATCAGCAAGATCAAAAAATCCTTTAGTAATTGATACACCTTTAGTTAAATCAATATTAATATCTTTAATTTGTTTACTATTGGAATTGACTGATGCTTGAAATTTTTTATATTGATCTGCTAAATCAGATACTAAATCTAATCTTTCTTTATATATATCTTGTTGTGTTTCCTCTTCTTCAGTAATGTCTTCTTTAACTGTCAATTCTTTATCTAAATCAACTAGTAATTCTCTTTTAATTGATACATAACTTTCCGAATTTTTTAATGTTTCATAGGAAATACTTTGTAATTCTTCCCATCTATTAACTAATTTTCCAGCTGATTCGTCGGATAATTGTAATTGTTTTAAATAACCTTGAAGCACCGGTTTAGTGTCAAATTTACCTTTAGCAACTCCTTCTAAAGCTCCTTGTACTTGTTCGCGAGTTGTTAATATACCTTGATTGGCAGCTTCTAGTACTAAGACTAATTCTTTAATCTTGGATTCAATTGACGTTGTAGTTTGATTTAAAACTTCAATGGTCTTTTTAACAGACGCTGTATATTTCTGTAGATTTTCCGGCATCTATTTTCCTTTTTTATCCTTACATAGAATATGCCATGGCTGGTGTTTACAAAAGTGTTCTAAATTATCTTGGAGATCTAATGTGCGTTGTTTGATATCCTTCAATTTTGCTTGAAGGTTTGGATCAGAATCAACTTCCTTTCCAATTTGATCTAACACTTTTTTAAATTGAGACTTGACCAATAATTTAGCTAGTCTCACAAATATATTATCAGCCATTTCTTTATAAATAAATATAAAATTATTCTAAATTATTTTCGGCCGCGTTTACGCTTCTGTTTTTCAGCTTGTTCCAAACGAGCTTCCAGAATTTTAGACAACTTAGAAAAATATAAATTTCTAATTGTTAATGGCATTGTATATATATCCTGATAAGTAAACCCACCTTGAGCTTGAAATAGGAAGTCGAATAATTCATGATGAATTTTTAACTTATATTCTGGAGTAATACCGAAAAAGGAATGATCTAATATTAATGTATTATCCCTTGAAGTCTGGCCAGAATAGATCCAATCCGAGTGAAATTTCAGAACGAAAGGGTTCACCGGTAGCCTCATCAACTACCTCTATTTTTAGATCAACATCAGGTTGCACTTTACCAATAAATTCTCGAAGTGATCTTGAATCTATAGCTCTCATATTAGCTATAGCTGAATTAATTACTCCAACATCTGTATTACCATCAATTGATTTTATCATATATCTTAACCTAGTAGTTAAGTTTGTTTCAACTTGGCCTTTACCAGCATATTTCTTTTGTTGTTCTAAAGACTGTTCAATTTGTTTTTGAATTCCTACTGTTAATAATTGAAATTCAACAACCTGCTTTGATGATGGTAATGTGAATTTGAAATGAGATGTACCAGGAACTAATAAAGACTCATCAATTTCTTTATGCTGTATTTGTGTAAGGTCAACATTAACTGGTTGTGCTACTCCTGCAGAATTTGTTATTTTAGTTTCATATATTGGACCATATCCATATATTCTTGCTGCAACCATAATGGCATTTCTATCTCCCAGTAACAGGTCATCATATTTAAATTTTGTAACCAGCATTGCTTGAAATAATTTATCTAGTACCGTTCCATTTTTTATATACGATGTAGTAGATAAGATATCTTCCTCTGCAGTTGTCATATACTTCATTTCTACCTGACCTTTACTAAGAGGGGAATCAGATGAATATAACAATCCTTTGCTTGGCAGATCTACTAATTCTGTTGGGAAACTGTATATAGATGTTTGTATTTTAGCTTCAGTGGGAATTTGAAGCAATTCTTCAACTATTGGTGGTTTAGCATTCAATATTGGTGATTGGTTTGAAGTATCACTATTTGTCAAATCATTAATTGTCATAAAACTTATCCTTTTATTTATTAATAAATATAATATTGATGTAAATTTTAACATAAAAAAAGGATATAAAATTAATTATACCCTTTTCTTTTAAGTTTTGATTTAAATTAAGTTGTAGTCTTTCCTTTAAAATAACCATATATCATTGTAATTACACCAATTATAGTGGTTACTGCTTGCCATGTTGAGTCAAAGTTTGCCAGCGTAAATTCAATGATTCCTGCGAATTTACCAACACCTAATGCAGTTAATAAAACTCCAATGCCGGTAAGAATGTGTCTAACTAAAGATTTTGTGATCATGTTTTTATATTTATGTTGTTTAAAAAATTGTTAACTTAATACTGCGTAATCATATTTAATTGTCAGTTCTATTGTCTTCGCCTCATCTGTTGCCCAGTCCATATCTCCCCAATTTGAAGCACCAATAAATGCACCATGAATAGTCCATTTTTCTACAGATGATCCGTGTGGATCTAATGCCTGAATAGTAATATCTTTCTTATATTCACTAAATGCAAATCCATCGACCCCACTTTCTGAATTGTGGTGAGTTTTAATCCAATCGTGTACTTCCTTTGCAGCACTTGGATCAACTGGATCATATAGTGTGACTGTAATGTCTTGCCATCTAGACTTTCCTTTAACTTTAAAATCTGTATTGATATAATCAATTACAATTTCTCCGTTGTCAATGGATGGCATTGAAGTTGCTTTGCAAACAAATGCTGTAATTCCGTTAATTAGTAATTTGTGTCTAAATGCTACTTTAGGTTCAAATGGTGTAAATATCATTTTTCTTTTCCTTTTCCTTTTATATAAATATTACTAATTTTTATTTTATTTCTTTGCATCAGCATCAACTGGAAATACAGCTGCTGTTGGTGTGATGATAAAATCGGTTATAATAAATTCCGCCGTCTTTGCAGGTTTTAAATATATCTGCGCTCTCATTTCATTTCTATCGATTACATCAGGTGTATTATTTCTATCATCAATTATGATTTTGAAATCATATAACCCTTGTTTTCTCCTACAATCTTCGAACCAAGGTCTAGTTAAGTTGATATATTTAGTTCTAGTCTCTACTGTATTTTGTTCGAATACCAAATATTTGGCTGTATCTGCTACGTGTCTCTTAGCCGCAATTAATAATCTTCTAACATTAATTCTATCTAATGCGCTTCTCTTCTTTTGTAATGTCTTTTGTCCCCAAACTACAATACCATTTTTAGGGAAAGTAGCAATTGGATTAATATTCTTCGCATAAAGATTATCACGATCGCCTTGAGTCATTATTCTTTCAGTTTGGATAACTGTATCTAATGTACCTCTATTTAAACCTGCAGGTGCAAACCATTTGAATCCAAAATAATCATTGAATGCATAAACTCCAGCTACCATTGGGCTTGGTGGAACCCATACATTTTCTCCTAAATCTGGATCTGGAACTTGCATCCACGGATAATAATATCCTGCATAGTTACTATTTCTAGCTTCAGCTATAGCTCTTGCTTGACCAACAGTTGAACCAAAATAGGTTGGATCTACAACATAAAATGCATCACCTCTATCTTCAATCATTGATATTGCTCGAGTAATTATCTTTGCATGGTCTTCAAGATTATCAATTAATCCTGGAGTCATAAATAAATCAAAATCAAATTGATCTTTATTTGCTAGCATATCTATTGCATCTTCATATGCTGTTTTACCATATGATGATGACGCTAAATTGAATCCTTGCGTGTTAAGATTCCAAATTGCTTGATTCATAGATTTTGGATGGGATACATTTCCATCAGATCCGCCTGCAAATGTTCCTGACATTGCGGTTGGTAATGATCCTGACAATGAATTATCTCTTATTGTTCCATTATCATTTAAGTAATTCAATGTTGATTTGTATACTTGTACTCTAACAAATCTTGATCTGTTTGGTTGGCTACCAGTTAATTGTAAGTACGGTGCACCATTTGAATCATATCTTAATGAATTTACTTGATCTCCAATTACTTTAGTAATAAAATTACTAGTATTTGGATCTAATGATAAATTACTGAATTGTTCTAATATAATCTTTCTACCAGATGTATCATCACCTCGTCTAATATAGAGATCAAATGTACCTCTATTATTATCAATATTAGCAGTTTCCCATCTAATATTATATCTTGATCCACTTTGTAATAAACCTTCAGTTTGAACTTCATCTGCAGTAATACCTGATCCTGATAGTGCTGCTAAAGTAGCTCCACTATTACAAACATCGCCATCTGTTAATGCAATCAATTTAAATGACATATCAGTTGATGTAAAAGATGATGTTGGAGTATTAGCTGCCTTTACAAATGAATATGCTGGTGTATAAGATCCTGCTAATATTCTTGTTACAATAACTGTTTCTCCCCATCTTAAATATTCTTGAACTGCATAGGTTGTCAAATATTTGTATTCCTTTAAACTTGCTCCTGATCCAGAAGAGAATACATCTCCAAACCATCTAAGATATTCTGAATATGTTGACACAGTTGTTGGTACCATTGCTGGGCCACGAACTGTTGGTCCCACTACACACAATCCAGGTGCAATTGTTGCCCCTTGATAGAATGATATGTCAAATTCTCGGTTGAATACACCGGCACTTAAATACAAATTATTTGCCATTAATTATTTCCTCATGTTATTTTATATGTCCAATTTATTATAAATATTTTGTTTTTTTCTTAAACATTATATTTGATTAAACTTAATTTAGATTTTTGAATGTCCTGACCTATTTACTAATCTGGATTTAGGAGGATTCATTCCGTTTGGTTCATAATCTACTATAATGTTATCCTGTTCCACTTCGTTTTGAAATACAACTCTTTTAATTGTATATGCCTTTTGTACATTTGATTCTTTAAGATCAAATTCATTTTGTAGTAATCCATCCACTAATAATGGAATAACACATTTAGCTGCTCTGTCTTCACCAATATTGTTTGTGACATCAAATGAATAATCTTGAATTTTTGTAACAAATTGAAATACATCTCCCCATGGGACATTATCATTTGGCACAATAGACTCTACAATTTTATTTAAATGATTTACTGTTTCAGCCCATACTGTTAATTCGTAGCTCACACGAACATTAGTTGGAATTGCTGACACATACATTTCATATGATTTATTATTATTTTCTCTTGGAAAATCATGCGCGTTATTTTTCTGTGTTGCTGGATAGAATATTAATGAATTTGCAGAATCTTTATATTTGCTAATTCTTAATTTTGAAAATCTATCATCTTCAACCATGCTTATTCTTTTAATGGAAATTAAAGGCACCATTATTTTTCTATTATCGTCTCTTAAGTATCCTTGTCGTTGAATTTGATCCCATTTTTCGCCATTAGCAAATATTATTGGAACATTTAATACTTGACCATTTTGCTCTACTTGTGGTTGTATTTTTTCTTTTAAAAAATAATATATAGCATAATCAATATCATAGATTGTTATTGATGGTACAATAAATGTATCATTATCCCTTCGAATATCCTCAGCCCTATTTCTTGAGCCATCTTCACTTCTAGATATTGAATCTATTTTTGGATTTTGCAATTTTTTCCTTATATATTTTTAGGATATGATGGATCAATATATTCTTCTGTTGGATCGCCTGTCCTTAAATTATCTTCTATATTTAATGTATTTCTTTTCGTTTGATGTGTTTCACATACAATTGTATGATCATATCCATGTAATGCCCAATTATTTTGAGTCATCCCAATATTGGTATTTGGATTTCTGTCTGACCAGTATTTGTTATCATTTACATTATCCACTTCAAAATAAGTATCATCATACATTATGATATCACCTTCTTGCAAGAAAATATTTTGATTTTTTAAATCAGCTTTAAGAAATGAAAATATAATTGATCTGTTAAAATCTAATATATCTGAATCTGTTTGAGATTGTTTATCTTCTGGTGTTGATTTAGCAAAGACTCTCACTCCTGGTTTATATCTTCGATCAATTGCCTCCCCATATATATTGGTAGATGTTGATTCATGAGATATTTTAAATATCAATACTTCTGAACTGATTACTTGATGCATCAATTCCATACTAATTCCTCTTAAAAATCCAGCGTCTCTATTACCAGTGAAAAGTGCCATAATTACCTCACATATATTGCTAATGGTGCTTTCATCAATTGATTTTGTAATGCATCCGATTCAGCTTGTTTTCTTTCCAATTGTGCTTGCCTTGAAGTACTTTCTAATAACTCTTTTAATTCCGTCAACAAATTTTCTTGTTCTGCGGAAGCCTGTGTAATTAGATCAGAAGCATTTAAAGTTATCTCAGAATCTCCAAATGGTAATGAACTATACTTTCCACGAATTAATCCCAATGTTTCTTTAGCTATAGATAATCCATATCGTCTTATCCAATCTTTACCTAAATCATTAATTGTTGAATATGTTAAATTTGAATATGGTATATTACTTATATCAGATATTTTACCAGAATTTGATCCTGATAAATTAGCATCTAATACTTCCGAATCTAATGTGTATTGAAATCTTAAAGTCAACTCTTCAACTGGTACTGGAAATATCCATAACCTGTCATTTGTTAATTGGAAACTGTATGCCGATCCCCTAATTTGATCTGACATTTCTATTGCTTGAACTTTTATCAAATCATAATTCAACGGCATTAATATTGATTCACCAGTAGTCCCTTGCCATCCAAAATCTTGCATCAACCCATAATTACCAGTTATATTCATTGGATCAACATTTGCTCCTTGAAATGCATTATAAAATATCTTTCTGATAGTAAAAATATCTGTATTGAAGTTACCCTTCTCAAGCGAAACAGAAGAAGTATCTTTAAAGTTATAAACTTGTTGACCAATATTTAAGGAAATAGATCCTGTATAATATGTTAAGTTGCCTCCTACTCCAGTTTCAGTTGCATATTGTTTTGCCAATTTGAATACACCTGCTAATGTTGGTTGTATATATTGTGACTGTAAATCTAATGATGATGTTGGCAAGCCAGACACATTAATTAAATTATCTCTTGCATTAAATAAAGAAATTAATGTACCATATTTAGAAACTGCATCTTCAAATGATGCATAAAAATTTAGATCAACTAATTCAATATTAGTAATTGGATATCCTAACCTTTGTGCAGCCCATGTAGCAAACTTATCACAATCAGTTCTAAATGAGGCGTCAGTATCATAAAATCCAAATGGGGTAGAGCCAGTAGTAAAACTACTAGAACCTGGCCATATATAAATCATTGGTTCAAACGCCATACTTAATTTCCTTACCTATGTCAATAGTAATTATTTTTATTAATAAATATATTAAAATAGAAAGATCCATTGACACATCTAATCTATTTAAGTTTTATACGTCTTTCCAAAGACCTTGTTGTATTGTTTCTGTATTTTTAAGAGCTTCATACGCCACCTTATAAATATTTCCACCAGTTTCTGGATCATATTTAAACTCTACCCCAAATGCATGAATAGGTCTGACATATTTATTCCTTGCATCAGCATCAGCGTACACAAAAACATATGCCATATTTTCAATAATTTTTCTAAATTTCAATGTTTCGAAATCATTTTCATCTGTTTCGAAATATTCTTCTTCAGAATTTCCTAAACTTATCTTCCGAATAATAAAGTATGCCTCTGCATAAAATTGATCCGCGAATGTAAAACTTCCTTGTACTGCCATATTATTTTCTATATTCTTCTATTAATTTAAAAACATCTGATAAAACTTCATGTCTGTGATTTTCTTTTAATTCAATAAATGTAATGTGATCGGATTTCTTCAAAATTGATAATATTGTTCCAACAGATTTAAACCTAGTTGATAAATCAATTTGATCTAAATCGCCACAAAAAATCATTTTTGATTCTTTTCCTAACCTTCCCAAACACATTATTAATTGGGTTTCTGTTAAATTCTCGAATTCATCTACTATAATAACTGAACGTTCGAATGTCCTTCCCCTAAAATGGGTTAAAGCACATAATTCAATTTTCTTATCAGCCTCTAATTGTTTGACCTTTTCAGCATTATATGCTTTATTCATATTGTCTCTAATTGGAACTAACCATGGATCCATTTTTTCTTGTATTGTTCCTGGTAAGAATCCATTTTCTTCAGAAGAAACAGTTGGTCTAGTTATAACTATCTTTTCTACTTGTCTGGTAAAAAATAGATCCAATGCAATTTGAGTTGCCAACGCGGTTTTACCAGAACCTGCCCTTCCCATTAGGAAGTTGATTGGTTTTTGAATTATTAATTCTTTAGCTAATTTTTGTTCTTCATTAAGAACAATATTAAATTTGACATCACCCTTAGGTTTTCGTTTAGTACTATTATCCATCTTCTCCTAATCTTTATTCTTTAATAAATATTATTTAAAAATTGGTTAACCTTATAAACAAAAAAATAGTGGATAAAATTTTACCCACTATTCTAATAATACCTTTGTCGATATTATTTAAGAGAATCAATTGTTGCAGAATCAATTGTTGCTGATGTGCTATCAACAGTTTCAATTGTCTCTACAGTGGGAGATTTTGGTGATTTGCACGCAGTTGCTGTAGACATTATCATTATTGCAGCCGCGATTTCAAAGTAATTAATCAATTTCATAATAAGAAGTTTTTTTTAAAAATTTTTAAAATCGTATACATAATATATATATTACATTTTTTTGAATTTAATATATGAACATAAAAAAAGGGATGATTTTTCAACCATCCCTTAATTTTTTTATCTAATTAGATTAAATAGAATTTAATCCTTCAATGAATAATTTACCGTAGAATTCTGGTCTCAACATTTTCTTAGCATATCGAGTTCTTATACCAATTCTTGGAGTAAAGTTATCCGGATCCATTACCACTGGAGTCATCTCTAATGGAATATATGGAGAATAAACCGCACCTGCTTCTAAGAATGAAGCTCCTTTATATCCAACTAATATGCAGTTTTCAGACATATATGGATTTTTGTACACTGTGTATTGGTTATTGATTTGACCAACTTTTCTAGCACCCATTCCGAACTTAGATTGTCCACCTGAAGTGTCGACTCCAAATCCTTCAATTGATTCTAAAATTGTGCATATCTTAGGAGAAGTAACTAAAAATGTAGCTCCACCTCTTAATGTCAATCTATCAATCTCGTTACTCATTTTTCTTAGTTTAGTACCAATAGTTTGGAACCAAGTTTGTTGAGTATATGCTGCTACGTTAGCAGATGTTTGTGTCCAAGAAGATCCAACTTTTTCATATCCCAATCTAGCTGACCAATAATCAACTGTTTGAGCTCCTTGAATTAACATATCAAGTAATTCAAAATCAATTTCTTGATTGATGTACTCACCCAATAATGTAGTTAATTCGCTTTGAGCGTCAATATTGTGATAGTGTTCAATATCTTCCGCAAATTCTGGAGTCCATTGTGCTTTTAATTTCTTAGATTTAGCAATCAATGTATCTTGGTGCATTTGTAAATCAAATGATGGGATATCCAATGGATCTTCCTGAGTTTTTCCTTCCTCAAAATCACCACGTGTAATATCAGTCGGTTGCTTTTGGTAATAAATTACAGCATCTGATGAGCTAACCAATGATCCCGAAACAATAAATGTAACATATGTACCGGTAGAATCCACTGCTGTAAATTCTGGAAAGTGTGTATTAAGATTCGTTGCAGTTATACTAAACGCTCTAACACCTTTAGTATCTGGATCAGTTAATCTACTTAATGGGATTGTAACTTTCTTTAAAGTTGCACCTAAAGCAGCTTGACTAGCAGAAAATTCTGTGTTATAATTAAGATCAGATAACCAAGAAATTGTATCAATTGAACCAGAACCTAAAGCCAATTGTCCTGCAGATGCAGTTAACAATAAGTTTTGAGCTGATGATGATACATCATTAATTGAATATGCAAATCTACCTGCGCCGTAAAGACCACCTGTTCCTACTGCAGTACCTTTCGTTGCATCTGTCACACCCCATACTGAATCATTTTGTGATGTTCTAGCTGCACCAGTTGTAAATCCTGGTTGGCCAGTTGCATATTTAAATTCTAACCAGAAGACAAGTCCTGATGGTGCATTTAATGGTTGAGTAGAAATAAATTCCTTAGCAGATAAGCTACTGAATACACGTCTTACCAACGGTAATGCAATTCCTGACCATTCTTCTCCACCAGCAGTAGTATTAGTTCTGTTGGCTTCTTTAATTAATTGTTTAGCTTGATTTTCAAGCAAATCAGATACTTGTCCTTCTTGGATAGCATCTAGACCGTCCAACAGTCCTGTTTTTTTCCATTTTAAACGAGTCGCTTCTGTTTGTCTCTTGCGATTGTTTAATTCCGGATTGGATGTTAATAATGATTTAGTGTCCATTTTTTCCTTTTTTTTATTTATTAAAGACCTGCAAGTTTTTGCCATCTTTCTTTGTTAACAAATACATTTTCGTTAATTGGTTTAGCTATTGATTTAACAGCCTTTGATGCAGCTCCTTCAGTTATCTTTCTAGCTGGTTTATCATTTCTCTTAGAAAAATTCCCTGCCATAGTTACATAAACTATTTTAGTTTCTTTAAGGTTATCACATCTATCAAATGCTTCCAACACTTTCATTTTCTGTGCTTCAGTTAATGAATACTTTCCTAAAATTTTAGTAGTATATAATAATTTAGCATTTAAAACTCCCACTTCATTAAGTATGGATTTTTGTGAGCTAATTACTTTATACGCTTCTTTTAATTTTCTCTTCAATTGACGGTTTTCCATTGTTGGTGATGATTTAGGTCCGCAATCTTCATCTTCTTCTGTTTCCAATTCATCTTCAACTTCTTGAAGAATTTCATCAATCATTTCATCGTCAACTTCTTCTTCTTCAGATGCTACTTCATCAACTAATGGATCATCCATTGTTTCTTCATCTTCCATTCCTGTGTCGCCTTCTAGTTCGGCAAGAACTTCATCTAAATCAACATCCTCTTCTTCATCATCCATTTCTGGTGCTGCAGGAGGCATTTCTTCTGTAGCTGTAGGTTCAGCTGGCGGCATTTCTGTGTCGTCTTCTTCGTCTTCTAATCCTTCTTCTGCTATTCTTCTTGAAAGCATTGATTGCATTTGTGGTGCAAAAGCTTCTGTTAAGGTTGAAATAGCACTTTTTTCTGCAATTGCTCTGACTGCCTTAGCATCAGCTATTGCTTCTTTAAGTAAATTCATTTTAAATTCCTTGTGTAAATTGTGTCTCTAAGATTATTGAGAATCTTAATATAGATTGTTAAATAGTTTAACGATTGGATATTGGGGATCCAATATAATTTCTAAAATATATATTATTCAAATTTTGAAAACATATTATTTTACTAACTTGCTTATAACTTTTTGTTTATGAATCGCTTTAGACATCATGTCTTTTTTGATTCTTGATGGTTTTACATAT